AAACCTTCTTCTTCTTCTTCTTCTTCTTTTTTTTCTCCTCTTAATACTTCCCTCATCTTTTCTTTCTCTTTTTCTGTTAAATCGTTGTTCTCTATGTAATAATCGCATAATTCTAGAAAATAAGATTGATCTTCTGTATGACTCAAAGTCAATTCGGAACCTAACATAAAATTTAATAAAACTACTAAATATTCATTTTTTGTCATCTTTTTTTTTGTAACAGACGCAAAATATTCTAAATATTCATCTATCTTTTTATTTAATAAAAAATTATTCACATCACCCATTTTTATTAATTATCTATCTATATAATATTTTATATAATAATAATAATTATTATCTATCTATATAATATTTTATATAATAATTATTATTATTATATAATGATTGATTTGTGTAAATACAAACATACACTCGGCGAGCCCGGCAAAGGTATACATTCATATAGGTTATTTAATTTAGCTATTGTAGATGTAATCATGACTATTGTAGGCGCTTATATTATTTCTTATTTTTTTAAATTATCATTTTTATATGTAACTATATTTTTATTTGGTTTAGGAATATTTTTGCATAGAATATTTTGTGTAAGAACAACAATTGATAAACTTTTATTCCCTGAAGTTTTTTGATGTTTGCGATGTTGGTATTAAAGCTGCATCATTTTCAATATTTATAATTTTAACTATATCGTTTTTTGGTTTAATTATGATTGAATTTGTTTTTTCAACATAATCATATATATTTAATATTTTGTTAATTATAACACTTCTTTCTATATCCCCATTCTCAAATTCATTTATTTTAATACCTATATTTGTATCATTTCCATTCATTAATAAATAATTTTTGTATTTTTTATATTTATTTATTAAATCAGATAGACCACTGTCTTCTCCTCTATCAGATTGTTTTAAATCTCCAGTAATTATCATTTTGCTTCCATCTCCGATTCGTGTTGTAAGCATTTTCATTTGATTAGGCGAACTATTCTGCATTTCATCAGCGATTATATATGCGTTTTTGAATGTTCTTCCGCGCATAAATGCTAATGGAGATATTTCTATAATATTATTGTACAACATATTTTCCAACTCTTTGTTGTTGTAATAATCATTAAAAATGTCAAAAATTGGTCTCATCCAAGGGTCCATTTTTTTGTTTATATTTCCTGGTAAAAAACCAATTTCTTCTTCTTCTACTGGAACAACGGGTCTTGTTATTATTATTTTATTTATATTTCCCATATTTAATTCTTTTATAGCTTGATTACAAGCTAATAAAGTTTTTCCTGTTCCAGCTGGACCAATCGCAATTATTATTTTTGTATTTGGGTCATTTAGATTCTTAACATATAATTCTTGATTTGCTGATTTTGGATAATATAAATTTGATACTGTTTTAAAATTTTTTATTCCCTTTATTTCTTTTTTCATAAAAAAAATTTTTCTGGAATGTGACTGTGAATGTGAATGTCTTGGAAATAAATTGAACATTTTAACACTATTCAAAAAATTTAACGTTATTAAAACTTTGATGAATCTAACCATTCCCACTATTTATTATATTGTTTTTATTATTTAAGTCACTTTTTAACTATTTGAAAATACCTTTTAAATTTTTTAACACCATCTTGAGTATAACCATCAGCCTTTCTAATTGGTATCATTTTATAACCATATACATTCAATATTTGTCTTACCAAATTCAACAAAGGCCATTTTTGTGTTTTATTGGCTTCTTTTTGCAAACTGGTTAATGATGATGAACTCAAAGTCTTCTTTAATTCAAGTAAATCATTTTCAACTGATTTATATATAATTTCATTCAATAAAGAATCGCGTAAAATAAGTATTTCGTCTGGATATTCATTACTATTCATTAACAATCCACATTTTACTAGAATTTTTTTACTAACTTCATCTATTCCGTCCATAGTGGATTTTGAAGTTTGATTTTCTTCCATCATTTAATAAAAATAATATTAAAAAAACAATATTTTTATTTAATTGTATATATTTAATTAATTTTGCATTCTTGTCATTTCTAAATGCCAAACTCTGGGATAGAGTATACTTCACCGTTCTTGACATATTTTGCAATTACTTTAGGATTTGGATTATTACTAATAATGTCTTCCACTTGATAAACATTCATATTTTTATCAATATAATAAATAATTCCTTGAATATCTTGAGCCCATAATTCAACCTTTTGAGTTGTAGGTTTATTTTCCTCATTAATATCAACGATTCCATGTGGTGTTCCTTTCATATGTGTGCCACAATATTCGTCTCCTTCTTTCTTTCTTCTAGTACATTGTTCACCACTTGCTCTTTTAGCGAAACATCTGTCGCAATATGGTACTGAATTTTTAACACGTTTTCTCTTCATAAAATCTTCCTTTACAAGAGACATTTTTTCATAATCATAAATGAATTGAAGCAATTTATCAGTTTCATCATTTTGAATCCCAAGTTCTGAAATTTTATCACGTATATCATCCTTAAATGTTGTGACATAGCTATCAAATTTCTTGTTAATTCTACGCTCCATTCTCTTTATATTGTTTATTTAATTATTTGAATTAACTTTATTTCAATTTTAATTTAAATATTTAAAACATACTTAAAAACAACAATACATATTTTATTATTCGCCTTTCTTTTTCCTAGGTTTATATTTCCTTTTTGGTTTTTCATTTTTTGATTCTGATAAGTCTGAATTTGTTAATACAGAAATATTGTCTTCTTCTTTTATAATATTATTATCTAAATTTTCGCATTTTTTCTCTTGATCATTTTTTTTTTCTATATTATTTTCTACATCTTCATCTATTCTTAAAAATATTCCGTTCAAAGAATTTATTTTATTTTCATTATTTTCACTGGTTGGAGTATTTGGAGGCGTTGACGTAGATGAAATCTCTGCATTTTCATCAACTATACTGTTTTTTAAATCTAATAAGATATTTTTATCAATATTGTCACTTGCAAAAGTTTCCATCATAGATTTCCTTTTGGTTCTATTAATCTCTATAGAATCTTCAAATTTTATATCATTATTTATTTGACTCAAAAACAACTGCATTTTTGTTGTAAATCGCCTAAAATATTTTGTATGCAACTTATGAAAAAATTCTATATATGAAACAAATAAAACTAATTTCTCTCTTAGTACTAAATTATTAAAGTTAAATGTTTGAATAAAATTATCTATATTCAATCCTGTCGCATTTTTTTCTTGGTGTTGTTTCAAATCGTGTTCTTTATGCAATAAATAATTATAAACTCCATTCAATAAACTTATTATTGTCTCATGAAGACTTTGTATTATTTCAAAATTATATTGTTTGAACGGCTCTAAATCTTTATATATTGGAAAATTATTATTAACTGATACTAAATCTAATAATTTTTTATCATCATTTATATTTTCTATTATATAATCAACCACTATTTTATATAATTTAAAGTACTCGCAATATATTCTATTCGTAATCGCATAATAAAGTCGTTTCATATCATCGTATTCTATATCTATTATTTTCCCTTGAAAATGAAAAGAATCTAACCCAAATATAAATAAATGTTGTTTGTTATTTTTTATGAATTCTGCATAAATGTTTTTCAAATTTTTTATTTTCAAATCTAACGTTTCAAACATTCTAACATTTTCATTCTTTAAATCCACTACTTTTGTAAAATCTATTTTAAGATCATTTATTCTTTTATCCATCTCCATATTATTTTATCATAAATTAATTTATGCATTTTTTAAAATTTTGTTTCAGATAAATATTTTTTTGCTGAGTTATAAAATGCATTATTTGGAAATAAACTTATATCAACGTTTGGTATTTGTCTTTTATTATATATTTTATCACAACTATAATGTGCTATATAGTGACTTTCTGTTAAATTATTTATACTTGGATAATAACAATTGTTTCCATCAATCATTTTTAATTAATGTATTATAAAAATATATATTATATTATTAATATAAGAATGGACGAAATAAACAGTAACCTTCTAGAAGAAGAAACATTATTAAATAATATTAATAAAAATGATGTTGAATGGACTACCGAACACGAAGAAATTCTTATAGAATGGGCTGACAAAGCTATGTGTTACAGATGGTTACATTCTAAATCAAATAGTTTATATTCTAGCTTGAATGCTTGGTATACTATTCCTGTTATTGTTATATCTACATTAACAGGAACCGCTAATTTTGCACAAACTCGTGTCCCTATAGAGTACCAAAATTATTTTGCTATGGTTGTAGGTGGGTTCAATATTTTAGGCGGAATCATATCAACTATTCAACAATTTTTAAAAATTACACAATTAAATGAATCTCATAGAGTAAGTGGAATCGCTTGGGATAAATTTTATAGAAACGTTAAGATTGAACTAGCCAAACATCCTTCCGAAAGAATGCAACCTGGACAAATGTTAAAAATGTCAAAAGAAGAATTTGATAGATTAATGGAAACTAGTCCAACTATTCCAGACAAAATTATTAAGTTATTTAAATCATCATTCAAAAATAATAAAGAATTTGAAAAAATAGTTAAACCTGAAATTTGTGATATTCTTATTTCAACTGATGATTATCGTAATCCTTGGTTCAATGATGAAAATAAAGAAAAGTATGAAATAGAAACTATTAGAAATAAAATTGCTAAAGAAAAACGTCAAAAATTAATAAATGAGACTAATGCTAATTTAGTCAAAGAATTCAAAAAAACTTTTTATAATTTGAATAATAGGGTTCCTATGGATTCTGAAATAATTGATAATTTAAAAGATAAAATTGAATTATCAGTATTAACTAAATTGATTGAAGATTTAAAATCTGAACAATGTGAAACTGCTATTGTTGTTTCTGATTAATTAATCATTTGAATATTTTAAACTAGAATCTTTGTTTGGCAATATAACAATTGATAAAATCATGAATAATAAAAATGTTAAATAAATCCCATATTGGTCTGTACTAACCCCATAAAAGTTACAGATTTGGACTATAACATATATAAAAACTAATGAAAAACCTACTATTGTTATTGTTTTTCCCGATGCCATTTTATATATATTTATTTTTTATATTTATTTTTTATATTTATATTTTCTACGTTTAGTATTTTTTCTTCTTCTACTATATCTTTTTTTACTACGACGTTTTCCAGCTACAAATTTTTTAATCTCCTCGTCTATTACCGATTGTGGCAATCCAGGACGTTGTTTTAATTCTGGTTGAGGTCTACTAACAAAAAGGCGTGCGGGATGCCAACTAGGATAATAACCTCTTTGTTTTTGTGGCGTTATTCCAGGCACCGCTAATAAATCAACTGGAGCCCTTGCTTTTATAATTTCACTTACTTGGTCTGGTGATGTATTTTCATTTATCATTTGACCGTACGGTCCTAAAAAATATACGTTTACTCTGAAGTTATTTTTATTTGGACCGAAATCTACATATTGCCAATCAGACTTATTTCTTTGATATGTTGGTATTTCTAATGTTTTTTCCCAAGGATTATAAGGTTCATCCTCGGACATACGTATACGTCTTTCGTATATATCTTCAAAATAATAAGAATTATTGGGTTTTGGATTGCGTTCAATATACCTAGAAATATATTGATAAGCAAAATTATCACCAGTTCTAAGATAAAGTTGCCCATCTTTTAATTGCTCTGGGTCTGTAACCTTTATAAATCTAGACGTACCTACATTAAAATTAGGTTCTTCCATATAATATATATCTATAAAATATAATAAAGAATCTTTTTATCATCGTCATATTCCATTTTTAAACTTTTATTATCTATATAATGACAAGTTAATGGCACTTGTTGCTCATAAAATTTTAATCCCCACAAAGGCGATTCTTCTTCATTCCCAATATAAACACTATCATAATTATTATCTAATAACACTTCATCATTAAATTTTGCATTCATCATTATATTCATATGTCCTGTAAATAATGCGAATCTAACTATACATAATTTTTCTTTATTATTGTTGTCACACATTTTAAATGCGTTGTTATAATCTGTAAAATAAAATAAAGATTCTTTTAAATATTCCTTTTGAGTTTTTGATACTCCAAAGGTTGATATAAAATCTGCTTCTTTATTTTTGCATCCGATATATGCAACAACTGGTGTATCGTAATATTCGTCATTTTCATCTTTCAAATAACATAACGTAAAATTTCTTGAAAAAAAGTTAATTACAGATTGTTCTATTTTAAAATTGCCAACTTTATTATGATTCAATATTTCATCCATCAAAACTAACCATAAATCATTTGTTCTATATAAGTTATGTATGTTTACAATATCATTTTTCATTTCATAAAATACATAAAACTCGTTTTTATTATTTAAAAAACCTTTATATTCATAATTTGACGGTTTCAAATGATTTGACATACATATTATTTTTTGTATTGTTTCGCAAATACCCATAACTTCTATTAAATTATTATATGTAAAACTAGGGAATGTTAACATATCTGGCTTTGTTTCGTCATTTTTATCAAACTTTCTAAGAAAAAACTGTAAAAATGGCATTTTTCCTGATTTGTTTATTTGATAACTACAAATATTGATTTTTCCATTTTTACATTTATCGTAATTTTGCAATAAAAATACTTCTATTAATTCTTTATTTAAACCTTCTAATCCTGGATAGTTTATCTTTCTCTCTTTATCATTTTTAACAACTTCATTTTGCGAATCATTATTGTATATAGACTCGTAATAATTGTTCAATGTGACCCTTTCATCATGATATTCTCTATCTATTTCATTATCTGAATAATCACTATCATCCATTCTATTGATAATTATTATAACTAGTTATATTTATATTTATTATAACTAATATTTATATTATCATTTATCAACTTTTCGTTTAATACTTTCTTTTATTTCTTCTTCTCTATTATCTAATATAAACTTTGTTATCTCTTCTGCTTTTGCTGGTGATGTTTCAAAATAACTCTTCAGCGTTGTTATTAATGTTTTTGCGTTGATTGGTTTTTTTACTTTATTTTTTTTATAAACTAAACTACCACCGTTTATATCAAAACATTCAATCTCGTTTTTTTTCATTACGTTCATTAATGCTTCTGATAATTCTTTTTTTTTATTTTTTCTACCTTTTATTTCATTCTGTAATTGTGTAATCTCTGAATCTATTTTTATCCATTCTTTGACACTTGTCACTAATTCTTCTTTAGTCTCCATATAAAATTAGTATGAAATTAATTTTATATTATTTTCTTTCATTTTCTTTTATTCCTTCTTTTGATAGTTTTTTTTGATCGTTTTTTGTTTATTTTTCTTTTATTAGATTGTCTTCTATTTGTATTTGTTTTTGTTTTTCTGCTTTTTTTCCCACCACTTTCGGCCATCATATCATCTACTAATTTACCAGTTATATCAGATTTTGGTATTGGTTCACCATCCTCATAATAATATTGTTTAAATCTGGCTAACAATTTTTTTGTTGTTACTGGTACAAGGACACCGTCTATCATTTCAAAAATAAATCGCCCAGTTAACTTACCAGCATAAATAGTTGCAGGGGTTTCAGAGTTTACTAATGCTCGTCTAGCTTCGTTATCTCTTAAATTTCGTTCAGCATTTTCTCTTTGTACGTGTTCTGTCCACAGTCTTCTTTCTGTTTCTGGACTATTTTCATTAACATCTAATACGGTTTCTTCTGTGCTTGGAGTACGAGGCGTTTGCGGTTCCCGTATTGGAGTTCTTGGTTCGTATATAACTGTATCTATGTTTGTATCTATATCTGCATCATCAAATGTACGTTTTGACATATAATATATATTAATTAAATAAATTAAAAATTTATCATTTAGAATTTAAGTTAAAATGTCTTAAACAAACCCCATCTTTATATATTTTACAAAAACACTGTTTTCCTTTATTTTTACCTACCTTTAAAATCTGAACACACTTTGTTTCGTCTATTTGGAATGGTTCTGCAATTTGCGAAGATGAAGATATTACTATGTTTTCGGATTGGACTTTTTTTGCTTGTTTTTTTAACTTTTCTTCTAGCTTCATCTTACCTTGTTCTTCCTTTGCTTTTTGCTTCTCTTCCTTTGCTTTTTGCTTCTCTTCCTTTGCTTTTTGCTTCTCTTCCTTTGCTTTTTGTTTTTCTAATAAAAGTGCTTGTTTCTTTTCCAATTTTTCTTTAAGTATCTTTTGATATTCTATATTCTTAGAGGTCAATTTATAATGACATAAACAATAATTTTTTCCATTCGCTTCTAGTAATTTAACATATTTGTTTCCGCAAACATATGTATTATTTGTGTCTAACGTATGTGAATAATAATCACATTTACCATAAGAATAATCATATTCTATAGAAGTGTATTTATCTAGTGAATCGTCGTAAAAATTGACTCCATGCACCTTTTTATATCCTTCTACATATGGTAATAATGTTTTTTGAATATTTCTACAATAAGGACATCTTAATTCTCGTTGTTTAATACTATATCTTTCCATCGTATTATATTTTGTTTTATGACATAATATATCATTAAATATAGCGTCATAATTGAATTTATGGTTACATTCTAATGTTACATGATTTTCCGTTAATGATTCATTTGTAATTAAACATAATTGATTTTCTAACTCGCAAGATAAATCATTATCTACAACATCTAATGATTTATATAATTCATCATAAAAGTTTATATCTCCTTCAATTGTATATTTTGGCATTTATATTAAATAAATAATATATGCATTTAGTCTTTATATTTATTATCTTTACATATAATTATAATTAAATGTCGCCTAGTAATTGGGGACCACCTATATGGACATTTTTTCACACACTTGCCGAAAAAATTAATGAAGAAACATTCCAAAGTGTCTTTCCTATTTTATTTAATTACATAAGAAGAATATGCACAGTGTTACCTTGTCCAGAATGTTCTCAACACGCTACTAGATTTTTAGCAAAAGTTAACCCAGCTGGTGTTAGAGATAAAAACGATTTCAGAAATATCATGTGCATTTTTCACAACGCTGTAAATAGACGAAAAAATAAACCTTTGTTTGATTCAAATAATCTGACTGCTACTTATGGTTTTAATAACGTAATCGCAACATATAATAATTTTGCTGCATCTTTTCATACTAAAGGAAATATGAACCTTTTAGCAGAAACATTTCAAAGACAACTACTAATGTCTGAATTTAGAAAATGGTTTTTAACAAATATACGATTTTTTATACCAAAACAAATACCTTCGCAATAATTAAAAAATATTTATTATTTTTTTATGTATTACCTATTAATTCACCATTCTTATATACAGCACATTTAAATTGTTGCTTCTTCGGCATAGAACACACCTCCTTACTTGTAGATATTTCATTAAAAAACAAATGTTTTGAAGAATTTCCAGCGTATAATAATCCTGGTATAATTACTCCTGATAATAATCCTGTAAATATATTTAAGAAAACGTCTGTGTAAGTTGTTATGCATTTTTTCATATATCTTATTCCTATATCTATAAACAAATAAGCTAATAGACCTCCAAAAATTAAATAATTCACATCACTATTTACAAACATAGGTGTACATATATATGCTAATGTAAATGATATTACAAATAAACTAAATCCTGAATTTCCATATGCACTATATTGAACCATATTACATATCTTATTAGGATTAGACTCTGATTTTACGCCAAGAATCATTAACAAAAATTCTCTGAAAACAGATATCCCTAGAAGAAATCCTAAATATATAAAACCCTTAAAATTTTGAAATATAAATGACATTCCTAACACGCAAACAGCAATTATCACAGGACTATAAAACACCAATAATACAATTATGTTCATAGGTTGCATCATTATCAACGGTGAATCTATAAACTGGTCACTCTTTGAAACACTATTTGAAAGTATATTGTTTAGATTTTTTTCACTCATAACTAGTTATATAATAATAAACTATATAATATTTTATTATTATTTTTATTTTTAATAATAACACTATTCCTCAAAAACCAATTCAAAAACTTCGTGTATATTATTGACCGGATAAAATTTTATGTCTTTTATTAAATCTGTTTCTTTATATTTTTCCATAAACGTCTTGTAATCTTTTTCGTTATCAACTGGATAAATAAACTCTTTAACTCCGCCTTTTATACCACCTAACAATTTTAAATCTAAACCACCAATCTCTGTAACATTCCCAGATAATTCTATTTCTCCTGTTATCGCAATAGTATTTTTTATTTTACGATTATTTAATAAACTAAAAATAGCAACTGATATTGCTGTTCCAGCTGAAGGACCATCTTTTTGTATAGACCCTTCCGGTGTGTGTATATGTATTCCTTGATTGTTTTTTTGATATAAATTGCGAATCGTATCCTTATTTTCTTCAGAAGTTAAATTCCAAGCCAACGTTAATGCTACATTCATAGATTCTTTCATAGTTTCTCCTTGCATGCCTGTAAGTTTTAATGATAGAAAGGAATCACCCGGAAAAAATTTTGCTTGGATCGGCAAAAAACCACCATGACCTGCAGCATTTGCCCATAAACCATTCATTATACCAACCATACTTTCTATGTGAATTTTTTTGTGATTTAACACGCGTTTATCCTTAAAATATTTTGTTTTTATATCTTCAATAGATATATTTATAGGATAATCGCATGCGTAATTCTTAAGAATATCTAAATTTATTTCACCTACAATTTCAAATATAATTTCTTTTAATTTTCTAACACCTGGTTCAGAAGTATATTCTTCTATAATATATTTCAAAACATCATCACTAATAATTACTATATCTTCCAACCCCATCTTCTTATATACTTCTGGTAACATATGTGTTTTTGCTATTGTTAATTTATCCTCTAGAGATAGAGTAGAGAATTTAATACGATGAATTCTATCTAATAATATTTTATCTATAGATTCTACATCATTATATGATAGAATAAATAACGCTTTTGATAAGTCCAAATCAATTCCCGAAAAATATTTATCTTGAAAACAATCGTTCTGAGTTGGATCTAATAAATGTGTCAATATTCCTACTATTTCTCGTCCATGCTCCGTTTTTGAAATCTTATCTAATTCATCTATTAGAACAATAGGATTCATACATTTTTTATCAATCAATATTTGAACTATTCCACCCCAGGTAGACCCTACATATGTATAATTGTGTCCATGTAAGCTACTTCCATTTGCATCACCTCCCATTTGAATCATCGCAAATGGTCTGCTTTCACCGTTCTCATCTAATAAACAACTAGATAATCCTTTCTTTGCCAGTGTAGTTTTACCTACACCAGGCGGTCCTTCAAATCCAAAACAATATCCATCTTGTTCACCATTTATCCATTGTCCTATAATTCTCTCTATTTGTCTTTTTGCTTTATCGTGACCATGAACAGAATCATCTAACAGTTTTTTTACATTTTGCATATAATCAGAAATTTTATCAAAATTTGTTTCTATCATTTTTATATTGTTTGTTGCATTCACAGACAATTTTATATTTGAATTCATTTCTAATAATAATTCCTTGTGATTTAATTTACAATAATCTAAAAAATTATAAACTCCTTTTAATAATTCTTTTTTTAACTTTTTAGCATATTGAATTGATTGATAATTTAATTTTTTATCTCCAATCAAATAATTCAATTTTGAAATATACGAAATTAATTCACTTTTATCAAAATTATTAACCTTCTTTTTCAAATTATTTAATAAGTCATCGCCGTATGTATCAACGATTGTTGTTTTTATGTTTTTCAATATAGAAATAATTTCTATGCTTGCATGTTTTTTTTTTAATTTATCAAAATTAGTATATTTTTTTACATATTCGTCGCTTAATATTTCCAAAATCATTTTTCTATTTTCATCCATTAAATACATGATTGGTTCTTTTTTATACACATTGAATGGTATTTTTAATAACCCATCCAAATATTGACGTGCTTTTGAACCAGAGTCCTCTGATTTTGCTTTTATCTCTTTTAATTTTGACATAGCCTTCTCCTTTACAATATCATTTGTTTTCATTAAACATATCTGCTGTTCCAACGGTATTTTATTAATATCAAAATTTGATAAATCGTTTGTATATTGAATCGTTTTTTTCATGGCTTCTTTGAAAAGTTGTTTAACTGACCACGGAAAACTATCAAATAATATTGTTTGTTCAACTGTATCAACAGTTCCATTCGTATCATTGGATAACAAATCATATAACAAATATGCTAAATATTTATTTTCATAATTGTTAGAACCTATCAATAATTGCATTAATATATTTCTTTTACTAAATAAATCGCTTCCGATAAAATCCTTCACTAAATTCGTTAGATTTTTTTGTTTTAATATTTTTATTTGAGTTATATATCCAACATATTTGTTAATAATATCATTTGGTGACAACATTAAAAAATCTTTCAAAGTCAAAGATTTTACATATTTATCAAAACAATCACCTGCAAAGTTTATGTCATTTGGTTTAATGTTTTGCACATTTTCTATTTTTTTATTTATATATCTATTGTTCAAATAAGATATCATAATATCATCTAAAATTCCATAAATTACTAAATGTTTGTTAAAATCTATATGATTTATATATACTTTTATACCATAAACCCTTAAATGAAAATGCTTTGAATTTATATTTATATCAGAACAATCTAGATTTTTTGTATTTTCAGCAATTTGTTCATCATAAAATGACGTTGTTTTTAATTTATCATTTTCGCCTTTTTTTAAATTTATAACCTTATACTCAGTTGGATGAAAATGTTTTTTTAATAATTCATATTTATCTTTATCAATATCTTCATTATTTTTAAAAAAAGAATTATTATTCCCGAAACAAATTGTTAATAAATCTTCAAATAAATCTGTACCATAATTTTTTAATAATACAGATAATTCGTTGTTTATTGTTTGTAATCTATTAATATTATAATCGGTTGAATTTTTTTCAACATTTTCATTAAATTCCGTTATCATTTCACTTATATTATTTAACTTATTTATACAGGTTGTCACATCAGTTATCCCTAAAACATCAAGCATTTTGTTTTTTTGACAATTTACAACCGTTTTTTGTATAACATCCCGAAAAAATTCTATTTTTTTTTCAACCAGATTTACGATTTCAACTTGTTTTTTTATTACTTGATTTTTATTCATAGTTCTTTATTTTATTAATATATTAGAACAATATTAGAATTTGAGTAAAATGCATTATTTAAATAAATAATATTAAACCATATAAACATTTATATACAAATTATATTATCTATAATATAACAACAAATATAGAATATGGGAATTCCTAGTTATTTTTCTTACATCGTTAAAAATCATCCTGAAATTATTACCAAATTTTTAAAAGGACAAATGATTGTTAATAATTTATATTTAGACTGTAACTCTATTATTTACGACTCAGTTCGTAATATTAATTTTGATGTTTTAACAGAAACTGCCACTAGAACTATTATAATTAAAGTAATTCAAAAAATAGAAGAATATATTTCAATCATATCCCCAAATTACAACGTGATTATTGCGTTTGATGGTGTTGCGCCTGTTGCTAAACTTGAACAACAGCGTTCTCGTAGATATAAATCCTGGTATCAAAACGAAATATCAAAAAAAATATTTAAAAAACCAGCAGGTTCAGACCCATGGAATACAACTGCTATCACACCTGGCACCGTTTTTATGAAAGATTTGAATTCTGCTATTCAATCACATTTCAAAGAACCTACAAAATATAACTTGATAAAAATAATAGTATCTACCTCAGATGAGGTTGGTGAAGGAGAACATAAAATTTTTCAATATATTCGTAATAACGTGAAAGAACATTCTGATAAAACTACTGTTATTTATGGTCTAGATGCTGACCTTATTATGCTTTCCATCAATCATCTTCCCGTTAGCGAAAATATTTATTTGTTCAGAGAAACACCTGAATTTATCAAGTCAATTGATAATTCTTTGGAGCCGAATGAATCTTATCTATTAGACATTCCTGAACTAACAAAAATTATTACTTTAGATATGAATAATGGTAATGAATTGACTACTTTACAACAAAAGAATCGTGTTTATGATTATATCTTTTTATGTTTTTTTCTTGGAAACGATTTTATGCCACACTTTCCAGCTGTCAATATTCGCACAGGAGGTGTTGATAAAATGCTGAATGCCTATAAAGCGACATTAGGTAATACGAATGAAAATTTAACAGATGGCAAAACTATATTTTGGAAAAATGTTCGCAGAATGGTTGAATTCTTAGCGAAGATGGAGGACGAATATTTTAAAAATGAAATGAAACTACGAGATAAAAGAGAGAAAATGAATTATCCTACAGATACGCCTGAAAAAAATTATTTAAAATTTGAAGCTATTCCTAATTATGAGCGTGAATTAGAGAAATATATTAACCCATTCAAAGATGGGTGGCGTTATAGATATTATAAATGTTTATTCAAAATAGACATTGACGATGAACGATGTAAAGGAATTTGCATAAATTATTTACAGGGTTTAGAATGGACTATGCGTTATTATACGACCGGTTGTCCTGATTGGAGATGGCATTATCAACATAATTATCCTCCTTTGTTACAAGATTTGTTGAAATATATTCCTTACTTTGATACGACTTTTATAGAAAAAAATAATTTTAAAGCAGTATCGCCTCTTGTGCAATTATCTTACGTTTTGCCAAGACAAAGTCTTGGTTTTCTTCCTGAAAAATTATATAAAGCTTTGAAATATGACCATGATGAATTATATCCAACTGATTGCGAATTTGTATGGGCATACTGTAAGTATTTCTGGGAATCCCACGTAGAACTTCCAGAAATAGATGTGAATGAATTAGAAACTTATGTTAATAAAATTATGAGTTAGCATTATTTCTTTCTGAACTCATTAAATAAATCTAAACATGTGTTTATATCAGGATATTTATAATCACGAAATTCTTCTCTCAACCATAATATTACATCTTCATCTTTGAAGATGTGATTGAATAATAGTGCTTCCTTTAATTTATTTTCAGGATATTGATTCTTCATTTGAATATAATCCTGACTTAAAATATATGCAGCCAATCCTTTCATTATATTTTTTTGGAATGAACTCTTATAATAGTTATGACAAATGGTAACGTACCATCTTGTTTTTTTATTTTCTAATGGTAGAAGATTTACCGCTATTATTAAGTGTTTATTATTAAACGATACTCTTGACCAAGTAAACGTTGGATAAACAAACATATGAAAATTCTGAGTGATTCGTTTATTATCGTTTAAAGATTTCATTATAGGATTTGACTGATATTCAAACGATAAACCAATCCTGTCTTTAAATTTGAATTGTTTTATATTGGTTGGCGGAATCGTGCTTCCAAAACCACCCTTATGAACATATTCAGGGTGTCTTAAATCCATCGTATTAAATGCGCTGTCAGGCAACGATGCATGCATATCTACTTCTAAAAATGATGTTTCATAATTAGAATTATTGTAGAATGGAATTTTATAAGGAATTTTTTCAATTGGTTCGTATGACCAAAATACTTTTCCCTCATGTTCTATTGTTTCTCCAAAACGGTCTATTTTTGAAAACTCCAATCCATGATATCTACATTTTAAACAACCGTTGGTAATAACTCCATTATCCAATTTTGAACCCATATGTTTGCATATGTTCAAAGTAGTTATTAATTCATTCTGTTTATTTTTCCAAACGACTAATGGTAATTCACCAACATTAATTTTATAAGGTTTTGAAAAATCTATTTTATTTTTTATTCCTATACAGTGCCAGTGGTTGAAGAACTTTGACATATATGAATAACTTGATTGTATCATAAATAAGCATAAAAACGTTTGAATCAACATGTGTTTTATATATATTATGATATATAAATGTAAATTTTTTTATATTATTTATAAATAAGTATTTCGGATATTCTTTAAATATATTTGAAATAATTTATATTTCTAAAAGAGGGCTTAAAGAAAATCGCCAAAATTCGAGGGTCAAAAGTGATTCCAAATTCTGAAAATGGACAAAAATAATGTCCAAAATCTCTATAGTGCCTTTTTTTCAGCGAAAATACCCTCTTTTTTTAGCCCGTGTGACTGGAATGCTTTGAATTGCGAAATTTTCGGCGAAAATGTTGTTACGATAATTTTTGAATATTTTTTGCGAAAATGATTTAGGAACTTTTTCGTCAGTCAATATATACTGACATATGACTGACAATTTGAGTTCCAATAGTTCAAAAAAATTCGGATGTGAAAAATGTGATTATTATACGTGCAGAAAAAGTCAATATGATAGACATATTTTGTCAGCAAAACATAAAAAGACTGACACTTTACTGACAAATACTGACATAAAATGTTCAGAAAGTTCAATAATAAATTTTTTTTGTGAATGTGGTAAGCAATATAAACATCGTCAAAGTTTATTCAATCATAAAAAAAAATGTATTCATATATCAGATTCTGAATCAAAAACAGAAATAAGTAATCAACAACCAACGAATGAATTGGTTTTAACACTTTTGAATCAAAATATGGAACTTCAGAAGCAAATAATTGAATTATGTAAAGAGAAAAATACTGTTATTAATAATACTACAAATAATAATTTCAATCTGAATTTTTTCTTGAATGAAAAATGTAAAGATGCTCTCAATATTATGGATTTCATTAATCAGTTACAATTAAAGTTGAGTGATTTAGATATGGTTGGAAGAATCGGATATGTAGAAGGTATCTCTAAAATATTTATCAGAGGACTCAAAGAGCTTGATGTATTTAAACGACCCATCCACTGTAGTGATTTTAAGAGAGAAGTTTTATATGTGAAAGATAAAGATTCCTGGGAAAAAGACAACGAGGAAAAGAAAAAGTTAAAAACGGCTATTAAATTTATTGCAGCCAAGAATTTCAAACAATTGAATGACTGGAAAGAAGAAAATCCAGATTCAGATGATTATGATTCAAAAAAGCATATGGAGTATCATAATATTATTATAAAGGCGGCTGGCGGGTCTAACAATGAAGAAGACGACAAGAACTTTAATAAAATAATTAAAAATGTTGCGAAAGAAGTAACAATTGATAAAGTACAAAAATAACATATTTGTGAAAATGGTTTAGGAACATTTCAGAAGGATAAAATATTATAAGATTTTTATAATATTTTTTATAAGATTTATAATGCCGAAAATAGATATTGACTATTCTAATACAATTATTTACAAGATATATTGTAAGGACCCATCAATTAAAGATGTATATGTTGGACACACTACAAATTTCGTTCAGAGAAAATATGCTCATAAACAAAGTTGCATAAATGAAAAAAATGCAAGTTATGAATGTAAATTATATAAAATAATCAGAGAAAATGGAGGATGGTATAACTGGAATATGACAATAATTGATTTTTTCAATTGCCAAAACCAACATGAAGCAAGAATAAAAGAGCAAGAATATTTTATTTTATTGAATGCCACAATGAATAGTGTTGAACCAATTCCAAAACCTAAAGAAAATATAAAAACTGCTAAAACATCTATAAAATGTAGATATAAATGTGACATATGCAATACAACAGTCCAAAATGAGAAATTAATGGATATGCATAATAAAACAGCAAAACATCTTAAAATGCTAGATTTCAAAAATAAAAATGAATGTACACCAACGAATTATGGAAATTTTTCGTGTAATAAATGTAACTATTCAACGTATAGAAAAAGCCAATATTTGCGCCATTTATCAACCGATAAACATAAAAAGGTTAGTGAAAATGTGAAAAAAAAGTTCATATGCATTTGTGGTAAGGACTATAAACACGATTCTAGTTATTATAAGCATAAAAAGAAATGTGTCCAGAATAATTCTGAATCAAATAACACAGAGATAAATAACCAACAATCTACAAATGAATTAGTTTTACACCTTTTGAATGAAAATATGGAACTTCAAAAACAAATAATAGAATTATGTAAAGAAAAAAACAAAGAAAAAGAAGTTTAGAATTTAAAAATAAATTAATTTATTATATTATAATGCTTAAACGAACAAATGACAGTGGTGTAACCAAACAAGTTATAAGTAATTTTGAAAATCGTGATACTTTCTTGAATTTATTAAAAGCAAATCCAGGTTTAGTTATTGTAAAACTTGGTGCAAAATGGTGTGGACCTTGTAAACAAATCGCTCATGTAGTTGAAGCTTTCTTTGCATCTTCTCCACCAAATGTTATTTGTGCTGATATTGATGTTGATGAATGTGTTGATTTATATGCTTATTTAAAACAACGACGTATGGTTAATGGAATACCAGTTATTCTTATGTATAAAAAAGGTAATGTTTCCTTTGCACCAGATGATAGTGTCACCGGAGCAGACCCTGGTCAATTAGATGCGTTTTTTAAAAGATGCGGTTTTCATCTATTAGCTATTGAAAAGGCAAATGCCAACGCAAATTTAAATAAATAGTTACAATATGAATTTATTTTATATAGTTATTATATGGCGAATTTTGATACAGAATTAAAATTTGTAACATCAACTGAAGAAGAACCGAATGGTATAGATATTATTCCATTTGAAGAAATCCATGAATATTTGGATGATGCTAATATAGCGAATTTAGTAGAAGGTGAACGTTATTTGATTCATAAATTCAAGATTGGTAAATTAGACCAAACGAATCCAAGAAAAGTTCCATACATTCACGATTCATATACAGTTGTTGAGTATGTTGAGAAAAATGAAAAAGGTAATTTATTCGTAAAAGAATTATTTTCTAAAAGATTTGAAAAAGGAAAAGGCAAAACGAAAGAAGGTGAAATTAACAATAGTTTCCCTGGGTGGTATAATATTCCCCGAATGTTTAGAATCTTAAATAAAGATGGTACATTTAAAAGCTGGAATAGAATTTATTCACCCATAAAAAAATATGATTTAAAATATTTTCCTGGTACAGAAGAATATGAAATTGCTTATCAAGAATCAAAAAAAAAAGATGGTTTTATGCTAGACGAACGTTATGCGATAAAAGAATTAGGACCAAGAGGAAAAGAAATTACGATGGAAGATTTTGACGATGAAAGTGAAGAAAGAGCTACACGAATTATGAATGAAATTCTAGAATCTAAAATTGAATACGAAACTGAAGACGAAGAGGAGGAAGAAAGGAAACCTGCCGCAAAAATATCTGATGAAAAGCCATCAGAAAAAGTAGTGGAGAAAGAAGATTCAGATTCAGATGAAGACCAAGGATTAATTTTTCGCGATAGTAGTGATGAAGAAGATGAAAAAGTAAAACCATCTGAAAAATCTGGTGGTAAAAGTAAAAGAAGAAAATCTAAAAAAAGAAAACAAAATAAAAAGAAAACGAAAAGAAAGACTGTCAAAAAAAGAAAACCTAAAACAAAAAGGCGAAAACTTAAATAAAAATAAAATTGTAATAATATAAAGAAAAAATAATATATTAATTAGAATGGAGGAAACATTTGTTAAACCTGAAGAAAAAGCATACACCATTTATAGTAAGAGTGGTTGTCCAAATTGTATTAAAGTAAAAAAGTTTTTACAAGAGAAAAAACAACCATACAGAATGATTGATTGTGATGATTATCTGATTGATGATAAAGAACTATTTTTGAATATTATACAGCAATTAGCGAATAAATCTGTAAAAACATTCCCTATGGTTTTTCATAATGGTAAATTTGTAGGCGGTTTTGAAGACACAATAAATCATTTTGATGTATTGAATGCATTCTCTGATACAGATTTTTAGTATTATTTGTATTATATTTATATTTTCAACAATTTAAATATAATATAATTTATAATAACTATAATAAAGAAATGTTAGCTTACATTTTTTTAGCGTTGTTATTGAATGGTTCAATTGCTTTTAAAAGAAGACTATTTATGAACTATAACAAAGATATCAATAATATAATTAGAAATAAATATTATTATAGTGAATTACCTTATAATAAATTGATTCAAAATATAGAATCGCATAAGATAAAACAAATATATTTGAGTGAGAGAATGGATACAGTTATCGCAGAAGATATTGAAAAACATGATAATCCTATAGAAGATTATACTGTTACTAAGATTGCTCCGCTGGTAACAGATAGTTTGGTTGATTTATCTATTAAAAATCAAGTGAATACTGTTTTTTCATACGCACCTGACCCTAACACATATCAACAAATCGCAACAAATTTTTTATATGGTGCTCAAACCCTAATTTTCCCTTTTTTATTGATTGCTTCTCTTATAAGTGCATTTAGAATGTTCAGAATGAATAGTCAAATGAGTAATCCAACTTCTTTATTTGGAAACAATCAAAAGGATGTAAATAAAGATAAACTACAAATGCAAAAAGCTAATATCTCTCTTAGTAGCTTTGCCGGAAGTCCAGAAATATTTCAAGAATGTGTTGAAGTTGTATCTTATTTAAAAAATAGCAGTATTTATGGACTGGCTGGAGCGGAAATTCCTCGTGGAATACTATTAGAAGGCCCTCCAGGAACAGGTAAAACTTTACTAGCAAAAGCAATCGCCAGTGAAGCAGATGCAAATTTTATTTCAATAGCAGCTAGTGAATTTGTAGAACTCTACGTTGGAATGGGTGCGTCTAAAATTAGAAATTTATTCAACACTGCAAGAAATAATAAACCATGTATTATTTTTATTGATGAAATAGATGCAGTCGGTAGACAAAGAGGAGCTGGTATTAATATGGCAAATGATGAGAGAGAACAAACGTTGAACCAGTTATTGGCTGAAATGGATGGGTTCGCAGATAATAAAGATATACTTATTATGGCGGCCACAAATAGACGTGATGTTTTAGATGCTGCTTTATTACGTCCAGGACGATTTGATAGAATACTGAATGTTCCACTACCTGATGTAGATTCTAGAAAAAAGATTTTGAACGTTCATACTCAAAATAAATTTCTAGATGATTCAGTTAGTTTGGAATTGATAGCCGAATTGACTGGTGGTTTTTCAGGTGCACAATTGAAAAATTTGATGAACGAAGCAGCGATTTTATCTGCAAGAAATGGCAATGTTATTATTACTGAAAAAATATTACTGGAAGCATTAGATAAATTGATTGTTGGGATTGTTAAAAAAATAGATACGAGAGATGATGAAGCTAGGCGTCGCGTTGCTATTCATGAAACAGGTCATGCACTTTTAGCCACATTATATAATAATTATTTTGACTTAAAGAAAGTAAGTATTCAAAGCACTTATAATGGAGCCGGTGGATTTACCGTATTCAACGAATATAAAAATATAAGTGAAAGTGGTTTATATACAAAAGATATATTATATAAACGCCTTATTATAGGAATGGGTGGAAAAGCGGCCGAAAATATTTTTTATGGAAATGAACATGTTTCAGTTGGTGCAGTTCAAGATTTAAAACAGACAAATTCATTAGCACAAAGGATGGTTGGAAATTATGGTATGGGAAATAAACTAGAAACTTTTTATAACGAAGACGTAGATAATGAGAGAAATCCATTCTTGGGAAGAAGTCTATCAAAGGGTGGTAAGTATTCAGATAATACAAAAGAGCGTTTTGATAAAGAATCATTAGAATTAGTTAAAAAAGCTTATTTAGATGCAAAAACAACGTTGATTGAAAATAAAGAATCTATGGATATTATTATTCAAAAATTACTTAAGAATGAAGTATTGACTGGAAAAGAAATGATAGAATTTATTTCCAAAAAACAATAAAAAGTTAAATAATTAAATTTAAAATATGTATTATATTCAATACAATACATATGGAACTTGATTTAGATATTAATAACTATAATTTGGATGATATATTAAATTTATTCAAAATTCCTACCAATTTTGATGAACAAGATTTAAAACGAGCAAAACAAGTCGTTCTTAAAACACATCCCGATAAATCAAGACTTCCCGCTGATTATTTTCGCTTTTATTCAAAAGCATATAAAATGTTATATTCGGTTTGGGATTTTAGAAAACGCGGGGATGTTGATAGTAAAAATCCAAAAAATACAGAATATACCGATTTTTCAGATAAAGAAAAAAATGTTTTATTAGACCAGTTTTTTGAGTCTAACGATAAATTTAAGAATAGTAATAAATTTAATGATTGGTTCAACAAAGAATTTGAAAAAAATAAATTATCTAATGAAGCAGAAATAAAAGGTTATGGTGATTGGTTAAAAACAGATGAAGATATAGAACCAATAAAGAATGTATCTATGGCAACTATGAAACATGAATTTGATAAAAAAAAATCCCAAGCTCGTTCTCTCATTTTAAGAGAAGATGTTCAAGAAATATGGTCTAATAATTCTATTTCTGCATCAGAATTATCAAATGAATCACCTGAAACATACGACTCTGGTTTATTTAGTGGTTTAGGTTTTCAAGATTTATATAAAGCACATACGGAAACAGTAATACCTGTTACTGAAGAGGATTACGAAAAAAGGCAAAAATTTAAGAATGTTAATGAATATATGAGTTATAGAAATAAACAAGATACGAAACCATTATCGGAACAGCAAGCACTGGAGTATTTAAACCATAAAAATGAAAAAGAAGAAGAAAAATCAGTTAGAAGAGCATACGAATTAGCAAAACAAACAGAATTAGCAAAACAGAAAAACCAAGATTTTTGGAGTGGGTTGCAATTATTGCACAATAAATAACCAAATATACAAAATGCCCAAAATAATAAGAGAAATAATAAGAGAAATAATAAGAATAAGAAAAATAATTAATAATAATATTATAAAATATATAATAATATTATATATGTCAGCTAACTCAAATTATATGAATTATTTTTATTTAATATTAATTATAGTTGTTTTGATGTTTTTATATAATAGATATGAAGATAAAAATGCAAGAAATCAGGAGAGAAATTATGATGGTATTCAAAATTATTTATTGAGTGACCCATCTTTAGCCAATATAACAAAGCCTATCTTATGGATACCTATTCAATATGAATATAATTCTAGAAATTGGATTAGTTTTGGTTCTCGTAGTTCTTTTGAGTTAAATCAACCATATATATATTTAACTGTTAGAAGTATTATTAATCAGTGTGATGATTCTTTCCATATTTGTTTAATAGACGACGATTCTTTTGAAAAATTAATTCCGGGTTGGGAAGTAAATATGAAAATTATATCAGAACCAATCAAAGACTATATGCGTTCTCTTGCAATTTCTAAGCTATTGTATATGTATGGTGGAATGGTTGTACCGCCGTCTTTTTTATGTATGCGTGATTTGATAGAAATGTATAGTATGGGAACTAGTGATGGAAAAATGTTCATTTGCGAAACTGTTGATAGAAATATTACAGCAACAAATCATGAATTTTACCCAGATATTAATTTTATGGGTTCAATCAAAGAATCTCCTGTTATGCAAGAATTAATAGATTTTATGCAAAGGACAATATCATCTGATTATACATCTCAACTAGAATTTTTAGGTGAATTTAATCGCTGGTGTGATTGTCGTGTTAAAAGGGGGCAAATTAGGCAAATACCTGGTAAAATGATTGGAGTAAAAACGATGGATGATGAAATGATATTGGTGGATAATTTATTATCAAACGATTATATTGATTTATATCCTAAGACTTACGGTATTTATATTCCAGCCAAAGAAATCCTTAATAGAAGACATTATGAATGGTTTGCTCGTTTATCTCCTAAGCAAGTATTAGAATCTAACATAATTATCAGTAAATATATATTATTAGCAACTACACCTGATTCTAAGCAAGGCACGATTGAAGCGATGAAAAATAAACCAAAAAATTGGATAGGTTATTGGCAAGTACCATCAGGATTTGGATTATGGGGTATGAAACCTATACCATTCGCAACACATTTAATAAGAAAAGACACTGTTCCAAAACCTTAAAACAAAACCAAACAAAACCTTAAAACAAAACCAAACAAAACCTTAAAACAAAACCAAACAAAACCTTAAAACAAAACCAAAAAAAAACAAAACCAAAAAAAAACAAAAATGAAAAATAACAAATACAAGTAATAAAAGTTACAAATAAATATTATAAATAATATTATAATCAGACTTATCATATTTAATTTTAGATGTATATGCAATCTTATTTTGATTGCATATTTGTCTCACCACAGTAACAAAGTTGTTATAAGTTAATTTGCGTTCCAAATATTTATGTTTTGATTTATGATAATATGGTTTACATTTTTCTAAAAATTCATTAATTTTGTTTGTAAAAATACCCCTTTTATACGAATTAATGTCAATTGTATAATAATCATTTGTTTTTGAACATATATCTTTCAACAAATCAATAAGTATCTCAATTGGTAATATATTTTTAAAAATTTGATTAGACATATATATATTATTTTATATTATTTGTATTATAATTGCATTATTGTATATTGTCTTATAATTGTTTAATTAAATTGTTAGTAAATAATGCTAATTCAATTTCATCTTCATGAATATTATGAAACACAGTTATATATTTACATATGAAAGGTGTGATAGTATATTTTTCATTTTCTGATAAAATATCACTTATTTTTATATATAAAAAATAATTATCCAATATATCCATAACCGAATAACCTTTGTCATAAATAGAATAAATTATATTTATTGCTTCTATTAAATTTTTATTTTTTAAATGTTCTGTGTATTGTTTAAATGAAAAAAAATTAATATTAGTACATACGTTATGTGCTAACTCAAGTGTGATTGGCATATTTAACAATTTGAATTTTTCCATATAATTTATTAATATTTTGACAGTATTATTACAAACATTCAATAAAAAATCTTCTGCATCTTCATTTATTTTAATATTTTCACGTAATTTTATTTTTTTCATTATTTTATCTAAATTATTTCTTTGAAGTGGTTTTATTTTTATTATTGTAAATCGTGATTGTAAACTATCTATTACTTTTTGTTTATTACTGCAACACGATATAAAGTGAACATTATTACTAAACTTATCTATACAGTTTCTGAATACTTGTTGACTTTGTTCATTTATCAAATCAATATCGTCTAATACTACAATTTTTTTTTTATTTTTAATAATAGAACATGTTTGACAGAATGTTTTTACATCATTACGATAATAATTTATACCTTGTTCTTTTAAACTATTTATGTGTAACACATTTTCAGAATAGTTGTTTAGGTTTTGTTCTTTATAATATTCTCTAATGAGTGCATTCAAAATAGAAGTTTTTCCACAACCCATATCGCCTATTAAAAGAATATTTAAGTTATCCATATCAATCAAAGTTTTAAATAAATTGACCATTTCTTCTGAAAATTCAAAATCATTTAAATAAAGAGGCTGAAATTTATTAATAAATAACTTATGGTCCATTCTAATAAATTTAATATAAATATATTCGTAAATTATTATTTAAGTTTATCTCAATTAATAATAAATATTTAATGAAATCGGAAGATTATTACAATATATTAGGCGTCCCCGAAAGCTCATCTATAGATGAAATTAAAAAAGCATATAGAAAATTATCTCTCACATATCATCCAGATAGAACTCAAGGTGATGTTGAAAAGGCTAAAATATTTCAAAAAGTAAGTGAAGCATATGAAATATTAGGGGATGCTGATAAAAGAAGAGAATACGATATGTCGCGTAAAAATCCATTTATGAGGATGAATGGTTTTGGTGAGAATGTTCATCATGGAGAAGTAAATATAAATGATTTATTTGAAAATCTATTTTTTGGTGGGATGCCACCTGGAATGATGCATGGAATGCCTTCTGGAATGCATGGTATGCCAGGGATGCCTGGAATATTCGCAGGCGGTTTTCCACCTGGTGCCAATATAAGAATATTTAGAAATGGCGTTCCTGTTGATATCAATCAAATAGAAAAACCAGCGACGATTGTCAAAACAATTCAAATAACGATGGAAACGGTATTGAATGGTGGTAAAATACCAATTGAGATTGAAAGATGGATAGTTGAGAATGGGAATAAAGTTTTTGAAACAACAATCATTTATGTTGATATTTTTAAAGGAATTGACCATAATGAAATTATATTATTAAAAGACCAAGGAAACATTATGAATGAAATGTGTAAAGGTGATGTTAAAATATTTGTAAATATTAATAACGATACTTGTTTTAATCGTAGAGGTCTTGATTTAATTATGGAAAAGGAAATTTCTCTCAAAGAATCTTTGTGTGGATTTAGTTTTGATATAAAATATTTGAATGGAAAAACATATACAATCAATAATTTAACTGGGAACATCATCCCACCAGAATATCAAAAAATTATACCAAATATGGGTTTAACGAGAGAAGGGCATACAGGAAATTTAATAATACATTTTCATACGAAATTTCCAGAAACTTTATCAAAAGAACAAATAGATACTTTAAATAAAATTTTATAAAAAAATTGAAAAATAAATTTAATTAATTAAAATAAAATATCATAATTAGAATTACATAGTATGACAAACATATCAAACCGAAATATGGATAAGTATTATTATGTAACACTCAGTTTGTTTATGATTATATATGAAGCTATTATCATATTCATAATATTATTCTCAGCATGTATAATATTATGCACCATTCAGTTGCTATGGGTTGACCTATTAGAATATTATTGGAACAACGTTAGTGAACAAAATTTTATAGATAAACTTCACGATGTTGTAATAGAGGTGAATCCAAGAATTATGATATTTGATAGTCGTTGTTTACTCATAAACATTCAATATATTTACGAAGGAATGAATAAATATGAACAACAACGGTTTGACCGTTTAGTTTATAATTATGGGTTGGCAGAGCGACTGTCTACATTTTACAGAAAAAATATTTAATAAAAAAATAAAAAATAAAAAATAAAAAAAACGAATAATAAAAAATAATTATATTTATTAATTTTATGACGTTTGTTGAAACTTCATTTATACGCCCAAAATCTTATTCTTTAATTAATAATAAAAACAACGATTTAAAATTAATTATTCAAGGACAAGGTGTTTTTTTATTTGAGAACCCAGTTAATAATTTTAGTTGCATGTTTAATATTTATGATTATAAAAAACAGAATGGGTTAAGAATAGAATTGAATGAAACAAGTGTTAAAATAAATAGACTACCCGATTTTATTCCCTTAATTGATGAAAATAACAATCAAGGGTTAAGTGATAAAAAAGGCGCATACTATTGGTTAAGCGTTGATTCGCAAAACCAAAGGTTATATGTTGGATTAGGTGAAGCCAGAATAGAGAATGCAATTTACGAATACATTTTTTCATTCAATAATGACGAAGAGAGAAAAAATATTAAATCGTTTTTAGAAAGTTTAGTAACAATCTGTTTTTCTGAAAATAATGTTTTTCCGTTACAGTTATTACGAGATCCAATTACAAAGAAAATTCCTTTATTAATCAAAAATACACAACAACTTAGAATGAACCATATTGCGAATTATAAATATTTACCGAGTTCGCACTTATCTTCAACTGCACAGCAATTATATTATTCTATATCCGGTAAAAAATTTATTTTAGACGACAAAGACTTTCCCCATTTTTCCAAAGCGATTGAATATAGTATTGCAACACCAGGTATGTGGTGTTATGAAAGATTAAAAGCTAAGAGCACAGAATTTGACAAGGACAAACCAAATATTTTAGAAACTTATTTGAGAATTACTTTGAATCAAAATAATGGTGAATCCCCTGGTATACCATATGTAATGGAAATATGGCCTATTGGACATTTTTCACCTATACATAATCACGGTAACGCACATGCTATAATTCGTGTATTACATGGTAAAATAAATGTGAAATTGTTTCCATTTTTATGTGATGAACCAGATACAGTGGATCCATTCAGCGAGGTTCAGTTTGTTAAGAATGATATTACTTGGATCAGTCCCACACTTAATCAAGTTCATCAATTAACAAATTTAAAAACTAACAAAAATACATGTGTTACTATACAGTGTTATATGTATGATGAAAAAGATAAATTACATTATGATTATTTTGATTATTTGGATTCAAAAGAACAAAAACAGCAATATGAACCAGATAGTGATATGGATTTTATTCAATTTAAAGAAACTATGAAACAAGAATGGGAAAATCGTCCTAAGGTTATTAATATAATAAATAAAAAAATTTCTCTTTTTTTTGGTCAATCAAAAAAATAAATGTTGAATTCATTATATAGATATTTGATATACAATAGGTTGTTGCATATAATATGGTTCATAGTAATCGTAATATGGATAATAAGGGTACTCATAATCGTTGTAGATATACAATGGATTGACGCCATAACCTCCTCCATATCCTCCATAGTAACCACGTCGTCCAAATCCACCTCCATGTCCACCACCTCCATGTCCACCACCTCCATGTCCACCACCTCCATGTCCACCACCTCCATGTCCACCTCCGCCACTGTGTCCTTCAATTACTTTATTACTCTTTGGTATTTCTATTAATGCATAAACTATAAAAATTGTTGCCATAGTTAACGAAAATAACATAATTCCTACTATCAAATATTTAATACCATTCACTCCACTTTTCAGGGTTTTATTCATTATATATTCATTATATATTTTTTGTTTTTAAAAACTTAAAGACATTAATATTTAATAAATTGGGGGGTGTACGTGTGTGGATTGTTTATATTTATTTTGCCTCAGTGGCCTAATGGTGAAGGCACCGATCTTGTAAATCGGAGATTATGAGTTCGATTCTCATCTGGGGCTTAATTTAATTTTTATTTTTAATAAATATTAAATAAAAATATTCTATAAATATATAAATGTCTGGTCGTCCTAGAAAAGTTAGAAGCATACAATCTTATATCAATAGTAGCGACGCAAAATCAGGTTTAGGACCTTTGAAAGCAGGCACTCCTACAAAGGTTGGCGTTACACATTATTTATGGCATAACTTAAAAACAGAAGCAAACCAAGGACCTCTTGATTTTTTAAATTCTCAAGTTTATTATAAAACGTTGACTTGGCAATACGGAAACCTCAGACCATCGTTCACGTCAAATCCACGTCAAGCATATACATCTTTTCCACCATCAAGATATCGCACGGGAACAACACCTGCTGTATTTAATGGAAATTATAATTCAAATTAATATAATTATCTAATAAACATCTAGTGTATCGTAATAGTTCATATAATATGTTAATTTATCATACATTTCATCTACTAATTTTTTTTCATCTATATTATCTATATCATTAATTAATTTGCGATATACGTGAATTCCGTTTAATTTTATAATATACACAGGAATTTTATGTTTTTCATCTGATGGAACAAAATGAATATGTGTGTCATAGTTATCATAATTATCCAAAAACAGTAAACATTCATTCTTATTGAACTTCATAGAATAACCATATTGTTTCCAATAACGCATAATGTGGGATGTAATATTATTATCTTCTAAATTTACATATATAATGATTAATATAGCAAAAAAACATAAAAATAAAATATATTTTTCCATTTATATAATAATCTAAAATATATATTACCGAGGTAATAAAGGTTCAGAATAAAAACAATTACGCAATAAACCAAAACAAAAGTAGCATATCATTACTAAAAGGGTTAATGATATACTTACACCAATCACAAGTAATATCAACACAGCTAATTCGGGCATTATTATCAAATAACATTATAAATATTGTTTTAAATCATTTTAACTATCAAATCTAGTTTATGATTGTACCGGTTGGATTAGGTTGATTACCCGTAATTGTGCCACCTGAGTTATTAATTGTGCCACCTGAGTTATTAATTGTGCCATCATTATGAATGTCACCGTTGTTATTAATCATTCCTCCTTGGTTAATAATAAAACCAACTGGTCTGTTAATTATATGTGTATCTGCGTTGTTGTTAATCGTACCTGTGTTGATAACTCTACCAAAAACATTTAAATATTCGTTGTTTGTAATTGTACCGTTGTTAGTAATTGTAAGTCCATTTGGAATTACAAGATTATTCCCCAAAGGTATTATTAATGTTTGACAAATTGAAATTGATAAGTTTTGTTTTAACATCCAAACATTATATGTACTATCAAAAGTTGCAATATTTGATAAAGTATATGTAAAAGGTAGACACGTTGGAGACGATAAACGATCATTTAGATACCAATTAACTGCATAATTATTAGCATTTCCATTATGTTGTAATCCTAGACGAGCAAAAGAACGATTACATGGATATCTACCTGTACAACTTGTGGAACGAATCAATCTAGCACGTCTATTTGCGATACTAGATGCACCAACTCCAGCACCCGGTACATATTTATTATCAACATTAGCAGGTATACCAGTTATAACACCTAATGCAAAATTACGACGAGCACCAGCTCCACTACTTCGTTTATAATTAAAACCTCCAGCTCCTACCCAAAAATTTCCATTCGGCATTTTATAATAATATATATTGTTATAAAATAATATTTGGTTCAACCTTTTCTAAAGGTTGAAAATCATATTTGGTTCAACCTTTTTCTAAACATTGAAAAGTTATTTTTGTTCCACTTTCCCAAAGTGGATTAAGATATCTTTCTAGTAGGAATCTCAGAACACACAAGATAAATGGAATTCTCTGTAATGATAATATACTCGGTTCCACTCTTGTAAAACTTTGCGATTGGTGATGTGTACTCATCCTCTGACTTGACTAATAACTTTTCACCAGTTTCCTTAACCCCGACTAACGCCTTTTTATCAAGAGAACTAGACCAATAATCCAACATAATAGGTTTATCTTCAACAATTCCTAACTTAGCTGCATGTTTCAAAGTAATATCACTTGGTAATCTATAACTAGAAGTTTCTGCTTTTGGTTGTTCCGAAGACATTTTTATATTATAGAAATTTTAAAAGTCTTTAAATACTTATAATTATAAAGTTATTTTATCTAAATTTTATATTTTGATATAATACTACTGTTGAATGAATGATAATCAAAGTGCGAATGTACATTATTCCCTAAACAATTTAGAAAACTACTTGAAAACAATAAATGAATCTGCAAGTGACATAATTAATAAATATTATATGTTGATTAGCGAATATTTGAATTTTATAGTAGAAAATATTAAATTTAAAAATCTAAACACAAACTATACTAAATTTATTATCAAAAGGGGTTTTGAAACGATTACGCATGTTTTTACTATGCTACTATATTTATCAAGAAATTTAAATATTGCTTATTACCATAGTCAAAAAGCATTTTATTTTTATGTTGAATTTATAGGACAAATATCAGATGATAAACATACTTTTTTACAGTTAAGTTCACGTGATGCATCTATTTTTGTTTATAAAAAAACTATATTTGAAGTTAATAATGAAATTCGCAAAAATATCACCGACTTGTCTGACAACGATACAGTAAAATTGGATTTTTTAAATATATATGTGACAATAATGCAAAAAATCACATATTTTATTTTAGAAAAGGATTATAACTATTTGAAACAAATACAACCGAATCAATTTGAAATAACAAATAACAATTTAAGTTATGATGATATTCATATTATAGATAACTTTATTAATAATTTTAATTATATTAAAAATAACATTTCATTCAATAAATGTTTTGAATTAACACAATCATTCATAAACAAATATGTGAAATCAAAAAATGGACAGGGAAATAAGACTATTTTGAATGAATCTATTATAAATAAATTTGGCGACCAGTTAATAGAAGAAAAAATAAATGAACCAACAGTAATATTTATTAAATGGATTTTCAGTTAAGATTGCATACACCAGACAAGAAGTGATAATAAATTCAAATTGTTATTTGAATATTTTTTCGTCTTATTTTCTTCTTTTTATCTTTTAACATTTTATCATTTTTTGTTATTATTTTTTGATTAATTTTATAAAACTCCTTTGTTAAAAGATTTTTTAAGAATTCATAAATAGTGTAAAGAACAGTTTCGTTGCACATTCCAACTATTAAAATGCTACCTGTTCTAAAAATCATGAATGAAACCTCTACGCCTTTATTAATTTTTGTTTCATTTTTAATCTGTTGTTTTTGTTCTTTTGTTTTTTTTTCAGGAGGGTTAGAGTTATCACTAACATTTGTATTAATTAACGGACAACCAGTCTGCTCTTCTAAACCTTCATGATAATAAAATTTGCTTTGAATTCCTGGATAAGAACACGGGTCATAAATACACTGAATGTTGTATTTAAACTTAAGAATATCAAATAATACTTCACGGTTAATATAAAACCCACAATTAAAATTTGAATTTATTAAGACGGTATCACTTTTTTGTAAATAAGCAAGTGGTTCTTCAAAATAAGGTTGTAAAGTCTTTATTATATTTTCCAAAACGGATTCAAATATAAAATCATTCTGAATTCCAGGTATTTCCAATTTTCCTGTATTAAAAACTTTAATATGAAACTCTTTAAATAAATCATTTATTTTAATACGCATCATCATTACAAAACAATTGTAAAATGCGCTCTTCTTTTTGCATCTATAACTCATAATATCTTTTTTAGAAACACCTATACTTACTTTTCTAATATCTTTAAATTTAATACGACCAGTCGGGTTATTAATACTGGTAATTATTTGTTCTTCATAGTAATTTTCTTTTTTTAAATTTTCTTGAATTATATCAAGTTCTTCTGGATTCAACGAGTTGAATTTCATTTGTTTTTTTATAACTCCATTTATTGGTGTTGCGTAAGGAATAATAGGAACTTTCCAAAATATATTTTTAAGGTCTATTTCTTTATTCAAATACGCGATCTTAGACTTGGTAGAAATATATATGTCTGAACATTTAGGCACTTCTAATAGATTCATCTCAGATATTATTTCGCTTTCTTCAATATCATCATTCTCTTCACTTTCATCAAAATAGTTATTGTGTTTTTTTTTATTACCGCTATGTTCTTCGTTTAAATTGCAGGATATAAAATTATCCCATTCATCATCAATACTTAAAGACATAGTTGCCATTATATGAAAACCCTAAGATTTCTTTAAATTCTTTAAATTAATTTAAATTCAATTTTATTTTTATATTTAACTTAAATATAAATGGATTCTAGAACAGTAACTTTCACTCATGAAAGGAGTAATGCTATTCCTATCAAATCTTTGTGTAATAATAAATATCATTCTTTTGATATATCATATGATTTGAAATCTAATTTTTTTGACCCATCTAAAAGTTCTCCGCCGAATGAGTTTTTATTGAAATTAAATCAACGAATCCAAATTTATGAATCTTTAGAAAAAAAACCTTTTAACTTGACCAAAACATAATATATATAATTTGTTAATTCATTATTGTGCATAATATTCTCTATAAAATTTAATAATTCAAGCGTTATTATATTTTGTTTATTACGAATAACATAATTTAAAAAGTCTATTATTATATTTTTTTTATCAATGTTATAATTTATACTAATTTTATGTAAATATTCTTCCATTTTTGTTATACTTTCTGGTTTACATAAATAATCATATAAGGTTTCCCAAATATTATTATCTATAATTTTAAAATTATTACTATCAATATTTTGATTAGATTGCATAAAATTTATCATACTACGCATATCAGAACCATATAAATTTTGTATTTGCTTTATGGATGATAATTCCATATTTAATTCTTCTTTTTCTGATATATTTTTCAAAAATAAAATAATATCTTCTTTTGGTAACTGATTAAACCTTAATCTTAAAAATTCATTCTGTAAACCCTCATCAATCCTACTAATATAATTACAAATCAAACAAAAACGCACCGAACTAGAATAGCTTTGAATCAAATAATGTAATGCTTGTTGTGCGTTTTTTGTCATATAGTCTACTTCATCTAGTATTACAAATTTCATACCTTTACTAAAAAGAGTTTTTGAATTTACAAATTGACTAATTTGATTTCGTATAATATCTACTCCTCTATCATTTGATGCGTTCAAAGTGATTGTTAGTTCAGATGACCTTTGATTGTGTTTTTTATGATATTCGTTTATTAAAATCATTACACTTGACGTTTTACCTGTTCCAGGTGGACCATAAAATAATAAATTTGGAAAATATGACATTTCTATTATATTTCTTAAAATAATCTTGTTATATGGGTCTAATACTACGTCTTCAAATTTATTTGGTCTATATGTCTCAACCCATGGTATACTACTCATCTTTAAATTAAATATAACATAGTTTTTATATTATATTTTATATTTTTTAATGAAAAAGAAAAAATTGATATTAATTGTAATATAAAACAATCAAAATAACAATCACAGTTATAATAACATCTAGATAATAGAATAATGTCTTTGAAATTATACATCGGACCTATGTACTCAGGTAAAACTTCTAAGCTTCTTGAAATATTTAAACAATGTTCTTTTTGCAATATTCCAGTAATAGTTATTAATCACGCATCTGATATTAGGTATCATGAATCTATGCTTTCAACACACGATAAAGTTATGATTCCATGCATCCAAACACACTCTTTGAGTGAAATATGGAATCATAAAGATGTTAATTCATCTTTCAACAACACATCTCTTAGTCACTTAAAGGTTAGAAGCGCCGAAGTTATATTAATAAATGAAGGGCAATTCTTTGAAGATTTATATGATTGTGTTATAGATATGTTAAAAGAAAATAAACAAGTTTATATCGCTGGCTTGGATGGTGACTTCGAAAGAAATAAATTTGGGCAAATATTAGATTTGATTCCAATTTGTGATGAAGTAACTAAACTTACTTCATTATGTTCAATTTGTAAGAATGGAAAACCTGGAATATTCTCCCTTCGCTTATCAAGCGAAAAACAACAAACAGTTGTTGGTTCTGATAATTATATACCTGTTTGTAGAAGTTGTTATACTAACTCTAATAGTTTTCATTAAATGTTTATTAAAACAATTTAAATCAAAAATAATAGAATAGTTATAGAAAATATAATATGAGTGAAATTAATATAAATCCTGTTGTTCCTATTAAATCTAAACGTGGGCGCAAACCAAAAGATAAAAATATTATAACCAATATACCGATTAACTTACAAATAGAACCTAAAAATGATATATCACAAACTCAAAATGTTAATCTAAATGTTTTTTCATCGTCATCAGACTCTTTAACTAATAATAACGAATTTGAATTACAGGTTTTGAATGATGTTAATTCTGAATTGAACTCTTTTACTAAAAATGAAAATGAAAATGAAAATACTATAATAAAACCACCTCCAAAAAAACGCGGTAGGAAACCAAAAGGAGGTAAAATAATACAGCAAATATTACCTGTAGTTGAACAAAAAGAAAGTAAACCTAATATTATATTACATTTAAAATGTAACTTAAAAGATTTGAACACAACAGGTGACTACAACTCTAATTTTACTTGTTCAAATATAGATTCTTATCATTTTTCTAATTCAAATGAATTATCTTATGAAATTATTTCAAACCCCGAAGTAAATTTAAATTGCAACAATTGTGAATATATCAATAATGATAAACATTTTTATACAATTAATAATTGCAATAATAAAAACAATAACGACAATTTTTTAAATAATGATAATGATAATATTAATGTTGACACAGAAACTTTTCAAGATAATCAATATAACGATGTAGTTGAAACTAAAGATATATGGCGAAAATTAAAAAATCTTGAGCAAAATTTTCATATAAATAATATTTCTAATAAAAAATCTGCATGTTTTTGGTGTTCTTATGACTTTGATAACCCACCTATTTATATACCTAAACATTTCGTTAAGGACTCTTATCATGTATATGGATGCTTTTGCACACCTGAATGTGCCGTTGCCTTTTTAATGGAAGAAAATATAGATAGTTCTACTAAGTTTGAAAGGTATTATTTAATAAATCATATTTATTCTAAAATTTATAAACACGAAAAAAATATTAAACCAGCCCCTAACCCACACTATATGCTAGATAAATTTTATGGAAACTTAACAATTCAAGAATATCGCGCTTTATTAAAATCTGAAAAGCTGTTTTTAATTGTGGATAAACCATTAACACGAATATTACCAGAATTTCATGAAGATAACGACGATTTTATAATAACAAATAAAATTATACCATCAAATAATTTTCAGTTGAAAAAAAAAATTCAAAGAAAACAACAAACAAAAAATAATATATTGAATGAGAAATTTGGCATTATAACTAATTAGTTTTATTGTTATTTTCTATATCCATTTTTAATTTATTCTCTTGTTTTTTATTAAAATCACGAATAGAATCGTCTAGCTTGTTTCTTAATTGTCTATATATTTCTTGATTTATTGATTTTTTTGGTTTACTTTTTTCAATCTCAATTCCCATATATTTTTTGATAACTTTAATAGGGTCTTCATCATTTTCTAATAATTTTTCCCTCGCTGTAATATCATTATAATCAGTTTGTCTTAATATCAATTGTATTTTTTCAGATAAATCCGCTTCACAAGTAAATGTTATATTATCGTTCATTATATACTGTCAATAAATATTTTTTAAATCATATTAAACGAAAATTACTATATAAATTAATAATAAATTTATGTCGCAAATACCGATGATAATAGATATTCAACCTATATTAAATAATGTACACACAGTTGTCAAAAAAGGGTTGAATGATATTATTTATGAATTTACATGTTCTCATTTAACTAAAGAGATTGAAAAATATAAAAATGAAATGGAATATTATAAACGCCAATTGGAATTACTGCAAAAAACAAACGAGAAAGAAAATATTTCATTAAACATTCAAGAAATAGTAACTCAAAATGTAAACACTTGCGATATAGAAAATTCATTAACTCAAAATGAATTAAATTCTAAAAATGTTTGTATGAATTATAATAAAACAACAACCTATGTAGAAGAAGAAGAGGAAGAAGAAGAAGAGGAAGAGGAAGAGGAACAGGAAGATGAAGAAGAAGAAGAGGAAGAGGAAGAGGAGGAAGAGGAAGAGAAACAGGAGGAAGAAGAGGAAGAAGAGGAAGAAGAGGAAGAAGAGGAAGAAGAGGAGGAAGAGGAAGAAGAGGAGGAAGAGGAAGAAGAGGAAGAAGAAGAAGAAGAGGAAGAGGAAGAAGAAGAGGAAGAAGAGGAAGAGAAACCGGAAGAGAAGGAAGAGAAACAGGAAGAAGAGGAAGAAGAGGAAGAAGAAGAGGAAGAAGAGGAAGAAGAAGAAGAAGAGGAAGAAGAAGAAGAAGAGGAAGAGGAGGAAGAGAAACAGGAAGAGAAGGAAGAGAAACAGGAAGAAGAGGAAGAGGTAGAAACTGAAACTGAATATGAAAATAAAAACGAAGATGAGGATGAAGAGGTTTTTGAAATAGAAATTGAAGATATTACGTATTTTACAACTAATGAAGAAAATGGTCCTATTTATAAAGTAGATGAAGATGGTGAACCCGGAAATCAAATCGGTTATTTAAAAGATGGCGAACCTTTTTTTTATTAATATAATATAGATACAATTATATGGTGAATTTATGTCCACCAGCATTAATTTATGTAGTTTTTTCTTTTGCACAGATATTAATTGATACGTATAAAGGAGAATTTAATACTGCATTTATGAAATTTATAGTTGCAATACTAGTAACATTCTTATTAAATAGTTTATGCGAAAGTGGTTTAGGAGTTATTTCGTGGATAATTGTTTTTATACCATTTATATTAATGACGTTCATAGTAGCGATGTTGTTATACATTTTTGGATTAAAATCAACTACAGGTTTTTTTCAAAAACAAAAGAATCAAAAAAAAACAAACTCTGATATTAAAGTAGATGATTCACATCATTACCCAAGAGGTAGAACATCCCCTGCTTATGAAAGTTTTTCAAATTAAATTACTATATAAATTTAAACTATTTAAAAATTTATATATAAAATAATTTATAAATAAATGTTAGGTATAAGCTATATTATATATGGATTAGGAACTCACATATTTTTAAATAATTGTTTTCCAGAACAATATAACTCATTATTAATAAACACATCTTTTTATTTAATTCTAACGTATAGCTACTTTGAATTACACTTTAAAAGATTTTGTAATAATAAGTATATATTGTATTTTAGTACAAAAATATATAATATAATAAATAAAAACAACACGAACGAAATAGATATTGTTAAAGATAGCGTTGTTATTGAATCATGCAATAAAACCAACCTTTGTGAAAAAAAATCAGTAAATTACGATTACGATTTTATTATATTTTCTGATTATGATAATATATCAGAATCATCAGATAAAATTAATAAGGTTATCTACTATAAAGATAACGAATCAAATAGCGACCTTGATTATAAATATAAAATTTGCAAGTTTTCTTTTATTTCAATCACTATTCAATTCATTTACAAGAATGAAGAAAGACTAAACACAATTAAATTATCAAATGATTATGAAAACTATTATATAGTTGGAAACAAAATAAATAGAACATTCATTAGTTATTTAATGAAACATAATTTTAATATAAATCTAGAAGAAGCAAATTATAAATATAAAATAACATTTATAGATAATAATGTAAATATAAAAAATATTACAGAGAATGAAGAAATTATTTTTAACGAAAATGATTATGAAATCACGGAATTTTCCATCTAAAATGTTTGTTAATTTGTTATGTATTTGTATTTATTATGGTATTTATTATATTATTTATTATATTTATCTTTTTCATAAATATAATAAAATATTGATTTAATATTCTGGTGTGTGTTTTTTGAATAAACAACCCTGCGATATCATACCTTTTATTTCGTCAGTAATAATGCTAGGATTTTGATTTAAACAATTAGATGTCCATATTTTAATAATACAGAAATTTTTTTTTGGTGAAATGGTAATTCCAGTAACGTTGGAAACAAATGATTGATTTGAACTAATAGATTCGCCAACAAGAACATAGCAAAGTTCTTTCCAGACTTCATAAACACATTTGTTTGAAATTTTGTAAGAAAAACAACCGCCTGAACGATTTTTTGGGTCTTCCCAAATAGGTTTGATGCCTTCTTTCATAAGAAACAGCATGCAATTCTTTACTAAAACTTCAGGAAGAGTTTCCGTCAACGCAATAGCGTCTTCAACTGTTCCCATCGTATAAATATTTTTATAACTATTAATACTCCAATCGGTGTCATGTGGTAAATGTGCCCACATAGTCCACTTGTTTTCTAATGCGTGATATTCGTTGTTACAATCATTTGTTGCCATTTTAGTTTCTGGAGTTACCATTTATAAAATAATATATCATATTTTTTTTATATTGTTTTACAAGAATGAAAATATATTTTATTTTATATTATATAAAATATTATGTCTACTAATAATACTGAATCAAGTTTTGTTGAATTAGATGATGAACAACAAAACTCTGAATTTATTAACGAGTTTGAATTATCAGGTCCTGAACAGCCGATAATATTTGAAAACCCTATTTATGAATTTTTACAAATAATTATTGAAGAATCAAAAATAGAAACTATTAAAAAATTTGAAGAGTCTGAACCCATTCAACCTGATGAATTACAAAAATACTTTTTAATTCACGAGAACAAATGTAAACAAAATATTAAACCTAGAACAAATATAAATATTTACAAAAATTTAATTTTGAATAAAATTACCGAAACACGTAAAAGCAAAAATGGTCATTTGAAAAAATTTACATTTCATTAAATAATAATAATCAAAACATTAAATAATAATAATCAAAATCTAAATAAAGTTTGTTACTATTTTAAGAAGAGGGAAGTGGTGCCAAACATAACATAATCTGACCTAAACTAGCAACGTTATATTTAACAACAAGTGGTAAGTCATTTTCAAGATAAACCTCAATCTGCGAACATAAATTCGTGCATTTTATAAAATATCCTAAATTTTTCAGAGAGAATTCTCCTTGAATAATTTTGGAAGAATCTTGTTTCAAAATAAACCCCATACTTCCATCTGACTCCTCACGATGAATTTCCGCTGATGCAAATTGTCCTGAACATTTAAAAATTAGCTCACTTCCAACAGATTTTATTTCTAATTTATCAGAAACACCTGATAAGTCACGAATAATTTTTTGAAAATCAGCCGATGGTAGGTTAATTATTGAAGAGAACTTAACATCAGGATATTCTAATTCTTCTGGTTCAGGTTCAATCAATCTCAGCTTTTGGGTTTTACATTGCTTGATTTCGCCATTCTCAAACTTCAACGCCAAGTGTGATACTATTCCATCTACATAATCACAATTTTCAATATAAATTGTCAGGGTATCATCGTTGTCTATTGAATTAATTAATTTAAATAAATGAAACATGTTTACGCCAATTATAATTTTCTCTTTTTTGCACTCATAAAACTCAAAATTTTGTGCTTCTAAATGTAGATGAGCTAATATTGTGTGTGACTTATCCATGTTAATAATACGAATGCCATCTGGTTGAAATGTAATATTTGTCTCTAATAGAATGTCCTTTAATGCAGTCATTAATGTTCTAAAAGGAGCAATTTGCACTGTTTTGATTGTTAACACATTATTATCTGTTGATGAATTTTTTGTTATAATATTTGACGTAGACATTATAAATAATTTTTATTGTTAATCTTTAAATACTTATGTGTTAAAATATTAAAATTAAACGCATTATTTAATTTTAATTTTAATATTTAATTTTAATTTGTCTCGCGTTTATCTTTTTGTCTTTTGTCTTTTATAATACTATATTCACCTTCGGCACACGTTTTTTACCATATCCATATTTTTTTTGTGCCATTTTTGCAAGTTTTAACGCTTTACTTCCTTTTTTACAACCATCCTCTAATATATTATAATCTACTGCAGCGGCTTTTCCTGATGTAATTGCACTTGCTAAACGTGCAATTCCCCATGATTGCCCGGTTTGATTTGGTCTAGAACCTGAAGAAAAATAGGCGCCTTGACCTTTTTTTATAATTTTTGCTAAAGCTAATTTTGAACAACCTGTTTTTTTAGATAATTCATTTGTCGCACCTATTTTTTCTACATTATATATTTTTCTAGCATTTTTTATATGATTTGATGTTTTTGAATTGAATGAACTCACATGTTTTCTGGTATAATAAATACCTTTTTTATACAATTTACGCGACTTTAATATCATTCTGCTTTGTTTCTTTTTGTCTTTCATACTTAAACGTTTTGGTAAATATCTTAATACTAATTTTCTTGTTTTATTTTTTGTCATTTATTTGTTCTTTATTATGTTTGCTTTTAATAAATAATTATATTTTATAATTTTTTATAAATTTTGATAAATATAATTATTGTACTTATAATTTTTTTAAGATTTTTAAGATTTTTTCTTATTGAGGATATGCTTCCGCTAAATCAGCTGGCGATAATTTATGGCTTCCACCCCGGTGTTTCCTTGATTTCCCAATCTTAACATAACCAAATTTACCTTTCTTTGTTCCATATCCTGCTTTAATCAAACGTTTCTCTTTTTTTGCAGTCATGTGTTTCTTTCTAGAAACAACACGACCATTCTTATTCATCATGAGTTCATGTTTTTTCAAACCACCACTTGTTTTATAAGCTGTTCCGTGAACAACTTGTGCCCTAGAACCTTCCAACATCTCATACTTGTGTCCATGAATCAAATAGTGTCCACTTGAATTTTTCTTATAACGCGTCATTATAAATTAAATAAAGAAAATAATTTATATTTTACTTTTATGCATTTTTCTATGTTTTATATAACTTTTCTAAATATAAATACATTTTTTATTGTTATTATTGTTATTATTGTTATTATTGTTATTATTGTTATTATTGTTATTATTGTTATTATTGTTATTTATTTTTATTTCGTTTTTAAAACTTATTTCTACTAACAAATGGACAAACCGGATACATTTGTGGAACTTTACCCGTCTTCGGTTGCGAATAAGAATTCAAAATATTTATATTTGATGCTATATTATTATTAGGATATGCTATTTTACCACTTGGTAATACAACAGGATTACCAAACACCACTTTCCCACCACGCCCACATCTTATTGCGTTCACAGCTCTTTCCCTTTGTGTTGTACCTGGTATCACATCCGAATTACTATTTTTTACAATTTTACTATTGATTGGCGATGGACATTTTGATATTATTCCTGTTGCTTTATCACATGAAGGTGAATCGTTTACAATCTGTCTTACATTACCAGCTCTTCTACCTGGTATAAAAAAAACAGACGTATATGTGTATTCAGATGACATAGTATATATTATGTATTTATTTATAATATTTTTTATATCTTATTATTATTTTTATATGTTAAATATATATGACACAAACTAAAAACAAAAAAAACAAACATAATAAAACAAAACGAAAAATTAGGTCACACTCTTTAATTAAAACTAAAGAAAGTGATTATAATGTTGAAATAGGTCTTAAACCATTTGAAGCAGAATTTGAAAAAAAATTAATGAAAAATTCAAAAAATTTAGTAAAATCAAACGAAGCGTTTAAAAATGAATTTGTTAAAAAACTTTTATCAAAATTCTCTCCTTCTCATTTGAAACCAAAAAATAATTTTTATGATTATATCAATTATAAATGGTTACAACAATCTTATTTAGAAAAAGAACAAAAATATATAGTTCAAGTAGACGATTTTAGATTAACACAAGACAAAGTTTATAGACAAATGAATGAAATTATTTTAAATTATATTAACACACATCAAGATTTACTATCCAAAGTTATGAAACAATTTTACAATTCTGTTATTCATATGAATGATAAACACCATAGTAGACAAATTGCTAAAAATACTATAAAAGATATTGATGAATTAAGAAAAAATAAGGCAAATGTTTGGAAAATGTTAGCGATGGCTAATAAAGACGAGGTTGTTAAACCAAGGGCGCCATTCGTATGGTCTATAAATCCTGACAATAAAAATTCTACTATAAATAGATGTTATTTAGACCCACATGTGTTTTCTATGGTTGACTATAATATTTATTTTGACGATGGGTCGGATATATTATATAAAAATAAATTTAGAAACAAGTTCCGACATTTTTGTAAAAAGTTATTTGACACTGTGCTAGGTCCCAATAATTTAAATCCAGGCGATGTTTTTGAAGTTGAAAAAGAAATCATGAATGCGATTGTTTGCACAGATGTCACTATGAGTACAGATAGTTATAATAAGATTGGTGCTGAAGAAGCTGAAGAAAAATATGGATTTGATTGGAAAAAATTTACAAAAGAACTTGGTTATCATACAACTCCTGCTTTTTTTATTACTTCAAGTCCAAATTATTTAAAGTGTGGCACAAAATTATTGTTAGATGAATGGGATTCAAATAAATGGAGGACTTATTGGATATATATATTTGCTGTTAAAATAGCTAGAATGACACGTGACTGGGAAACAGTCGTGTTTGATTTTTTTGGAAGTTTTGAACGTGGTCAAGAGGCAATCAACATAAGTGATGCTGTGAGTGCATCTTTATATATGTCAGTTCCATTCAATACATTCTTGACAAACCAATACGTAGAAAAATATGAACGACCACAGAATGTTAAATATGTTCAAACTATGTGCAACGACTTAAAAATTGTTTTTACTAGAATTATGAAACGTAATACATGGTTATCGCCATCAACGAAAAAATATGCCCTCAATAAATTAAAACACATGAAATTTGTAATAGCAAAACCAGAAGAGTTGAGAGAAGACCCTATTCTTGATTATGGTAATAGTTTGATTGAAAATATGGATAAAATTCATGCTTGGCGACATGAACAATATTTAAAACTTGATGGAAAACCAGTTGTTGATATTCCCGTTATGGATTGGACTCAGTATCCTGTAAAAATGATTGGTACGCAAGCGTATACCGTTAACGCATCTTATACTCCTGGAAAAAATAGTATTTATATAAACTTGGGTTATATACAAAAACCATTCGTTGACTTAGATGAACGTGGAATTGAATACAATTTAGCACATCTTGGGTTCACAATCGGCCACGAAATGGGCCATGGCTTTGACGATTGGGGAAGTCAATATGATTATAAAGGTAATTTACATAGTTGGTGGACTGAAAGTGATAAAAAACATTTCAAAAGAGTTCAAGATGATGTGATAAAGCAATATGAGGAATTTGCAAAACGTGATGGTATCACATTTGACGCATCAATCGGAGTTGGTGAAGATTTAGCTGATATTGTTGGTTTAGCTATATGCGATGAATATTTGCGAGACTATCAAGAAAATAATGAAGATATTACACCTATTCAAACATTATCATTTGAAGCTTTTTATACTTATTTTGCTGTTCAACAAAGACAACAAGTTAGTAAAAAGGCACTTGCTGCACAATTAAAAACAAATCCACATCCACTTGATAAATATAGATGTAATGTTCCTTTATCAAGGTCGCAAATATTCCGTGCACTTTATAATGTTAAAAAGGGAGATGGTATGTGGTGGCATAACACAAATACGGTTTGGTAGAAATATCAAAAATAAAACATAAATAAACAACATAATTTATTTCATTTAAATAAAAATTGAAAATGAAATAAACATAATTTAATAAATCAAATTATAGACAGCAACATGGCATCTTCTCAAGATATCGCACTCGCAAATAAATACCAACAGAAAACCGATTTGGAACATATTCTTGCGAATCCAGATACTTATGTTGGTTCTATTGAGAATGTGGATGCATTCATTTGGCTTATGAATGAATTAGGTGATAAAATTGTAGAAAGAAATATTATTTATATTCCTGCTCTTTTCAAATTGTTTGATGAGGGTATCGTAAATTGTAGAGACCATGTTGTACGTATGCAACAAGCCTTAAATAATAATGTTCCAAACACTCTACCTGTATCATACATTGATATATCTGTGAATGATGATGGTTCAATCTCTATGACCAACGATGGTAACGGAATTGATATTGCCGAACATCCCGAATATAAAATTTGGATTCCTGAACTTATTTTCGGTCATTTGCGCACCTCTACTAATTATGACAAGACCGAGAAAAAGATAGTTGGTGGTAAGAACGGATTCGGTTTCAAGTTAGTACTAATCTGGTCAACAGAAGGTTCAGTTGAAACCGTTGACCATGTTCGTGGCTTGAAATACGTTCAAGAATTCAAGAATAATCTTAGTGTGATTGGAAAGCCAGTCATTACCAAATGCAAATCCAAACCTTATACAAAGATTACCTTCAAACCAGATTATGCCCGTCTAGGTATTTCTGGTTTATCTAGCGATATGATTTCTCTATTAAAGAAACGTGTTTATGATATTGCCGCTATAACCGATAAGTCAATCAAAGTAAAGTATAATTCTCAAATTATTCCAGTTAAGAACTTTCAACAATATATTGATATGTATATTGGTGCGAAGGATATTGCGCCACGTGTATACGAAGGTGCGTCTGAAGAACGTTGGGAATATGCAGTCGCTCTTTCACCTAACCATGAATTTATTCAAGTAAGTTTTGTGAACGGCATCCATACTTCCAAGGGTGGAAAGCACGTTGATTATATTCTAGGACAAATTACTAGAAAATTGGCAGCGTTCATAGAAAAGAAAAAGAAGATTACGGTGAATGCTAATAGTATCAAGGAGCAGTTGATTTTATTCTTGCGATGCGATATTGAAAATCCAGCATTTGATAGTCAAACAAAGGATTTCATGAACACACCAAGTAACAAGTTTGGTTCCACATGCACAGTTAGTGATAAGTTTATTGAAAAGGTTGCTAAGATGGGTGTGATGGATGCCGCTTGTGCTATAACCGAAGTAAAGGAAAATAAGGCGGCAAAGAAAACAGATGGAACAAAAACAAAAAATATTCGTGGAATTCCTAAGTTGATTGATGCGAATTGGGCTGGAACAGATAAATCATCCAAGTGTATGATTATCTTTTGTGAGGGCGATTCAGCTAAAGCAGGTATAGTTTCTGGTTTATCTTCAGAAGATAGAAACACGATTGGTGTTTATCCGATGAAAGGTAAAATCTTGAATGTTCGTGGAGAACAAGTCAAGAAGATTGCTGAGAATAAAGAAATCGCAGAAATTAAAAAAATTCTTGGACTAGAAACAGGTAAGGAATATAAGTCTGATGATGATGTTGCGAAGAGCTTAAGATACGGTCGTGTCCTCTTCATGACTGACCAAGATTTAGATGGTAGTCATATCAAGGGTCTTGGTATCAATCTATTCCAATCTGAGTGGCCAACTCTTTCTCAAATTCCAGGATTCATCGGTTTTATGAATACTCCTATTTTGAAAGCTCGTAAGGGTTCTCAAGAATTAGTATTCTATAATGAGGGTGAATATGAGTGTTGGAAGCAAAGTGAAAGTGCAAGCGCAGGAAAAGGTTGGAAGATTAAATATTATAAAGGTTTAGGCACCAGCACAGGTAAGGAGTTTCGTGAATATTTTGAGAAAAAAAAGATTGTAGGATTTAGTCATACTGGAAAAACGAGCGATGACGCGATTGATATGGTATTTAATAAAAAGCGTGCTGATGATAGAAAGGATTGGCTAGAAGAATATAACCGTGAAAGTTATCTTGATACAAACCAAGAGGTTGTTGGTTATGAGGAATTTATTCATAAAGAGTTTATTCACTTTTCCAAATATGATTGTGATAGAAGTATTCCAAACTTGATGGACGGACTTAAGATATCTTTACGTAAAATTTTATTCGCAGCATTCAAAAAAAATTTGATCACAGAAATTAAGGTGGCACAATTTAGTGGTTATGTATCAGAGCATTCTGGATATCATCATGGTGAAGCGTCTTTGAATGCAGCAATTGTTGGTATGGCACAAAATTACGTTGGTTCTAACAATATCAATCTGTTTATGCCGAATGGACAATTTGGAACGAGATTACAAGGAGGAAAAGATAGTGCTTCTGAAAGATATATCTTTACTCAGTTGTCCAAAATAACTCGTGTCATTTTTCCTGAAATGGATGATAAAATTTTGAAGTATTTGAATGACGATGGTTTACCAGTTGAACCGTTATTCTATGCGCCCATTATTCCGATGGTTCTTGTGAATGGTTCTAAGGGGATTGGTACAGGATTCAGTACAGATATTATGTGTTATAATCCTTCAGAAATTATATTATATTTGAAAAATAAATTACAAGGACAAACAAATGTACATATGGATTTTATTCCTTACTATGAAGGATTTCATGGAACCATTTCAAAGTTGGGTCAAGGAAAATTCTTGATTAAGGGAAAATATGAAAAGGTGGCTACTGACAAGATTCGTGTAACTGAATTGCCTGTTGGACTTTGGACAGATGATTTCAAAGAGTATATTGATTCTCTTACAGAAACAACTGATAAGAATGGCAAAAAAGTTGTTCCAGTCGTTAAAGATTTTGATGATATGAGTAAGGACACTACGGTTGATTTTGTTATTACTTTAGCAAAGGGTAAGTTAGATGAGTTGGAATCTGTTCAACTAGAAAACGGATGTAATGGACTTGAAAAGCAATTCAAGTTATTTACGACTGGTTCAACATCTAATATGCATTTGTTTGATGCGAATGATAAGTTGAAGAAATATGCAAATGTTACTGAAATAATTGACGATTATTATGACACTCGTTTGAAATTATATCAAACTCGTAAAGATTATATGATTGATTATTTGACTAAGGAACTTGTTGTTTTATCTAATAAAAGTAAATATATTAAAGAAAATTTGGATGGAACGATTGACCTGCGTCGTAAAAAGCGTGAAGAAGTCAACCAGTTACTTATTCAAAAAAAATATGATATGATTGATGAAGACTCCGATTTCAAGTATTTGGTAAAATTACCTATGGACAGTGTAACGGAAGAGAATGTTGCAAAAATCTTGAAAGAGCATGGAGATAAAGAAGTAGAGTTGGAAAATATTAAGACAAAAACAATTGAAAATATGTGGATGGATGAGTTAGAAACACTTTCTTTAGAATATGAAAAATATAAGGATGAACGTGAACGAAGTATTTCAGGCGTTACAAAAAAGTCGGGCACAAAGATTGTTAAAAAGGCAAAGTTGCAAGTATCTTCTTAAAGTATAAAAAATAAAAATATAAAAAATATAAAAAATAAATATTTGTTTAAAAATTATTATATTTGTATTTATTAAATGTCATCAAATTTTTTTTATAATAACACTGATTTGAATACATTATTTGCTTTATATGATTCAACATATTGTTGTGGGGGTGCTACAACATCTATTCAAAAAAACAGTCAAGATTTAAACACAGTATTTGCGGGTTCAGATGGAATTTTAGCTAATAATCATACAAATGTGAATGGCGTTACCGGTGCAATTCGTTCAAATAATGTAGACATTCTCTCTTTTTTTATTAAGCCTAATTCAGTTTTTTCAAGTGCACTTATAGTTGGAACTACTGGTTCAAATGGAATTAATTCAACTGGATATATAAATTTATCAGCAGGACCAATATTAATAAATTATAGCGATAGTTCTGAGTTTTCAGCTACATTTAGTCGTGGTGCTACAAGTTTTAACCCTAATGGATATGTTGTTGGAAATACATATACTTGGACAGCTACCGCTGGTTCTGCGTACTTAGGTGCGACTGGAACATTTGTTGGCTAGGGTTCTTTAAGTATGTTTATTAAATATATTATTCAAAAACTTAAAGGAGTGCGGGATTGCTGGTCGCATTCTTAACACCAGATTATAACCTTTCTTTTTTATTCCAACCCATAATTCCCCCTTATTTTTACTTCTCAAGAATCAAACAAAGAGAGAAAAAGGTTTCAAAATTCTATTTTAATCATCATGAAAAATATAATTGAATTAATTATTTTTAATTATATTTTTTAATTATATTTTTTAATTATATTTTTTATTTTATTATTATTTTATTTACGGTGTCTTCGTCTTTTATGTGTTTGTCTTCTTCTTCTTTTTCCTGATTTTCTGGTTCTTCTTCTGTATCCACCAAGAGTTTTGCTTCTCGGACCTAATCCGCTGTTTGCTGTTCTCGTAACGTCTGAATACAAATCCGTTTGAGTAACAACACCCCCTTCGCCACGACGATCTATTATTTGTTGTAATAATCTGATTGTTTCTGGTTCTCTCATTAATGCATCTGACATTCTTTGAAACTCTTCAAGATTATTATCAAAGGTTTCTTGTAATTCCCTCCTAATTTGTTGTGGTGATGTACCTTTTATTTCGGCAACTGTTTGTACCAACTGATTTAATTGTTGTAAAGCTGTGTTCATAGCAGTCAACGCTCTTTGTCTATCCTCTTCTGTTTGAAGTTCTAATGCTTGTTCTTGAACTGCTAATGCTTCTTGTTCTTGTGCCTCTATTTCAGCAACTGGTATTAAATCAGGGTGTCCCATCGTCAAATATTGTAATGGATTTGCATTTCCTAATTCAGTCATAAATTCATTTACAGCACCAGTTACAATTTCTCTTGCTCTTTCATCGTACACACAACTTGTTACTGCAGCAGCTGCTAGAGCCGCTGTTCCAGCCATTGCAGTTGTTCGTTGTCCTTCAGGCACCATTCTTAATAATAAATTTGTCATCATATTTATTCCAGCCATCGTTAATCTATACGAATTTGCAGCATCACGTCCTCCTGCTCCAAGAATTCGTCCCAAACTTGTTGCCGTTAATCCCACAAATCCACCAGCATTGGATAAAATTTGCCATACTAAATCAAACGCACCACGTGATACTGTTAAAGCTGAATTTAATGTTGTAGTCAACGTATCACTATTACCAATAGCAATTAAACCACCTACACTTATTATAGGAACTAATGCTTGAGCACATATTCTTGGATAATCTACTTGAGCAGCAGTATTTAATCCTTCGGTTGCTCTTTCTCTCATTCTTGTTAATACTGCACTGGATGCCGTTAATAATAAATCCATATTATGCATCGTTCTTTCAAGAATATTTTCATTAGTTGATTCATTAACTACACCTATATTAAGAGGTCGTTCTTCTACAACCACCATTTGTTCTACCGGCGCTTGTTCATTTATAACTGCGAGTGCTTGTTGAACTTCTGGTTGTTCAAATGCTTCTTCAACGCGTTGTGCAACGTTACGTTCTTCTTTTCCTTCTTCTCCTCTGTCTCTTTTGAAGCCCGACGTTTGTTCTTCTTGTTCCATTCCACCGCGTTTAGATTGCCTCCTTCTTATATGTTTTCCTCTAGATTTTGATTTTCTACGTATGCCCATCAAATTATTATATATATTATTTTGATATAATAATTTTATTTATTCAGTTAGCTAAATATTTTTTTTTACAATTATATTATATAGATTATGAAAAATATGAAACGAAATACAAAATTCAAGAAAAAAAATTCAAATAAACGAAGAACATTAAAAGCAGGTAAGACATTTTCAGAAAGCGAACCAGTCAACTTATTTTACGAATCAAAACAAGTTTTATGTAATATTTGTAACCATAATGTTTATGAAGAAATAACTGGAATTCTCGGTAAATCAAAAGTTCGGTCAGGAGTTGGGGATTTTTTTTTCGGTTCTATAGCAGGAGTTGTTGATAGTACATCTATAATTACTTATGTATGTAAACGTTGTGGTAATTGTAAAATAATTAGAAATTCATCGGATAGACTTGTTAGAGGTGTTCCTGCTAGTTCCATTCAATCTAGTTCTAATAATAATTTAGAACAAAAATCATTAGAACCATGATTTTAATTTAAGTTGTTTATCGTTATTTTGTGACATGACTGGCGGGTCCATCGGTTTATACATCGTACTCGCATCTATCAAATATTTATGATAACCTGTCGCTTCTGAATAAACTTGATTTATACAATAATCCCAAACTATCTTATTTAATTCGTTCACTTGTTGCGAAACATGCGTAGGTTGATTCGCTGCATGTTGTAAAAATACACTTCGCATTATTATCTTAAGTGTATCACCATCTTGGTCACTTATAATATATTGACCATTTGATTTATGATAAACCCCTGCTCTTATTCCATTTTGAATAATTCTCATATTGTTTTGAGAGAAAAAGGTTTGAGATAAGTTAGTATTATCCCATAAACCTTCAGTTGGGTTCCTAAATGTCACACACTGATTGACTGGTATTTTATCATACATTTGAAATAAATCTGTTGTTTTAGGACCATTTATATCTACTCTTCCATTTGATGGTTTAGTATTCATTCTTATTAATAATATATAATAATATAATTATAGTTATAGATTCTATTAATTTTTTATTTTAATTCTTATATTATTATATTATTATATAATGAAATTTATACAAAAAGGAGGGGCTACCGACTTCAAGACCATTACCATTTTAATTTATTTACTTTTTGCAGCATTAATAATTTCACTTATTGTTGCAATAGTTTAAGATTAAGAATCTAATTCAATATTTTATTATAAAATAAAACAAAATATTATATAGTATTATTTTATAATAATGAATTTTCAATCAACCGTTTTAATAATTGCAGTTATATTGCTTATTATTTGTATAACTTTAATAGGAATATCCATATCTAAATCAAAAAATTCCCTTCAATGGCCACCTAAGACAGCAATTTGTCCTGATTATTGGACAGACTTGGGCGAAAACGGTTCTAAATGTACAAATTTAGGAGAAAAATATGGAAACGGTAAAATTAAAGAAATGAATTTTAGTGTCGCACCATATGTAGGTAAAGACTCGGCTTGTGCAAAATATAGATGGGCTAATAGTAATGGAATTTTATGGGATGGAATTACGTCTGGTTCTATGAATCCATGCGACCCATCTTATAACATATTAATGGGAAATGACTAATAATTCAATTTATTATAACAGACAAATATTTTACATTATAATTCACGTTATAATTGACGTTATATTACACTAAAAATATATATTATATATTATATTATATATAATATATAGTTTTAATTTTATGGAAATTTGCAATAAATTTATAATAGGAGTTCCTTATTGTGAAATATATAAACCATATTTCATAAAATGTCTAACTTCTTTAGAATCACAAAATTATAATAATATTGAAATTATAATTATCGTTGATGGATTTTCAAGCGACCTTAAAGAACTTTATAAATTTATTGAAAAAAAAAAAATTTATACAATTTTCATTTTTAAAGAAAATAATGGTCCTGCGTTTAGTAAATGGATATTAATAAAATATATTAAAAATAATATTCATAAATATAGTTACAACGATATTTTTTGTATTTTAGACGGTGATGATTATATAGAAAATGATGCTTTACGCATTATAAATGACTTATTTCAAAAAAAAAAGTGTTGGATTACCTTTGGAAACGCTAAAGGAAAATTTTGTGATTTTGTTATTCCAGAAAATTACAATTCTTGGTTGAATATAAGAAAGGAAAAATGGATATATAATCATTTAAGATGCTTTAAATTACATTTATTATTAAATTTTGTAGAATCTGATTTTAAGATGGACAACAAATGGTTGACAAAAGGAACAGATAGACCACTCGTATACAATTGCACAGAAATGGCAGGATTTGATAGATGTGTTTTCAACGAAAAAATTATTTATAATTATATGGAACACGAAAATAACTCATATAAAACTGTTGATTATAAAACAAAAATGACTCAAATAAATTATTTAAGTAATATTGTTCCCAAACCAAAAATTATAGAAGATATACACATAGTAATGTGTGTTTATAAACGAGTTGATAATTTTGAACAGCAAATAAATAATTTAAACAACCAAACAGTTTCTAATAGAATTGTATTACACGTAATAAATAATAATACCGAAAATAAAAATATGCATAACCAAATGTTAAAATCTAAAAACTTACAATTCCGTTATAATGTATATGAACATGATAATAAATATTATGGATTTCAGAGATTTTTAACTATAAGAGATGTTTTGTTAAAAAAATATATTTTGGATTATGTTATTATGATTGATGATGACCAACTATTTGATGAAGATTGGGTAGAAAAAATGTATAATTTGAGAACACCGCAGAGATATTTTTCTTGGTATGTCAAAAAATGGAATAATTATAATTTAGATTATTGGAATGGTTCTCTAATACTTAGTCATGAATGTAAATATAATGTACCTAAAGAATTAGATAATTTTCATTTTGGAGCAACTTGTGGATGTATAATTGATGTAAATATTTTTAATGAAAATACTGAATTATGGAATATTCCAACTGATCTTCCAAATGATGTAACTGTTTATAATATAGAAGATTTATGGTTATCATATGTAATATTAAATCATTACAAATGGAAAATAAAACGCACGTTTTTACCAGAAAAATATTCTTTTAATCAAAAGAATTCTGCTTCGGATGCTGTATCATTATGGCATCAGTTGAAAAATCAAAAAACATTTTTATTTAATAAATTATTTACAAATTATATTAAAAATGAAAAAAAACAAGAATGTTAATTTACAATAAAATAATATAAAATAATATAAAATAATATATATGACGAAATATGTATCCTTAATAGTGTCACATAACAATAGAATACAATGTTTGTTAGATAAATTAGTAAAAAACAATAATCAAGTTAAAATTCGTTTTCAAAATTGTGCTATTCTTCGTTTATCTATAAATAAAAATAATTGGAAGATAGAACTTGTATATTCAGGAGAATTAAGTAGTTCAGAACAAACAAAAGTATCTCAAAAAAACCCTTATTATACTACATTTGATGCATACAATAAAACGCCAAATAAATCTGGTTATAAAGTTTTTGATAATTATGATTTTCCTATTTTTGATTATAGAGGTGCTAACGATTTATTTTACGACAATTTAAATTTAAAAATAAATGATATAGGTGAAGACGAATACGTTTTTTATATTGTAAGGCATGGACAAAGCGAACATAATAAATCTTATAATTTAGGATTCACTAAAATTAGTTCTACATTCGGTTTAAAAAAAGATACACATGTTACTAGTTCTGGCGAAAATCAAGCTTTTAAAGCGGGTAAAGAATTATTTGGTATATTAAAGGAAAGATTCAAAGAAGATATAAACGTATGGTTTGCTAGTGATTTATTCAGAACTCGTCAAACCATTACTGAAATAATTGCTGGAATTAACAACGCATCTGGATTTAAATACATGCCAAATTTATCTCAAATCGTTATTTTACCTTGTTCTAGTGAAATTAATACATCTGGTAACGGGAATGGTGACTGTGATTCCGCTTCCGCTAGTAGCATGAGTTTATCTAAAATATCCAGAGAAAATTATCCAGAGTGCACAAAATCTGATATCGTGGATAACGAACAAAATAGAAATTCTTTAAAAGGATGTTTCAAGATTGAAAGTATACCTTTGTTTTGGGATTTTTATTTATTATTTTATGGAAATGATATACGTGGTCAGAATGATACTATTTATGGAACATTAACATCTCGTAGGTATCAACAAAATCAATTGAAGCAATTATGCAGAAACACTAATATGATTTCTATGGCTATATTTTACATAAAATATTATAAACTATATGAGTATTATAATACAGATGCCGAAGGAAAAAATGCATTTAATCAAAGTTTGAAAAACCACATTGAAATTTATATAAAAGAGAGAAACGAAAAAAAACCTCTTGTTTACGATGAAAGTTTAAATTCAACCTGGAGTGAAAACTTAGGATATGGTGGAAAATCTATAAGCAAATTTAATAGAAAATCAAAAAATAGAAAATCAAAAAATAGAAAATCAAATAGAAAACCAAAAAATAGAAAATATAAAAAAACTAGAAAAAACTAACTTTTATCTATATCTATATTATATTATATTATATTATATTATATAATGACTTCAAACAATCATCACGAATTAAATTTGTCATATATTAAATTGTTACCTGAGGAAACTGAAATCATTATTAAAGAATTTATATCAGTCAACACTCTATGTTTTTTAAACAAAACATACTATATAAAATATCACAAAAATGTTAAAAAATGGATTATGTCTAAAAATTTGTATGATAATTATATTAGACATGTGTTAAGAAACGATAATGAGTTTGTTTTTAAATTAATATTAAAAGAAAATGCTCTAAGATGGTTCAGAATGAAAAAATACAAATATTCTAATAAAATTTTTCCAAATTATTGTTGTTTTATAGATAAATTTTGTCTAGATAATGAATCAACTAAATGTAGAGACTTGATTAAAAAACATATAAATCTATTAAAATAATCAAGAGACATTTTTTGTATTTTGTATTTTGTATTTTTTTGGGTTTGAGTTAAAATCGGTATAAAAAGAATACTATTACAAATATAATATGGATGAATTAAATATGAATGAAATTTTAAACAGACAACAAAATGTTACACGAATGAAAGAAATATTGAATGATTTTGAATTGAATAAGCATAATCATTCTTTTAAAAAAGGCATTTATATATACGGTGAACCTGGAACAGGTAAAACCACATTTGCGATAGATATATTAAAAGAAATGAATTATGATATAGTTCGTTATGATGCGGGTGATATTCGTAATAAATCCATTATTGATACCATTACCAAACATAATATGTCAGATAAAAATATTATGAGTATGTTCAATAAAAATATAAAAAAAATAGCGATTGTTATGGATGAAATTGATGGAATGAACAATGGTGATAAGGGTGGAATAAATACTTTAATAAAACTTATTAGACCAAAAAAAACAAAAAAACAGAAGTTAGAAGAAGTTACTTTGAACCCTATTATTTGTATTGGAAACTATTATATTGATAAAAAAATAAAAGAACTTATGAAAGTATGTAATACGATTGAATTGAAAACGCCAAATATTCCGCAAATGAGTAATATTATTACAAAAATAATGCCATCGTTGGATGACTCTTTGCAAAAAAACATAATACAGTTTGTTCAGAACGATTTACGAAAATTAAAAAGTATTTACACCATTTATAAAAATGATAATAGTATTTTAAAAAATAATATAATTCAAAATGTATTTCAAATAAAAACATATAATGATGACACCAAAAACATAACACAAAAATTAATCAATAATAATTATAATTTAAATGAACATTTATCTGTTATGAATGAAACTGATAGAACAATAGTTGGTTTATTATGGCATGAAAATATTGTAGATGTTTTAGGAAAATTAAAACCTAATATTTCTATTCCTTTATATTTAAAACTATTAAATAATATGTGTTTCGCTGATTATATTGATAGAATCACTTTTCAGAAACAAATTTGGCAGTTCAACGAAATGAGTTCCATCATAAAAACATTCCATAATAATAAAATTTATCATGATTCTATTAAAAAAAAACCAAAATATAATCCACAAGAAGTGCGATTTACTAAAGTATTAACTAAATATTCAACTGAATATAATAACTCTTTATTTATTCAAAATCTATGTCAACAACTCGGTATGGATAAAAAAGATATGTTTGCATTTTTCTTAGATTTAAGAACAAAATACAATGATAATGAGTTGGTTTCTTTATTTGAAAATTACGATATCACAAAATTGGATATTAATCGCATTTATAGGTACTTAGATAAATATACCAAAGTTGATGTTGAAGTAGATGAAGTTTGTGACGATAAATCTCTTGATAATAATTCTGATAATGACGATTAGAATATATTATCCCAGTCTTTGAACAAACCACCAGCTTTTAGATTTAATTTATATTTTGATTCTTCTTCCTTTTTGCCTATACACGTTTCATATGATTCAATTTCTTTTAATTTTTCTATTTCAGAAACGTCCTTTTTCAATAATTTTTTCAATAATTTTAATTTATGCATATTTTTTCCAATATTAGATAATACAATTATCTCTTCGTCATTTGTCATAAAAGGTGATGATACTTCGTAATTTCTTAAATTTAATTTTTTGATTGGCAAATTATTTGTTATGTTGTATCTATTATCGTTGCCATCGTAAATATTATTTGTACTTTTCAAACGCGTAATTATATTTAATAAAATTTTATTGTTTCTTTTAAAAACAATACAATTTATATTCATAATTAAAAAAATAAATAAGAATATCTTCATCTTATTTATATTTTGTTATATTTATTTTGTTATATTTATCTTATTATCTTTATACTCTTTGTTTTCCTAATAATAGTTATTATTTTAACTTAATTGACAGTAATAAATCTTGAAAGAGGTGTTTGCTTCTCAACCCGCTTTCCTGCATTAAATTGTTTGGTTAAAATTTTTTGCTTTATTTCCTTATCAACTCTATTTCCCATGTGTCGTTCATATTGTTCTACGTTTTCGTAAAATAACGTCACAGGTTCAGGACCAAATTCACCTGTGCAATTTTTAGTCTTGAAATACAAATCTTCATCACTTGAACCAACCCGATGCCCGTAATATTTTTCTCCGGTCACAGCGTTTCTAATAGTTGTTCCAATTTGCCCAGAACCAAAAACGAGAAATTTAATCATTCGGGGTCCAGTTGCTTCTGGATTTGGCATTTTCTTAACAAAACACAACTTATCGTCCTTATCAATATCCATACTTGCCATATAATCCGCTACCTTGTCTCTATTATTTGACTTGGATGGCAATTCACTATAATCATTCTCGCCATAGAAATCCTGCTCATAGTCGTACTTGCTCATAGCTATTACCTTGACTGTATTGTTATATATATTTAATATATACTTTTAAGTCAATTTTTTTATTATTTAATTTGATAACTAGAATCTAGTTGAATCGTTGTTGGATTACAATTGCGTTTTTTTTTCTGCTATAGATTTTTGAATTATTTCTCTCATTTTATTTTCCAAATACTCTATTTTTGTTTTCATCATGTTATTTTCTTGAAGTAAATTATTAATAATTTGGCTTTGTTCTGATAATTTATTTTCGTATATTTGATTATTTTGTTGTTTTTGTCTCGCCATTTCTTCTCGTTGCTTTGTTATTTCCGCCATTTGTTTAAACACCTCTGGTTTATGTTCAGGTCTTCCAGGTTCATATATTCCTAATATAGTATCTATCTCATCCATAAAAAACTGTTTAATATTCGGTTCTTTTACAAAATCATCAATCGTTTTTTCAGATAAAGTCACATAAGGATTTGGTAGTTGTTCTAGTAATTGTTTTTTATCAAAAGAGTTATGTATATGTGAAAAAACCAATATACTTTTCATAGAATCTAATTGTACGAATGGTATCGTATAGTTTTTTAAAAAGAGTCTTTCTTCAGCTAATGCCGCATTATCATCATATTTAGTTTGTTTTAATAATTCTCTACGGAATGCAAAAGTAGCCGCTGTTGAGTGATTTGCTCCATAAGGTCCAAATTTATACATCTTATGTATATGTTTAAAATAAATATACATCTCACTTGAACCAGCACATAATGCTTTCGGATTTTTTTGTAAAGTTTCTACAGCATGCGATACTCTTTCCGCTGGATAATAATCGTCGTCATCCATATATATAATAATTTCTCCTTTGGATTTTTCATGCATTAAATTACGTTTTTTACCCAAATTCATCTTAGTATCATATTTGAAATATTTTACTTGTGGTATATTTTTCACCAAATCTTCTATTTTATCTGTTCCATCATCTATTATTATCCATTCCATTCTGTCTTTTGGATATGTTTGATTATTAAAACATTCTATTATCATCGGATAAAATGGACGTCTATTGAATGTTGGTGTACAAATACTTACAAAAGGTAGTAAGTTTGATGATTGTGGTTTTTTATTTTTTCCCATTCTTATCCAAAAACTTATTATAAATATAATAACTGCAATTATATTTATATTCAAAATTAAATTTATATTTAACTAAATTATTTTCAACTTATTAGTATTCTATAATATTTTCCATATTCTCTCCCACATCGTAGGTTCATGAATCGGTTCGCCTTTTACTGTCGGTATGCATTTTTTTACAGCTTGAACATAATCACCTAATCCATATGTGGAATTATCTGGTGATTTTGGTAAATATTTATGATAAATAGGAGTAAAGAAATATAATATAATACACGCCACTAGAGCAACAAACGCAGCATAACCACCAAAATTGCTACTTGCGGATAAAATAACAATTAGAGACATTATAACCATAATAATATTTAATTTAAATTTCAATACATGTTTTATTGTTTCGTATAAATTATATTTTTGGTCATTTTTCGTATATTTTGACCTCATAAATAAGGGAAAAAATAAACAAAATAAAGATATTAAACAAGATGTTATAGGAATAATTAACCACGAACCTGCTATAAAAAATAACACTATAAAAACCCAAATATAAAATATAAACCATAAAATATTAAAAAATGTCCAAATATTTCCATTCTTCCAGTTCACTTTATGTATTCCTTCAGTATCAGTTTCTTTATTTTTATCATCCTTTTCACTGAATAATAAATATATATTATAAAACCATAAAAGTGACATATAAAGTCCATTTACGACAAACGTAAGTAGAGTAGTAAAAAATAAAATATAAGGTGATAATAATATATACATTGTTTCGGTCAATATAGAGTTCATAAAATTATTTATATTATTTGTAATAGTGAAGTTACATGCTATTAACTCTTGTAAAATTGTAGCAATATATAATTTATATATATTTGTATTTTCACCATTCGTCCATTTATGTAATATTTCAAAGGTGTCATTTATTATTTTGAAATTTTCTTGCAAGGGGAATTTAATTTTTGTAGACCAAGCACCTTTATCTGTTTTAACAACATTTATATCAATTGGTATTTCTTGAATAGGCACATCCATATTTGTATATGGTTTGAAATATGAACATGTTGGTAATATATTTGCTTGTGCTACCTTTCCAGAATATAAACCTAATGAACCAATTATTATCAATATTCCAAAATAAATTAATATAGTAAAAATAGACATAAAAAAATTAGCAAATTTTGACCCAGTGCTTGATGACGATGATTGTTCTTTTTGTTGTTGTTTTTTCTTTTCATCTATTTTTGAAGTTGCAGGCATAATACTATAATAAAATGATATAAAAATTTATAAAATAAATTGCTAAAACCTATAATAATTATCTACCTTTATATAAATATGAATAATCAAAAACTAATCATTCTATCATTCATTATTTTAATATTATTTATAGGAATTATTCGTTGGTGGAATTATTTATTAAGTGATGGTTATATAATTGAAAATATGACAAATAGTACCAATTTTGAAAAATATAATTCTTCAACTAATTATCCAGTTGAAGTCCCTTTAACTTCAACCATAACATGTAAAAATATGTGTGGACCAAATGATAGATGTTATTTAACAGGTGAACAGTGTACTTCTGATATAGATTGTTATGGATGTAGACCAACTTTTAATAATTATCTTGAAAATAAACAAAAAGACACAAATTATTTATTATTTGAAGATTCGGATGAAACTACAATTTATGACGATATTGGTAATTTGCAGAAAAAAACATATAGCAAAGATAAAGATACTTCTAATAAGGTTACTTTAAAATCAAATAAAGAACAAAAACCAAAATATGCGCTTTCTACTAGAGAAGCTGCCGACCTTTTCAAAGTTCAAAATATGAAATTTGTAAATATGCATGGTGATAATGATGCTGGAAAATTAACATCAGCTGTTACTCCCAATTATTCTATTCTAACAACCGATATAGGAACTAAAGCTAGAGTTATAAATACAAAGGATTCTAAACCACCATCTTATTATCAAGGTGTAAACACATGGAGAGATACTTTTGATGAAGGTTCAAAGTTATTTGATAAGAGATATACTCCAACTGCATCACAATTTACACCTAATTATCCTAAAAGACCGACGTTATCAGGTGAATTTATAGATGATGGACCTTTAGCTGCGAATGAATTTTTATAATGTTTCTAATTTAGTTTTCTAATTTAATTTATTGATAGCAACTTCTTTGCTTACATTACGAATAATTTTATTGAAATTCTTATCATCTTCTTCTATTGTTGAGCCACCAGTTGCATTTATTATTATGTTATGATATTCCATGTGTTTTTTACTATCATAATCATCTGACTCGGGGTATTCTTCTTTCCATTCATTCAGTTGTTTTAAATTTTTAGCTGCAATAAATTTGATAGCTTTTTTCATTCTATCTTTTTCATTCGTGTCTTTTTCCCAGGAATCTTGGTCTTTTACATATAATACTTCTCTCTTTAAATCACTACAATGAATTGGACGTTTAAACACATCCAATTCTTTGAGCCCTCTAATGAATATTTTTGAGATTCCTTCTGTATAACCAATCCTACCAACCATATCTAAATCACTCAGTTTCACTTGTAACTGATTGATGAAATCCATAATATTGAGAGCATCTTTGCATTTTTCATTCAAGAAAAAGTTGAGGTTGAAATTATTATTATTTGTAGTATTGTTATTGGTGATATTGGTAATTTGATTTTGACTCTTTTCTGCGAGTTCTATTAGTTTTTTATTTTGTTCTATTAATAGCTCTTTTAGCTCTTTGTTTTCTTTTAACTGTTCTTGAAATAATTCTGTTATAACTTCCAATTGGCTTAAATTTTTGGTTTCTTTTATTTTTTCTTCTAGGTTTTCATCATGTTTTTCACTGTCTTCGTTGTCTTTTTTTGGTTCTTCTTTGCATTTTTTTTTATGACGCCATAAACCTGAATTATCTTTATAACTTTTGTTACAGTTTTGGCAAACAAATCTAGAGCAGAATTTGGGCAGAATTTCGTTGACATTTATTGATTTTATATGTTTTGCTGACAATAAATGGTCGTTATAACTACTTTTTTTAGACGTAGTATAGTCACAATTTTTGCAAAAATATTTTGAGCAGATTTTGGGCAGAATTTTATTGCTTGGGATTGCCATATATTAGCAATAGAAATTCTGCCTAAACCCTTTTCCAAAATAGTATAAAAATTTTATGGTAACAACATTTTCATTATTTTTTTTGGATTTATGAGCAAGATGCTCTGATTTTGAAAAAGGGAGGTTTTTTAACGCCCAAAATCCCCCCAAATTCGAAAATTGGACATTTATTTTGTCCATTTTTGAAATTTGCGAACACTTTTGACCCTCGATTTTTTGGAGATTTTCTTTAAGCCCTCTTTTTAAATATATATTACACATCGTCGTCCTTTACTACTATAGCAGTGATTTCTTTTTTGTAATGATTTTATGCTAGTTTCATCAATACAAATGATATCTTCTATTTTATATTTTTTCACTTCCTCATAAAATTCTTTTATTTTTGAATTTATATCAATATCTTTACCAAATCTCTTTATTGGTTCATGTATTATTCGTGTAAGTTTCAAATTAACATTATTATTATTTATTACCCTATAAAGTTGCGTTATAGATATATCAGCATCCTTATATTTATCTTGTAATTTTTGTTTCAAATCTTGTAATGTAATCGCTTATTCTTTTTGATTTCATCCAATAAAAACCTAACATATTCCTTTTTAACTTTGTATGCAACTGGATCTAGATAATGAATATTAACATTTCCTTCTTTTTTATATCGTTCAACCCAACGCATTAAACTTCTAGGCGAACATTTGAAAATCTTACATACTTCTTCTTGTGTTTTATCTTCAACTAAATAATAATTGACAGCAGTTAATTTATAATCTGTGCTTTTGTGATATGGCATATATAATAATTTGATATTTATAAAATATAAAATATAATATATATTCAAAATGAGCGATGGAAATATTATTTTAATAGATATAGATATTCATTCTGACGATAAACGGATGAAAGATAAATTAAAAAAGTTTGTGGAGAACTATAAAAGACATAGTGATAAATTATGCAAACATTTATCATATGCAACCGACCTTCCTGTTCCGGATTCTATCGGAAAATACAAAGAATATGAATATGAAAATGGAAAATACAAATATGAAAATGGAAAAATATATTATTTATTTGATAAAACCAAAACCGAAATTGTTGCTTTTGCAATAACAAGCACAGACCACTACAATATCACGACTTTAAATTGGTTATGTTCATCAAACAATATTGATAAAAAAACAACTAAAATGGATGGAAAGCCTTTAGGTATATATTTATTAGACCATGTATATGACAAATGTGTAAAAGAGAAGAACGGCATACTCAAAATACAACCAGCGAATGAAAAACTTGTTTCTTATTATTCAAACTGGAAAACTCCTAGCTTACCTTCTGAAGATGTAGGAATTATTGAGTCTTTGCCTGATACATTTTTTAATACAGGTGTATATCTAGTATATTTTGACAAAGAATTGGACTTAAGCAACGAACAAATAAATGATTGTATTTATGATATTAGGAATTTTGAAGAATTATGTGGGAATTTAGGATTACGACCTTATGATGTAAGACAGGAATATAAAACCACAGAATCAATAAAGAGTTATTTAGAACAAATTATAGGTAAACTAGCTGACCCAGATTATAGAGTAATGTTTGAACATAAGCTTGATACATTTAACTATTGCAGTATGTTCCAAGTTCAAAAAGAATTGCAAAAAATATATCTAGAAAAAATAAATAAAACAATAATGCCCAAAATAGAAAGAAGTATTGTTTTGCGAACAATAGATATTATTGAAGATGCTAAAAATGGTTACAAAGAATTAAAAGAATTTTTTAAAAATTTTAAAATTTATTATTTTTCAGAAAAATTATGCGTTGACTCAAGTACACCAAATTCAGAACCCCTTCTTATTCCAACAAAACTATCTCAATACGAAGGTTATACAAAAATACATTATTTATTTGATGAAAACAACGAAGAAATCGTCGCATTTGCTGTAATCAATCAAAACGACCCAAACAATAAAATTACTTCATTATCATATTTGTGTTCTTCCATTAATATTGATAAAAACAAAGACAAAATGGTTGGAAAGCCTTTAGGTATATATTTATTATACCATGTATATGATGAATATGTAAATAAAAACGAAGGAGGCGTACTCAAAATAGAACCAGCAAATGAAAAACTCGTTGATTATTATTCAAAATGGAAAACACCTAGTTTACCTTCTATTGTAGAAGGAAAAGAAGTTGGAATAATAAAATCCAAACCAGACATTATATTTGACACTGGAAGCTACATGGTTTATTTTAATAAAGATACACCATTATCTGACATACAAATAGAACGTTTAATTCATAACATTAATGATTTTGAATATATATGCAATGAATTAGATTTGAAGCCAAATGATGTATTAAAAATAGATAAAGAAAAAAGAAAAGATTTTTTACATGAACGAGCTGCAGACAAAGCAGACAAAGAATATGATTATTCAGAAACGATAGACAATATTCATTATTATACGATTGATGATATTAAGGAATCATTAGCCGAAGTGTATAAAATAAAAGAACAAGCGGGTGGAGAATATAAAACCAGAAAAACAAAAAAAAACAGAAAGAGAAAGAATCAAAAGACAAGAAACCAAAAATGTAAAAAAAAAGGCAAGACGAGAAAACAAAAAAGAAAAAAACAAAGGCGACACACGAGACGCGGTGGTCTTTAAGCCCTCTTTTTAAATATATATTTAACGATTTTATATATTTAAAGAACCCCAGCTCTAAAACAATTTTCCGATATAAGCAAAATCTTTCAATTTAATGCGAAGTTGATTTATAAAACTCATATCATTATCAGTGACAAATTGACATGATAAAATAACGCGTTTCTGGTTTTTACATAGCTTGGATGCTCTATGATATAAATAATTGCCTTCAAAACAAATGGCATTTTTATTCAGATTCACCTTAACAACCTTATTATTTTCATCTTTATATTCAAATTTAGTGCATGTTAATTCATGTGTGATTGGAATTAGCACTGTAAAAAAACGACCATTATAATAATTATAATCGTAATGCCAATTTATCCAATCTCCTTCTTTTTCATAAATAAGTAAAACACATGATGTTGGATAAGATAAATCAGTTGGATATACTTTGAATCCAAGTAAATCAGAAATCTTATTACATAGTTCGTTTTGATAGAAAGATATTACTTTGGGAGATGTTTTCTCAATATTACTACTTGGAACGGTGACACCTGCTTTATTTGGAAACGCACAATTACCGATATTTTCGGCAAATGATTTGATTTCTACACGTTTTTGAATATCTTTGTTCTTTAACATTCCATTTATTTCCGACATCACCTCTGGTTTTAATTGTATGTCAAATTCTTTTTTCAAACAAAAATTTTCATCGCACTCATATTTTTTTGAATCTATTTTACATGAACCTGAATGATATGCGTATATAATTAATAAAACAACTAATATCACAAAAAATATCAAGACACTTTTTAATAATGATTTTATATTATAATTTGGTTTTTTCATATAATATATAATATAAAACTATAAAAATTATTTTTTATTTTTTCTTGTTTTCAAAAATCTTTTTTTAGATTTCTTCGTTTTTATTCTTTTTGTCATTTTATTTGTTTGTTTGATATTTTTTCTTTTTCTTGTTTTCATTTTTGAACCACCACGTCCATGGATTGAAGGAAATGGAGGAGGCATAACATTCTTATCATGGTTATTATTTAAATCCTGTGAAGTAGCCATAATTGTAACAGGTGTATTATTTTGTAAACCAGTATTTTGTGCACCAATATTTTCAGGTGTAACGCCGGGATTTGGATTAAATGAAGGGGACGCAGGAGCAGGAGCAGGAGCAGGAGCAGGAGCAGGAGCAGGAGCAGGTATTTCATTATTTTTAATTGTATTGTATCTAGTTAAAAAAACATCATTAGAGTCTCTTATTGTATTTTCTATATCTTCTATTTTTTTATCTTTTATATAGTCATTATAAAAATCGTTATAATACTTAATTTTGTAATCATCCATTTTAAACGATATGCATAAATAAAAAAAATCAATCAACGTATAACACATTTCCTCATAAGTTAATTCATCATCTCCACTTCCACCTTTCATAATTTTTCCGCCGGTTTGTTCATGTCTTATTTTATTCATTGGAATAGGCGCTTCTGTAATTTTACCAAAAACATTTGCAAAAACAAAACAATCTTTTGTTCCATATACCATGTGCGAATACAAGTTTAATTGTTCCCTCGGATTGTCAAATTTATTCAATAAAAACATGTTTAAACCCGCAGCAGGTTGATCGCCGTGCATAGCTAAAAATGGATAATAATCAAATATATTCGGTGGTGGTTTACTTATAAAATCACCAAAACTAATTTCATCGGGTTGTTCCGTAAAATAACCATATGGCGAAATAGTATTTTTGTTTTGGACTATATTGCCATAATAACCACCATTTTTAAACATTCCGTTCAGGTATTGCCCAAAATCGCATAATGCTTTCCTTGATGTGTGTATTATATCAATTGTCGGTTCAATTGCCGGCGCCACGGTCGTTATCACTCTCTCTGTCATTGTCGCATTCACTCCGGCTGCCATTCTTCTCACACCTGCCACTCCGAGCAGGCTCAATTCATCGGGTTTGACATATCTCAATAGTGTTCCAAATTTATTGTTGTTATCATTAAATTCTATATCATAATAATAAGCTTCCAACTCATCATCAACTGTTACATTTTCTTGAATGAACAAACTATTATTAATAATTGGGTAGTAATAAGATGTAGTTTTAAGTTCTCCATTTAAACTCCTAGTAATTTCTATTCTATTTGCAATTGTATTACCTTGTTTAACCATAGTTGAATGAAAAATAATATAATTTATACCTTTATCTTTCAATTTAAATTGGATTTTATAACAACCAATCTCTAGTCCAGAGTCATGTTTTAAATTTGATTTTAGTTTACCACAATGTCCAGCATCACATCCGTCGTACAAACTTGCTGGTAAAGATTTGCACGAGTGTGCAATTGTTCCACCAAATGAAATATCAATTTCATTAGGAAATCCTTTTCGTTTTTTAGAGATAGCGGACCCTTGTTCATTATTGGAAGAAACAATGTATGGTTCATCATGTGATATTCCTATCGCATTATTTGATATAAATCTTTTACTAATATTGTGTTCTCTATTATAATCATCATATGAATTTAATTTTTTTTTTGCTAAGTTATAACATTCAAAAGTTCCTGTTTGGTTTGTCTCTATTTTTCCAGTAAAATAATCTAATATTTTTCTTTCATAACCAGATTCGCCTTCACGAAATATACCATTTAATCCTTGAAATAGTTCGGGATTCCCACCTAAACTAATATATTCATTTTGCAATTGTTCTAGCTTACTTTTTAAAAAAACTTTTATTATCTCCTTTAATGTTGTTAATTCACTTTTATTTTTACAATATTTTGTACATTTTTTTGTGTTCCTAAAACCTCTTCTAAAATCATGATATGGGTCTAAAACAAATAGTGTTGTTAAAAATATATAATAATCATGTATATCTAAATCAACAACAAGAGGATCTGCATAAGGAAGGGGTATAATGGTGCGAACCGCATTATATAAGTTTGTATTTTTTTGTCTTAAACCATCATCATCAACACTTGTTGAAATTTTTGAACAATCGTATTTAATCTTTAGTTCAAAGAGTTCAATATCTGGGTTATCATCCAACCAAAGTTTTAATTCAGAAATTGTTGTTAAACATAAATTTTTTTCTAAATAATTAAAATAATTATTTGATTCTTCTCCACTACTACTTTTTACACGCAGTCGCAATGTCCTAGTTTTAGGTTTTTTATAAATTAGAATATAATCAAAACTGCATTTATCTGTTGGAATGGCCATAAATGATTTAATAGATGATAATATGTTATAATCAAGATAAGTATTATTTACAAAATCGTTTCCAATCATGTTTGTAAATGACGTTTTAAAGAAATTTTTGTCTGTTTGTTGTTGATTAATGGGTCTTGACTGGAATATAATAAACTCTTTAAATTTAAAGTCACCATTCTCAATATTTAATGTAAGTTCTGGCATATTGTTTTGTAATTATCTATATTATATAATATAAAACAATATAAAATTATAATAGAAATATTCAATCCTACGTGGCATACATGAGGCCGCAATTACCGCCAATAAAAGTAACTTGATTTATTCTCTCTTCAAACAAAGTTAAGTCATAATTATAATTATAAATTCTCCAAGTTGGCTTATTGATACCAACGATTTGATTACTAACAGGATCACAGATTGCAAGTGATTGTGCATAAGGGTCTAATGTAGGTAGAATGGTAGAAAACTCCAATTCTATTAAGTTAAACCGACTCATATTGATTGCACCAGCGGGTTGAAAATCCAGTGGAGAATTTGACATACCAAAACTATAAAAATATACACCTTCACTTAAATTGCCACCGGTGCGATTCCATTTTTCAACATAATTAAAAACACCTACAGGTTGGTCATTCTCTCTATAATTTCCATCCAATAAGATTCCCATAGAAGTTAAAATAGAATTCCGATTTTCTAAATTATAATTTCCAGTTATATACCAACCAGTCAAATCGCCACTAGCGTTAACACCTGGACCAATATTATTAATAACATAAGAACCATCTGGATTATAACGTGCGATAGGGTATGTTCCATCAGTCGGTGCAGGAGTTATATCATAAGGTAAATAATTATATGGCCAATTTGAGTAATTAGACCATTCATTCCTTAGATTAACATCACTTCTTTGAAAATAAAACATATAATTAGCGACCATACCTACTGAATCTAATTGTACTTTATTTGTTCCAGTGACATTATAGAATTTTTGTCTTCTTACTTGGTTGAATAAGTATTTTTGTTCTTGTAAAGCAAAAACTCTTGATTCTTCATTTGAGAGAAAACAATAAGTACAATTTAAATGAATATCGGCGTTCCATAGAGTGCGTGTATCTGTATAATCAGCAATTCCAAGACCCACCGATGGTGGTGTTTGTAAAAAACGGTAAAATTGCATATACCATAAATTAAAATTAGGTGCAACATAAGGGTAATTATTTTCAGCATCAAATACATCACGAATGCGAAACAGTTCTTGGATTGGACGCATAGTAACATTTATATGTAATTCATTATATTGAAGTGCAACTAGAGGAAAAGCCATTTGTGATTTATAATTAAACCAACTATTCAATGGTATATATAATGTTCTACCACGAATGGATGGTTCCGCACTTCCACCAGGTCCAGCGTAATATGCATTTGGATAAGAGTTAACACGTGCACCAGAGTTTGCAGGGTCATTTAAATTTGGTATATTACCAGTCATACTGTCAAACAAAATTTTTTTGGTTCCAGTTAATTCACGTTCAACTATTAATTTTATATAATCACCTGTATAATCCTGTAATGTTTGATTGCCACAAGTTATAGTAATACGAGAAATCATAAGAGCTCCTAAGTTTTCTATCCATTTGAATTCATAAGGGACCCAATTTCCATCATTTGTCATTTGTCCTGTTTCATCAACGGTAGGTGGCATAATAGGACTCCAAATATTAGGTAGTTCAACACTCAAATAGCAATCCATTAATAAATCAGCATAACGTGGTATTTTAAATGTAAAATTTGATTCTTCGGATAAACGCAACGTTTTAGAACCATCAAAGTCTACTCTAAATTTTTGCATACCGAAATTAGTATAACGCGCATAAGTGGCTTTAAAAAATGTTTTAGTAGGGTTACCATTCAATATAATATTTTGTTGCCCTTCGCTAACTAATTGCATTAATCCTCCAGCCATTATTTAGATATATTATACATATAAATTATTATATTTTTAACTATTTTGTATTTGATTATATTTTATTTATTTTATTTGGTTAATTTTGAATTGTTTAATTTGATTTGTTTATTTTTAAAAATAATATAATATATTAGATTAGACAAAGATGGATGCTAATACAACAAATACTATGACTAATATGATTAAAATGATGAATGAAAATGCTGCTGCAATTTTATTATTTAGCATGATAATAATACTAATGATTGGAATATTATGTTATTATTTTTACATGAGAAATTTACTAAGTAGAAATTGTTCAGCCATGGATGGTCAGTTTTCAACGTTGAACGCAAGTATTAAATCGTTAAATCCAAATGACCCAAATTGCAAATATACCTTTAAAGATTATTATATTAAAACGGCATATAATTGCTGTAGTCCAGGAACATTCAAAAATGATTATGTTTCAATTTGTGCCCTAAAAGATGTAATAAAACAAGGTGTAAGAGGTTTAGACTTTGAAGTATTTTCTGTGGATAATCAACCAATCGTAGCAACATCAACAGTTGATAGTAATCATGTTAAGGAAACATATAATGTTGTATCAATGACAGATGTAATGAATATTATTACTAATTATGCATTTGCTGGAAGTGGTTCGCCAAATCCAAAAGACCCAATCATAATGCATTTGCGTTTTAAAAGCACAAACCAGGAAATGTACCAAAACTTGGCAAATATATTTAAAAATTACGAACAGTTTTTCTTAGGACCTGATTATAGTTTTGAGAAAAATGGCACAAATTTTGGAAATACACCTCTACTAGATTTAACAAAGAAGAATACGATTGTTTTGATTGTAGATAAATCAAATACGTCATTTTTAGATTGTAAAGATTTACATGAATTTATAAATATGACGAGTAATTCTATTTTTATGCGTGCATTAAAATACTATGATGTAAAAAATACACCCGATTTACCAGAACTTCAAGAATATAATAAACAAAATATGACAATTTCTATGCCAGACATTGGAGACGACCCACCTAATCCAAGTGCGATTGTGTGTAGAGAGACTGGATGTCAAATGATTGGTATGATGTATCAGAAGAATGATACAAATTTACAAGAAAATAATGTATTTTTTGATAATTCTAATTATGCGTTCTGTTTAAAACCCGAAAGATTAAGATATATACCGGTAGTTGTTAAAGCACCTCCACCTCAAAATCCCGCGTTATCTTATGCTAGTCGCGACGTAAGCAGTGATTATTATTCATTCAAGATTTAACCGATTCAATATTTAACAAAATAAATCAATTAGCCAAATCTAATAAACGAATATTATTTTATTATTTTATTATTTTATTATTTTATTATTTTATTATTTTATTATTTTATTAATATATAATTTAATCAAATAAAAACTGAATGACAAAAACAAGAAAAAATAACAAAAATAAAAAAATACTAACAATGTGTAAAAGTAGGTATGCACTATGTACTTCAGCACCGTGTAAAAAAATTCCTAATAAGCCGGGTAAAACAATTTGCAAATGTGTTGTTGAAAAAGGATATAATTTTGCAACAAAATCATGTAAAAAACTAAAACCACATGGAACAAAACGTATTTATTCAACATTCTCTATAAATGAAATGAAGAGGGATGGTAAAAGAATTACAGAATGCTCAAAAAAATACGAATGGTCTGATTGTTTAAATCATAAATGTGTAGTAGACCCAAAGAATGCAAAAAAAGCGATATGCGAATGCACTCTTAGAAAAACCAATAAGGATTGGTTCACGATGGGTGCGAATAATAATCATAAACAATGTTCAAAAAGCAAATGGTCTGGTGCGCATAAAAAAGACTTTCATGCGACACGTAAATTTTGGAATGGTTTTTTTAAAAAAAAACATGTAGATGAACAAATAATAGATAGTCCAAATAAAATTATAAATAAGTTACATAATAAACAATAAATAATACACAATAAATAATAAATAATATCTAGTCAAAAATTAATCTAGATATTATATAAGATAACCCTATGAAAAATATATGCGATAAATCTATGAGTTTTCAAGAATGCGAATTAGCAATATTAAGAGTAGCAGTAGATAAAGCTGAAGAGCGTTCTGGAAGAGCAGTTGCAAACTCAGCTGAAGTGAAACAAATTATAGGAATTGTTGAAAATTTTATTAGAAGAAAAAAGTTGATTTGTTACGGAGGAACCGCTATTAATAATATACTACCAAAACAAGACCAATTTTATAATACAGAAATAGAAATTCCAGATTATGATTTTTTCTCTCCAAATGCGTTAAAGGATAGTAAAGAATTGACGGATGACTATGTTAAAGAAGGATTTTTAGAAGTTGAAGCCAAGTCTGGTCAACATCATGGAACATTCAAAGTATTTGTAAATTTCATACCTGTAGCGGATATAACTTTTTTACATAGAGATATTTATAAAGCAGTTAAAAAAGACTCAATCAAGGTAGCCGGTATTCTCTATGCACCTGCAAATTATTTAAGGATGGCTATGTATTTAGAGTTATCTAGACCTGCTGGAGATGTTAGTAGATGGGAAAAAGTTCTGAAACGACTTACTTTATTAAATAATAATTATCCACTTAAAACAGAAATTTGCGATAAGACACCATCATTCCAAAGAAATATGGAGGATACTGAGAATGAAAATAAAATATACGAAACAACTAGGGATACTTTTATAAATCAAGGTGTTGTATTTTTTGGTGGATACGCAATATCATTATATTCGCATTATATGCCAAAACATTTACAAAAAAAAATAGGTAGAATCCCTGATTTTGATGTATTGTCAGAAGAACCAAAAAAAACTGCGGATATTTTAAAGGAACGTTTAAACGATGAAGGTATAAAGAATGTAAAAATTATTAAGAGAAATGAGATTGGTGAAATTGTCGCACCACATTATCAAATTTTAGTAGGTAAAGATACGATTGCGTTTATATATAAACCAATTGCTTGCCATAGTTATAATACCATATCAATAGATAAACAACATATTAAAATAGCAACTATAGATACTATGTTGAGTTTCTACTTAGCCTTTTTATATTCAGGACGAAATTATTATGACACAGAACGAATCGTTTGTATGGCTCAGTTTCTATATCAAGTACAACAACAAAATAGATTAGAACAAAAAGGTTTATTACGTAGATTTAGTATTAATTGTTATGGACATCAAGAAACTGTGGAAGAAATGCGAGCAGAAAAGTCAGAAAAGTTCAGAGAACTAAAAATGACCAAAAAAAGAAATGACACAGAGTTTGAAGAGTGGTTTTTAAGATATAGACCAGCCGATATGATAGAAAAAAAACAAGAAGAAAAAATGTTAAAAAATCAAAAATCAAAAAAAACAAAATCAAATAAATTAAAATCAAGAAAAGTTAATACATTTATTAAAACAAATACAAAAACAAAAAAACGTGGACGCGGTGGTTTATTTGTTTAAAAATTTCTTTTAGATTTTTTTGAATGTTTTTTTCTATGTCGTTTTGTTTTTTTATTTTTTTTATTTTTTTTGTTATTTTTATTATTTGTTTTATTTTTTCGGAAAGTTTTACGTTTGTATTTTTTACCACCAACTTTCATTTTTTCAATCTCTTCTATTTGACGTTCTAATTGTCTTAACTTTTTCTTGTCTTCTGAATTCATATCAATCGGTTTTTCATTCAATCTATCCATTCTATCTTGAATTTCAATATCATTTCTCAATCTTTGCGTTTTTTCATGTAATTCGGGCAACAACAAATCATGTTTTTGTTTCAATAATAAATCATCTACTTGTGGGTTACCTTTTTTGAACTCTTCAATCGTTGTCATTCTTCTTTCAATTGCTCTTGGATTTTCTTTTTCTATTTTTTTAATACTTAACATTCTATTAACTGCTTGTCTTTGCGAAGGAAGTAATAATCTAGCTTCATCTGGATAATCTGTTAAAATATGGTCAGGAAAATCAGTTGGCTCAGAATCATAAATTTCAGTTGGAGTCAGATAACCAATATCATTTGGTGTATTATAACGGTGTATTTTTTTAAGAGGATTCAATTCTCTCATTTTTCCAAAGAAAGAAACAGGTGATGGTTTTGACATATTGAAATATATTTTATATATTAAATATATATTAAATATATATTTTTTAAATTTTTTTTTTCCTCTTGGTTTTATTATTTGTTGTTTTTTTCTTAGCTGTCAAATTTCGGTGAGTTTTATCAACTAAACGGGGATGTTTGATTGTTTCAACACCATAAGTTTTCAAATAAGACTTATTTGTTTTTTCAACTAAATTTATATAGTCTTTATTTTTGTTATATAGATTCATCAAAGATTTCAAATATGTTTTATAATCACGAATTCCGACACCACCATCTTTATTATTATTTATCTTTGTTTTACAAGAGAATCTATCATAACGAATATTTTTTCCATATAATTTATAAGATTTAATAGAATAATCGTAATCTTCCACAGCCCATGTATCTTTGGAACGAACAATTTTAGGGTTAGGTTTGAACATGAATAGAGGACCAACAGCGTAATAAAATCCTTCTTTAAATTTTTTACTAGATTCATCTTCTCCTCTCATATAAAATTCATTCCCTGTGGGATTGAAAGATAAAAGTCCATAGGGAGATTTTTTTAAATATTCCGCACATTTTTCTAGTGCATCTTTCACCGATTTATCATAATAAACGAATTTATCAATATCATCATGAATGTAAAAGACTATATCACTTGGTTTATAATAACGATTAATGAAGTTATTAATCTCAACGATACCTTTTATTCCTTTTACAACTTTTATTTTTTTTCCTAAGCCATTTTTAAAATTATCTAATGCCTCGCGATATAACTTATATTGTTCTTGATTTGCTACAAATACAGTAATGATTGAGAAATCAATATGTTCTTTTTCAAGTAAAGTAAGGGTTTTGTTTAATAATTGGTCTATTCTATTATAAGATGGTATAGCGATTTTATACATATATTATCAATATATAATTATAATTATAAAAATTATATATTATGTTAAATAGGCTCATTACATTGAATTGTAAAATAAAATCAACTAATATTCATCATCTTCAAAACCACCATGTATTTTACGCGTTTTTTTAAACGTTTTATTATGTTTTAACATAAATTTTTTTGTTTTATGTTTTGTTTGATCCCATATGCTTTTTCTTAAATAACAAACAATTGATAAACGTTTTGCATCTGGAGATTCTAATATTATAGGTAAATTTGCATGTGGTTGATGAACATTCATAAATAAAACATCGCCTGTTTTTACATCTACTCCTATTCCATATTGTGGAAAACAAGTTTCGCCACCTCTATATTTACCACTTTCAATCACAACTAAGTTACCAAATCCTTCTTTATCATCACCTTTATCTACGTGAATAGCAGTCTGAAAATTAACATTCGTAGTTACTGTAGTGAATGCGGTTCCATTTATTTTGAAAGGCGTTTGATTTGCTTTTTTTCTTTGTAGTTTATAGTGTTCGGGTGCGTATTTTTTATAATACATATCAATTTCTTTTATAAGAGGAACTAGTTTTTTAAAGTTTTCTGGAAAATCCATATTAAAACGCGTTTCACGAACTGTTATGGGTAATTTTATTCCTTGTCGTCTAAAATGAGCCTTTTGACTAGGCGCTAATTTATCAAAAAAACCTAATATATTAGACATTACCTTGGGATTTTCATTTACATTTTTATGTTTACTGGAAGATGCAGAACCTCTATTTGACGAAACGTTATGTGCAAATTTTATAACATTTTCATAAAATGAATCTATTTTAGATTTTGTTAGTTTATGTTTTCTAAACCGTAATAAAAGTTTTCCTTCTTTTGTATAAACATCTGTATCTTCCGTTATAATATCTTTAATATCTAGTGGATTAATTTTGTTATCCATCATTCTCTCCATTCTTGCGTCATCAAAATCTTTATCTACATGAATGATTGTAACTCCGCCTTTTTTTTCTTTTTTAATAATCATATATTATTATATACATATAAATAAAAATCAAGCAAATTCAAAATCTACTCAAATGCGTCATAATTTTAGATAATAAATAATATAACATACCAAAGAGAGAACTTGTAAACGCAAATCCATATAAATTAATATTTCCATCTTTGGAAAATAATGCGGGGAAAAATTTATACAAATAACGTTTAAAAATGGGCAATTGAAATAAAAAATACAAAACAGATATCAACAAAGGAATTTGCAATTCTTCGTATAATTGATCTAAACTATCCCCTTGTTTTTCCCGTTTATTATAATTTTGAACAATGTCGTCATTTTCTTCTTCTTCTGTAATATAATCATTATTTGATTGGGGAGGAATATAGTTTGGTTGAATTTGTGGGTCATGAGAGATATTTTCTGTATTACGTGGAATGTCTCTAGAAGCTAATTGGGTTGCACCTGTTGAACTAGCTTGTTGTAATCCAGACACGATTTGATTAATAGTAGTTTGATCTAAAGAAACGCCACCAGGTCCCATAGAATTTTGATTGAATGTTACATGTTTTTCATTTGCCGATAAAGATATATTTCCACCTACGCTTCCACCACCAGTTGGATCGGTGGGTAAATCCATTATACTTGTTGTATCTGAAGACATATAGATATAATTATTATAAAGAATGATGATTTATAATAATTACGCATAAATAATTCAAACAATTCAACTCTATACTCCAACGTCTATACACCAAAGTATTCTTTATTTTTGTCGCAATTTTCGGTGACAGATGTAAATTTATAACATTTTCCTTGATGTTTATAGATTTTATCTTTAATTTCATCAAGTGGGGGTGCTTTCATTATAATACAGTTTTTTCCTTTACACATACTTCTAAATAAAGTAGATAATCCAAGTCCTAATATGATTGACATTATGATTTTACCACTTTCTGTATGTAAAAATTTGCTTAAATGCATTATATATTATATAGTTAAATAATTATATAATAAAAATATTAATTAGATAAGTTTTTACAATAAAATAAAATAAAATAAAATTAAATTAAATAACATTACAAAAAATGTGTTGCATTATAAATTTAAGCTAGACACAGGACCTGTTTGAATAGGCACTGTGCTAATTTTAGATGCATCAGATGGACAATTTACAGCATTTGCTTCGTAAATAAAACAATTGTCAGCAGTATCTTTATATTGAACCCTTCCTACATTATCTGGTGTAGGATAAACGTAAATAGTTTTAATTTCAGGTCCCCAAATATATACAAAGAATAGTCCAATTGCTAAACTAAAAATAAAAACGGGAATATTAATAAATTTTGTAAGCATCTTATATTATAAATAAATAAATAAATAATAAATAATATTTAAATCCGCTTGTAAAATAAAATCATAAATCTTCCAACGCGACATTTATAAATTCATCTATATTTTCATTACACAATAATGGTGTAAACTTATTAATTTTTTCAATATCCCAATTCCACCATTCAATTTTTAGTAAATTTTCTATTTGTAAAGGAGTAAATCTATACTTAATTAATTTTGCAGGGTTTCCACCAACTATACTGTATGGTTCAACATTTTTAACAACATGACTATTTGCTGCAATAACCGCACCATCCCCTATATTAATACCAGACATGATTGTTACATTTTCGCAAATCCAGACATCATTTCCGATGACCACATCACCATTTGTTTTGGGGTGTCCAGAACCATCAAATTTATCAAATAAATTTTGATGGATGTGTCCAAATGGATATGTAGTGACCCAATCAGTTCTATGACTGCCACCTAAGTAAACGTTGACATTTCCTGCTATTGAACAAAACTGACCTATATGTAAATTAGAACCATTATTGATATGATTTACTTTAGGGTAAGGACCATAAGAAAATCTTCCAAATGACATTATTATAATTAAATAATAATTATTTAAATCATTATTTATTTATTATTTATTTATTATTCATTTACTAAACTATTTTCCAGCAGTAACTTTATATGTTTCATTTGTTTGTGTATTTGTCGCAATCAGTTCACCGTTTATTAATTCAACTTTATATTTCAAACGATTTGCTTCTGATGCCGCAATTGTGCCATCTGATAATAAATTAGGATGGATTTTTATTTTTGGCTGTGGTTCTTCTGAATCCGAATCATCATCAGAATAGTTGTCAGATTCGTTATCTGATTCATCATCATCTGAATATGAATTTTCTGTAGAGCTTTCTTTTGAATTTATATCAGATTTTAATTTGAATTTATCTTCATTTGCATTGCTTGTAACATCGGTGATTTTATCATTAGTTTCTTGCATTTTTGATTTAACATCTGGAATAGCAGGAGAGAAAGGGCTAGGGATTTTTTTGTTAGATGTTTGTTTTTCTAGTCCAACCTTGAATGAAATGACTTTTTGTCCGTTGTCACTCAAATCCCATTCTAATTTTTCATTCATTATGGGAATTTGCAAAAAATGAAAAGTATTGTTATCTTCATTATATTCAACACCATTATAATTATATTTTTCATGCATTATTTTATTTGCACGTGGTTGCATAGTGTTTACATATAAATCAACAGCATCAACAATCAATTGATTATTTCCAGTAGTTTCAAATTGTTTTATAATAGAACGATAATTCTCAAGATTATTGTAAAATTCGGTATTTAACTTTAATAGTTCTTCTTTTTTCTCATCATTGTCAAGTATATTTTGTAAAGACTGTAACGTAAATTCATAAACTTTTGTATCTTCGGAAACTGCTTCCTTAATTATATCAAATCTAGAAACAGCTTGGTCTGGAGATATATATCCAAATAATAAATCATTTTTATCAACTATTATATCACGTTTATGTTTATTCAAAATTTCTTCATCATTCTCAAGACTATCTCGTATATTTTCAACAATTCCCAAATTTATATTTATATTAAATTGGCAGGGATTTTTTCTATCACCACATAATGCAATCAAATGTCTACCATCTTTTTCCACTTTAGTAGAGAAAATACTACCAACAGGACGTTTGCAATTGATACATTTTGGTTTACGTTTTAAAAATTCGGCACGTTTTTCATTCCAGCTTAATCCATCAAGTTGCGAAATTTTTTTTTTTTCTTTTGTTATGGCGTTTTCATATTTATCTTTATATCTAAAATACTGGTTTAAAAGATCTAAAAATTTTTCATTCTCTCTTTCCTTTTTTTCTATGTTTTCTATATTTTTCTGTTCTGTAGTTTTATTCATTCAATCTATTCTTATAATGTATAAATAATATATATTTATAAATTATAATATATTTATGATAGGATTTTTTGGTTAACAACATCATATTCGGTTTCCCAGTGCGGAAGTCCAGTAATTAATTGCTGATGCGCACGTTGTTTAGCTTCTTGAAAATTTTGAATTTTTGATAATATATATTGTTGTTTTTGTCTATTTTTAAATTCTTTTTCAGATGGTGTAGGTTTTCCCTTATATTTAAAAAATAATACTATTCCTAAAATTAAAAAAAAGGCGGAACCTAATGAAATGTTAAAAAGAAGATTGTTGTAGGAATTTTTAAAAACTCTACATTGTTTTAAAGTTTCATTCAGAAATGATTTTACACCAGGTTCTATTAAAGTAGGTTTAGTAAAATTATCAAAATTCATTCTTATTCTATTCTAATAATTTTATAATTGACTTATAATTTACTTTTATAATAACAAAATAAATTATACACAATATCTATATGGATAGTTCTTTTTTTTCTTTATTACTTTTTACATTAATCACGATTTTATATTATTTAGTGTTGAAACCAAACCTATCAACGACCATGTTAGAAGACCCAACAGGTGATGAATATATAAAATATAATAGTAGTAAAAATACAGCGTTGTTTATTTATTTTATAATGGTTGTGTTATCGCAAATATTTGTAAACGCTACTGTTATTATAAATAAATGCGGAGGAAGTATAGCACAAAATATTGGTTCAGCCTTTTTAATAACACTTATTCCATGGATATTTATTTTTGGTGGTGTAATTACATGCTTGATGATATTTCCGGGATTTAAATCAGCATTTTCAAATGTTATAGGTTATTTTGCGGTATCAGGTTCAGCAAATAATATATTATCTGAATTATTAGTTCAAGCTGATATAAATCAAACTATAAATGAAAGTGCAAATGGAGATGTAGAAAAGAAAGATTCTCTCAAAACAGCGGCAGAGGCAATTGTGAAATTATGTGGAAATATGTCTATTTTAATAAATCAAATAGTTCCTTCTAATTTTATGGAGTATTGGTTAATGTTAACACCTTTAATGAAAGACCATTATCAAAGGAGTGGTGCACCTGAATTAAAACAACAATTATTAGATACCGTAGTTAGAAGAGATAATATAGGTGAAGCGCTTTGGTATGTTTATAGTGCAATTTTATTGATTTCTATAACACAATATAGTATAGTATCTCGTCCATGCAATAAAGATTTAGCAACTATGCAATCAGACCAAGAAAAGTTTTTGAAAACAGAAGCTAAAATGAATGCAAAAACGGATAAACAAAATTCAACTATTTATACTCTTTAAGAGTCCTTTGACAATTGATAAGAAAAGATGGTGTCAAATGGATAATTCACTTTTCTAAAAATTTTGCAAACATCAATATATAACCGCTGGCAACAAGAGATATAAGTGTATATAAAAATAAATTTTTGTGAATATTATATTTTATTATTTTAAGACTTAATATTAAATCATCTTCTTTTTCAAAATATTTACCTTCATTTCCACATAGTGATTCTTTTTCTCTACATTTATCAGCATAGTCATATTTGATTTCATCGGTTATAATATTTTTTTCACCAAATTTACTACATCTACCCATAGTAGATGAAAAATCTCTACCATTTTTGCTTGGTTGATAAAAAATACAATTTTTACAAGAAGGAACTTCTATGTTTTTTATTATTTTTCCAGAAAGATTTGTTGATAATAATAAATATCTAAACTTCATATTTATTATAAATTTTAATTTAAAAGCCTTTAAGTTATTTGAATATAATATATAATGTTGGATTTAAAGCGAGTCAATCAAATCAATCAAATCAATCAAAAAAATAAAAAATAAGACTAAAATATTGATTGGTTTGATATATAATATAATACAAATAAATAAGATAATACTCCTAAAACAATTGCTAAAAGCCATACCGGCAGAATTGTTTTATTTCTATAACCTATTCCAAAATCACGAATGCTACCATCCTCTTTATATAAAAAACTAGGCTTACCAATCTGAATAGTAATAAAAATCACTAAAAATAAAAGAACACTGACAAGTGTTACATTTTTTGTAATATAAGTTCTATAGATTGAATGCATTCGTTATATAATTAATAATTAGATATATATTTTAATTATTAATTTTTTTCTTTTAATTTTTCTCTTATTTTTTGGTCTATAGTGCCTTTTTTTCAGTAAAATGACAAAAAGAACAAATCAATCGTATTCTTGATAATCTTGTGCGTCTTGTTCATTTCCAAAATAATCTTCACCTGCATCATCCCCATTAAACCATCCAATATCATTCTCTTCTCTTTCAATGTCTCCAATATTATCTGCATTTTCCATATAATCTTCTAAAAACTGGTCATAATTATTATCAACCACATTTTTATTTTTTCTTAAATTAGTTTCAATATCAGCCATTTTATCCATATAATCGCGTTCTTCGTCGTATGTTTCTTTAACATAAGTTGTTAAACCTTTTTGCATTCCTTTACTCCATACACCTAATTTATTTATTTTTAAAATAGTATCGGCATCACGTTCTTCATCTGTCATAGATTGAAGTCTATCTGTGAATGTATCTTTTTCTCTCTCTTTACTTTTAAAAACAACCTCCATAATTTTATCATAACTCAAATCTACTATATCTTTATGATTAGTCATAATAGTTAAATATGTTGTAAGCAACTTAGCAATCTTTATTTTCATATCTTTAATATTGCCCAACATAAGTGTAGGCGTTTCTTTAGAAGCTAAATGCAATTCATCATCTGCCATATTTTCTATAGTTTGTGCATTTAATTCATTATCTTCAATTGAATCAGTAATTAGCATATTTTTATCTTCAGATAGATTCTTATAAACGATTAAACTCTGTAAAAAATAATTTTCAAATAATAATCCACTTGTTCTTTTATCAAACACAGAATATGTTTTGGTATCTTTATATTTAATTTCTGTCATATACGGAGAGCAAATAGTTAACTCAAATAAGTTTTTAGTCATTTGGGGAATTTTTAATAATATATTTTTAATTATTTTATCGTCGTAAAAAGGACGTAATGTTTTATAATGTTCGTTAATAATATTTTTAATATCCATAAAATGTGTACCGGATAAACCCCAATATTTTGGTAGATCAATAGCATTTTGAAAATCCACTTTATTTATTATTGTTTCGGGAAATATATTCAAAAACTGATTTACATAATTTTTAACAAATTGAATATTATTATAAGTGCTTTCATCTGATATAGAGTTTTTTTGTGTGTCTTCTGAGCTTTCACCCCATTTCATGAATGTATTTAATAAAACCTTTATATTGTTCAAAGTTCCTTTGGTAGCGCCACTATTTTTACTAATAAAATCATAAATTTCTGTTTTCATTCCATTATTTACACGAGCTAGATAATTTTTTAAATCACGCATTTCTTCTGTATCTTCTGTTACTCCAATATCAAATGTATCTAGGGTAGATTCTAGTTTTTGTCTAAGAGCTTTTGGAACTATATCGTAATCATCATCCATATTTTCAATAATATTACGCATTTGTTGTGTTTGTGTGATTATAGGAGTATCAATATCAAGATGTACTATATTTCTTCTATCAACAAACTGTAATAAACGTAATAATGATTCATTATTATAATTTTTTCCATCCTGTTTTAATTTTCTAATTTTTTCACTAATAGAATCACTTTTAGAATAATGTTCTGGTTTTCCACCACATATAGCATCTAACTCTTCCCCAATAGGCACAATAGAATTAAATTTGCAAAAAGTGATAAATGAACGATAAATAGTTTCATCATTAAACTGGTCACTTAATGGTGCATATATATTTTTTGAATTTTCTTTACAAAATAATAAAGGTGCTTTTGTTACAGCATTTATATCTTCAATAACATTTGTTAATTCTCTAACAATTTTATTATAAAGTAAAATTTCAGGTTCTTCTTCAATAAAATATTTAATTGTACTAATTGTTCCTCTTTCACTACAACATGCGTTTTCTAAGAATGGTTCTTTTGCCGAGTTCATTAATAACAACTTCTTTCTATTAACTACTTTTTGGATCCTTTCTTGAAGAGCAAGAGAGAAAAAGATAATTTTTGATTTAATTACTAATATTTTCTCTCTTTGACAAGTAGCACCAGTCTTAAAATTACGAAGACATTCCTTTTTGAACTCATCGGAAACATTCGTTATAGGTTTTAATTTAAAAGGCACAAGAGGTGGTAAGAATTGACTCCAGCTTAACAACGAATAATCTGTTGGTATAGAATCTTCTGGATTTGCTATTAAATATTCTAACTTATCTTTACACTTTTGAATTACATCTGCGTTAGTTACGTAGTAGTTATCTATGAATGCTTTAATTTTATCAGCAATTGCGCTTTCTTTCATTTTAGTGAGTGCGGACCAAGGGTGCGAAGCATTCCGTATATGATATGCGACACAAGATAAATATGTTAAAGAAGATAAATCACCATTTCCCTCAAATGGATAACCAGTGAAAGAACGAACACAACCTGGAAATGTTTTACGAGTTTTAATAGAAGGAATTGCTGTTTGAATACCAATCAAATAAGCACCAATCGTGAGATATAATATAGTACTGTTATAAACATTTATGTAAGGTGGTACTTTTTTTCCTTTTTTAGCTTCTGATTCTACACGTTCTTTATGTGCGTCTTCAGATATTAACACACCTCCTTGTGCAGTTTCATATGCTATCTTAATAATAAATTCTTTTTGGTCTTCAATATATATTCCCATATTTTCAGCTAATGCACTAACTATATTAGACATCATTTTTGTTTCAGGTGTAGTATATTTTTTAATTACAGGTTTTGAAGATGAATTCAATATAGAATCTCCCAAATCTTGTTGCATGACTTCACGTGTCTTTACTTTATAACCTTCCTCGTATCCTTCATCTATATCAAAATCAATAGCCCTTATTATATAACCACTATATTTATCAACCCAAGAGTCACCATCATCACTTAATTTACCACAATCTTTAATGATTGAATCAATCGTTTTTAAATAATTTTCAGGTTGTTCTGTCCAACAAACCGCCAACGTATATAAAAAAATGGGTAAAAGTTTAACACCTGTTTCAATACAATATCTCCAATGTAAACCATCATCATTAGTTGACTCTTCTTTATTTGCTTCTCTGGTGAACCTAATAGCAAATTTAACAATATAATTTTGTCTTTTACTCATATTTGGTTGTCCTAATATTAAGTCTCTGAGTTTGATATAGGGCGACGACTTAGTATCTTTATCAAAATCCTCATTACTTATACCAAGTTTAAATTGTTGTTCATTATATCTAAATGTTTTTGCGTGATGAATTTCAAGTAATTTTTCAAATATTTTCAGATTATAATCATAATTTTTATTCAAGAGAGATAACAAAGTGTCTTTTGATAATTCATATTTTTTTTCAAATTGATTAACAATCTCTTTAAGTGCGTTTTCTGTTACTTGTTTTTTATTTAAATCTTGAGATTCACATATAGCTTTATATTTTTTATCAACAGCCATGCAATCTTTTTGAAAATCGCATAGTAAAGATTGATTAGATGATACAAGTTTTTCGTCAACAGTATTATCGGGCTTCCATTTGTTATTTGAACGTTTAAAGTACAAAATTTTATCTTGTGCCAAATCATACATAATTGCAAATTGTCCATCAACAACACGTTTCATTCCAGTTATTAAAGTTTCAGCCATGTAAGGTGCATCTTGTGGTAAAATTTTATTTTTACTTATAAGTTTTTGAATTAAAAACTCATGAAATTGTCCAGGTTCCATAGACATTTGTTCTTTTACATAATCGTCTAATATACCATACATAGTATCGTCATATTTTTTATCAAAATATGTTAACTTATCGTTATCAGATGCTATTTCTTCAAGTGTTTTATATTGTTTTACTATTAAAATATTAACACATTTTTTATTTTTTTCAGAGTCCTCTTCTTCTTTAATAGATTGTTCTAGATTATTTTTTTGTTTTTCAATATTTTCAATAATAGAACTAATATTTTCGGGCATCATAGTTTCAATATTTGCCAACGCAAGTGCATTATTAAAAATATTTGAAAAATCGGTAGTTATCATTCTCCAAATTATTTCCGAATTAGTTAATTTTAGGTCAAAGGAGGCATCGTAATCATGGTTATCGTAGTTATATTTTTGTAAAAATACTTCGTTGCTTACTTGTTTATTTATTAATAAAGATACGATTTTATTAGCATTTGGTTTATTATTGAAAACACTCGCCTTTTTCTTAATTGCTGAATATTCCTTTTCTTTTTCTTTAAAATTTTTATAATATTCTGAAATTTTTTCTTGTAAAAATGTCCCCATTTCTCTCCACTGCATAAATGTCAAATCATCTGTATAAACTAAAAAAGGCTCCAAATATCCAACGATATCATGAATAGATAACTTGCTATGAATATATTTTTTCATCAGTTTAAATAAAATACGTGTTTTCGGAATAACTTTTTGTAAAAATCTTTTATATATTTCATAATTTGATAATTCTCTTGTACTTTCAGAGCGTGATAAAACAAAATTTTTTATATTTTTTGCAAAGGAAGAGTTTGTTATATCTGCATTTTCTAATGATAAATCGCTTTCATCTATAGTTATTTTATTTACAGATGTGTTTTCATTAAGTAACTCCCAATAGTTTAAGAATGATGAATTTAAATTAGCTTTTTCGTATATACTTGTTCCAGGTAAATTAACATGAGAGAAACGAATAGTAGGTTCAGGTAGAGTTATTATAGATTTAAGTTCAAGAGTATCTGGTGCAGTTATATTAATGCGTTGCGAAACCATTTTTTTTCCAGTCATTTGTTCAACATCTAATCTGGTAGCACCTAAATTATAACGTTGTATAACAAATTTTCTTGTTTTAACAATATCATTCTCAACTATTGATGAATAAAAATCACCCAAATTATCAACAATTGCATTTAAGTCATTAGCTACTTCTATGTCTTGTATGACGTCATAATTGTTTTCAATATTAGTTTCACCAAATGGTGTAAAATAAGGATTTAACTCTGAAATTAAATTATAATATTTATTTTGCTCAGAAGGTGTATCATTTGATTTATAACGGTCAAACAAATTTTTTATATCTGATATATTTTCATCAATCAATAAAGGAGCAACATCAGATATATCTTCTATATCTTCTTTTGAGCTGACATTATATACTTTTTTAACATTTTTTACAACAGGTAATAACCAATATAATAAAGTTTTGAAATTTAATAAATTTGTTGCGAGTGGTTTCCAATCTGCAGATTTCACTATTGGTTCCAAAACATTTCCATTTTCATCTAAATTTGAAAATTGGATACGTAGTTGTTTAAATCTTTCAATCATAGTATGAATATTATTCAAGACAGAAGAAGTTCGTTGAGAATTAGGAATATTGGATAATAATTCATTCAATAAGTCATCCGTTTGAGATATAATATTGTATCGTTGTTTAGATTCTTCTACGTCTATAAATTGAGTAATAACTCCCAATTCTTTACCGATTTTAATTTCATCGGCACGAACAAAAAATTCACGAACGGTGTCTTTAATATCGTTTAATGGTAAATTATATAAGTCATCTTTGTTTTCTCTCTTAATCTCTTCATCTAGTTCTGGAATTGGAATATCTGAATCTATACTATCAGCACTAAATTCCTTTTCTTTGTCTTTTATATTTTCATCTTTATCTTTATCTCTGTCTTCTTGTATAGGTTCCTCTTCTTCCTTCCTTTCTTTTCCTTTTGTTCCTTCTTCTTTTTCTGTTTCTTTAAAAGTTCGCATTTTTTCTGGTTTCTCTCTAATTGTTATTGTTTCAATTGGTAAATCTTCCGGTATTCCCTTATAACCAAAATTAATATAAATTGTATCGTTGTCTGGATATGTTTTCAACTCAATCATATCTTCTTCCAAATTAGTTATTTCTCCTGTTATTATCACCGGCGTTTCACCTCCAAAAAATATATCAACCCATGTGTCGGGTATTAAATTGTTCTGACGTGCATATCCATCGTATTTATTACGATCTATAAGTGCGATTGATGTAATGGAACCATCACCCAATATACCATCTTGACTAATTTTTAATTTTAAACTAGTTAAATCATCAACATTCAATAATTTAATAGATTTTTTATCAATGTATTCAATAATAAATGTATTATTATTTAAAATTTGATTAGATGGTGCTTCTATCCTTATAACATCGGATAATTGTAAATCAATTGTTTGTTTTTCGGGTTCATGTTCAATTTCTTTTTCTTCTACAATTTGCGATGATGACATGTTGTTCCTATATTTATAATAGAAATTTTTATCATTATGTCAACCGAAATGAAAAACAATTTTATATCAGTTTAAAGATAATCTATTATAGAACAATATATTATGCAAAATACAACAAATAAAACAAACATAACAAGTTGTTATAAGTTGAATGAAATAACCGGATTCAAAGATGTTCTACTAAATGAATCTTCGGAATCTAATAAATATTTTAAGAAAACTACATATATTACTAAAAATAACAACAAATATAGCGTAATTCGTTATGATAAAGATTTTTTATCTCTAGATATAATTCCTAGCGTTGGGTTGTTACGTTCTGTTATTTTAGATGAAAAAAATAATATTGTTAGTTTTGCTCCACCTAAATCGGTACCATATGATAATTTTATTAAAAACCATCCTAATCCCAAAATTATCAATAACAACGGCGTTAGTAGTATAATTGCTGAAGAATTTATAGAGGGCACGATGATGAATGTGTTTTGGGATAAAGCGATTGGGCTTGCAGGTTCTTGGGAATTTTCTACTCGTAATACAGTTGGTGGAGATGTTTCATTTTTTAAGTCAACACCAAATGCAAAAACATTCCGACAAATGTTTTGGGATGCTGTAGAATCCAATAATTTAGATTTCAATTTATTGAATCCAGCATATTGTTATAGTTTTGTATTACAACATCCAGAAAATCGCATAGTCGTTCCATTCAAACAGCCACAGCTTTATCTAGTAGAAGTATATGAGATTGTTCAAACGGAGAATGGAACAGTGAATATTTTCCCAATTGATTTAAATTTTATAATAAATAAAGGTTATTTTAATAATAGCACCATTAAATTCCCAGAAATAATAAAGGGATGGAATGATTACACCGATTTAAAAAATAAATATGCAAGCATGAACACAGATTATAGTGTTCTAGGAGTTGTTATTAAAAATACAGATACATTAGAAAGGTGCAAATTGCGGAATCCCGTTTACGAATATGTTAGACATCTAAGAGGAAATCAACCTAAGACACAATATCAATACTTAGCACTGAGAAAAGAAGGAAAGGTCGGTGATTTTTTGAAATATTATCCAGAATATAAAAAAGATTTTTCATATTTTAGAGATAGGTTACATGAATTTACAAACGCATTATATCAAAATTATATAAATTGTTATATTAAAAAAGAAAAATCATTAAAAGAATATCCGGAACATTTTAGAACACATATGTTTACTATTCATAAAAAATTTATGGATGAGTTAAAGCCACAAAATCAATATGTGACAAATACTGTTGTCATTAATTATGTGAATAATCTACACAATTCTTTACAAATGTATTCGTTGAATGCGTGTTTAATGAAAAGAAATATTGATTTTATAAAATCAGATTCAATCAGATTCAAAAATGGAATAGAATAATATACAATAAAGAATTATTTAACTATCTTTTTACAAAATGAAACAACCTCATCAAAATCAGCTGATGATAATCCACTAGATGAATTATATTGTAAATTATTGTTTTGCGAAGTTGGTTTCGGAGAAACAGGTGGTTTTGCAGTTCCCATATAAATTTGATAGGATAGTGGTTGTGGGTTTTTATCTTTTTCAGTGGGTTGAAGATAAATTCCATAAATAATACGACTTGTCCAGATATATTCCATATCTTCATAACTCATTTGGTTTAAACCAGGATTAGCTTTAGTGATTTCAGAAAGTGTATTTTGTAAAAGATTTTTTACATATTTATTAATTGGAAATTTTCCATTTTTTATAAAGTATTCGGCTTCTTTTTCGGTGACTGTGTTGATAAATTCTGATAGCAATATATTTGTTGGGTCATTTGTTAAAGAATTGCACTGTGCACCCACCATTTTACATCCCTTGCTTTTTTTAAACGCAGTTACAAAATTATTAAGTGTATTTGTACTCCATTTATTATCTGGTGGCACAGGAGCTAAGTAATCATATTCTCCAATTTCAACTGAATCTGTGAATCCTTCTCTAAATCTCATACAATTACATTTGGATTTTCCAAATGGCATAAATGTAAAAAAAATCATTAATATAGCCAAAACAAGTATAATCTTTTTTATATCAAAATCAAATTTTAATTTCATAATATAAATCAATATTATAAAATTATTACAAACCAATATTGTAAAATTATTATACAACGTAAATTATAATTACAAACTTAAAATTTATCTTGTATTTTTTTATAAACAGTAATAGCATCGGCGATACATTCTTTCAAATTTTGCTTGACTGCCATCTTATCCAATTCTTCTTTAAATGCGACTCTAATAATACTATCTTTATCATGAGGGTGCATTTTTTTGAATCCACAGAATGAAAGTGATTTAGTTCCTTCATAAAACTTAGAATATAAGAAATATTCAAGTACTTTTCCAATTGTATAATCTTCATTTTCAAGAGTTACATCATAACTATTAGGCATCGTATTTTCCGAAGGTCTAATTTGAAGTTCATCTGTATCAATTGATGTATTAAGAAGTTCCAATTTATCAATCAAAATATCACAAGCTTTACGAATAATTTCTTGATTTGTAAAAACGCCAATTGTTTGAAGTGTAAAATCAAAACTATCACGCTTGACAATTCTTTGTCCATCTAATAATCTCCAATTCTTACTTTCAAAAACTATTTCATCTTTTGATAATCCATTATCTTTCCATTCTTGTATTTTTTTTGTTAGCTCAATTTCAATTGACTCGTCATCTAATGTAAATCCATAACTACAAGTTGAAACACAATTAAACATACCGTCTTGTTTAGCGGTTCCGATAGAGAATTCACAAGTTAGACTCAATTTTTCACCAGGAATTTCGTCGGATATCTTAGGTCTAAGTCTAGCAAAATCAATATAATAACCAGTGAAGTTATTTGGGGGAAAGATAGCCTTTTGATCTTTTTCGGATAAATACTGATTAGTCATTAAATTTTTAATCTTAAAATCTTCTGTTGTGACAAACATAATAGTATCTGTTAAATTTTCTACATTCACCTCTAGAATATAATTTTGTAGAGGCATTTTAAGGTCAGATATATGAATGGGAATACAGCTTAAACGTTGTTTGAGAATTTCATTATTTAAACGAGTAGTATTTATTTGAATATTGCATTTATTTTCTTCATAAGGAGTAGTTTTAAAAACAACACAAGGAATATCAGATAGAATAGTTCTTCTTAAACCATTTGCTAAACTAACGTTTAAATCTCTTAGAGTAAATGAAAGAATATCATTATCTTCGGTCAATTTGTCAATACGTGGATTCATTCTATTTATATTAATTAAACAATATTTAATATAATTTAAAATAATCAATTTTTTTGTAAATGAGTTAAAATAATCTTTCAATAACCTTAATATAGAATAAAAATGAGTTCCATTCTATATTATAGCAATTTTTGTGATCATTCAAAAAAACTTTTACAAACGTTATCAAAAAGTCAAGTAAGTAAAGATTTACATTTTATTTGTATTGATAAAAGAACAAAAGGGCAAGATAATAAAATTTATATAATTTTAGAAAATAATCAAAAAATTGTTATGCCGGATAATGTTAGTAAAGTTCCAGCGTTATTATTATTAAATAATAATTATCAAGTGTTATATGGAGATGCGATTTATAATCATTTAAAACCAAAACAAGAAGTAATAACACGTCAAGCTACAAATAATAATATGGAACCCATGGCGTTTTCTTTAGGAGGTGGATATATTGTATCAGACCAATTTAGTTTTTTAGACACAGATTCTGAAGATTTAAATACAAAAGGAAATGGTGGAATGCGACAAATGCATAATTATGTATCTTTAAATTATAGTGATAAAATTAACACACCCACAGATGAATTTGACTATAAAAAAGAAAGAGGGGGTGGAACACAAGAAATGACGATTGAAAAGTTGCAACAAATGAGAGAACAAGAATTATCTGGTTTAACGATGAAAAAATAGTTTATTTTATTTTATTTTATTTTATTTTATTCAATCATTTAATCCAATTATTTAATCTAATTAAATAAAAACACTTAAAAACTATAAAGTAATAATATAATATAAATATTCGCCTATGACAACACAATCATCAACAATATTGAATGCATTCAACGACCATTTTATGGAATTTGTGAATGATATTATAAACGTTTTTCCAAATGATACAGATATATTGGCAGCTAAAAATTCATTTATGTTAATTAGAAAAGCAAATCCAAAAATGATTATAAAGATATGGCATAAACAAGTGGTTGAGAAATACGAAAAATTTATTGATGAAGGAAATATTAGTTTTTTTATAAATAAAGATTACAAAGACGATTTAACAAATGCTGAAAATTCCGAGAAAATTACAGAAGCAATTGATAGACTTAGAAATCCTGTGAAGTTAATGACAGAAGAAGACCAAGAAAAAGTAATGAAATATATACAAAATTTAAAGAAACTTTCAATGATTTACATTAATATGTAATAAAAATAAAATTAAAAATAAAATTATCAGTTACGAATAAATATATATAAATGAATTATTCTTTTTCTTTTAGTTTGATTTAAAAAAATAAATTTATATCAAACATATAAATAATGAGCGAAGAAACAAAAATGGAAATTCCTGAAGAATTCGCCAAAATTATGAAAGATTTTATTTCAGACATTTTAAATACTTTCCCAGAATATCAACCAATTGTTGATAAATGGTGGAAAACTAATGTTGATGACATTGAAGATGAACATGAGAGAGAAAATGCGATAAAAATAGAAACGGAAAAAAAAATAACACTTTTATATAATCATTGCATATGTGTATTCCCTGAAAGATTTTTTGACATTTTATATCAAAAAACAGAAATTTTTGATAAAGAATCATCTGTAAACACCGATTTTCTACCAGGAATAAGTTTTAAATATTTGTGGCAGTGTGATATTAGTGATAAGACACGTGAAACTATTTGGAAATATTTGCAAATGATATTAATATGTATAGTTGGAAATATAAAAAATAAAGAAGCTTTTGGAGATACGACTAAGTTATTTGAAGCGTTGAACGAAGATGATTTCAAATCAAAGTTGGAAGAAACTATCCAAAGCATGCAATCAATTTTTGAAAATATGGGAACAGAGTCAAATTCAAAAAATGATGATGAACAACATAAACCAAACATTCCATCAGCCGACGATATTCAAGGACATATTAATAATATGTTGAGTGGAAAATTAGGTGACTTAGCGCGTGAAATTGCCGAAGAAACATCTCAAAATTTAAATATTGATATGGAAGGAGTTACAGATGCAAAAGACGTTTTTCAAAAATTATTTCAAAATCCAGGAAAATTAATGAATATGGTGAAAAATGTGGGAGATAAGTTGGACGAAAAGATGCGTTCTGGAGAAATTAATCAAAATGAACTTATGTCGGAAGCTAGCGAAATGTTGAATAGAATGAAAAATATGCCGGGTATGCCAAATATTCAAGAATTTTTAAGCAAAATGAAAACAGATGGTGCGGGTGCAAATGGTATGCCTGATTTAGGAAATTTAGCAGGGCTTGCAGGATTAGCTGGATTAGGTAAAAATGCAAAAGTAGACGTCAATGCCATGAAACAAAATTTAGAAAGAAAGAGTAAGTTTGATGCACTTAAGGAAAGATCAAAGAAAAAAATGGAAGCTAAAAACTTAGCAAAACTAGCTAATTTATCTGCAAAAACACTATCAAATAACACAAATATTGTGAGCGATTCACCAAATTTAAAAGATGAAGAATTGATTGCGATGTTTTCAAAAAATGCCACAGATGTAAACAAAAAAGATAAATCTGATGGAAAAAAAAAGAAAAAGGGGAAAAAATAATATAATATAAAAATTTCATTTATTTATTATTGATTCGTTTAAACATTATTTAAAATAATAAAATAATATTATAATTATAATGAACAACTTATTGGTGATTTTAACAACTACGGTTACTGTAAACAATTATAAACATTTTTTATATCAAAAAAACCCGAACGAAAGAAAAAACACATATATTAAATCTATCAAACAGTGGTTAGAAAAAACAAATTTAAAAATCTGCGTAGTGGAAAATTCTGGTTATACGTATCCCGAATTAGAATATTATTTAAAAACTTATGAAGACAGATTTGAAATAATCACATTTGATGAATTTAAACATCCACCCGAACTACAACATTATATTTTTAATAATTCTAAAGGTGCTAGTGAATTATTTGCAATTAATTATGCTTATAAAAATTCAAAATTTAATTCAACTACAGATTTTATTATAAAAATAACAGGAAGATATTTTATTGAATCTTTTGAATCTTTTTTAAAACAAAGTAATATATCTGAAAGATGTAATCAAATAGCTGTGTGTGATGATGGAAATAGATTAGTTGCTTTAACACAGAATAATAATGCGAGATGCGAAATAGTTGGATGTCATAAATTGTTCATTCCTATAATATTTAACATGGGTATGTCTGATAGTTTTGATGTATTTTACCCACATGTTGAGTTTTTATATAAAGATAGAACAAATCTAATAAATGAAAAACACATTTTAAAATGTGATGAATTTGATATTGAACCAACACAGATGGGTGGAGATGCATCAATTATTACGATTTTATAATTATAATATATAATATGTTTATCACATTAAATGTATTATTTTTTTTTTGCAAAAGTTTTATTTAATGATAAATAAAGCATAACAAATAATGCAATAAAACCTTCAACATAATGCTCAACAGCGTTCATACGAACAAAGTAATTGTCTGCACCATTTGCATCTAACGTTTCAATATAATAAAAACGCACAGCTGTCATTATTCTACCAACAAAAAATAAAAACAAAAGAATCAACAAATAAATATTGTTATTATTTTCTATTATAATTATTGAAAATATAAATAAATAAATCATTCCCTTTAAAAAAGGACCTAAACCTTTAAAATCTGGATTCCCGTCTTGGTCTGAAAAAATACCACTATATTTATCGCGTTTTATTGCATTTTTATTAAGTCCTTCGTTATTTTGTTTTATATAATTATTCATTCTATATAATAAATATATAAATTTATTTTTTTTTTAAAAATATGTAAATTATTCCCAAAAACGCAAGAGTTGCGCCTATAATATTATCAGTAACAACCGAATTCAAAAATTTATAATCTTCACCAGTAGATGCTAATGAATCTACGTAATAAAAACGAATAGCATTTAATATAGAACCTATGCAATAACATATTAAAGCATAAATTGTGTATTTGTAATTTTTATTTATAATAAAGTAAACTGTTACTATTAAAAACAAATATTTTGTTATAATTGGTATTTTTCCAAAGTCAGGATTTCCTCTAGCGGTTGCAAATGGTCCTGTGTAAAACGTACCAGTTGCAATCTTATGTGCCTTTAATTTATTCCAATCATTTAAAACCGCGTCTTTGTTTTGTTCGGGTATATTCGTTCCTTCTGTTTTTTTTTGTATTGAATCCATAATATATATTTATCATATATTTTAATTTAATTATAAGATATTTGCTAAAAATGGAATAAAAATATAATAAAATTAAGTAAACCTATATATATAATGACGACAACCTTCTGGTCTAATGATCTATCTATTTTATTAAATAAAAATTACATTACCGAATTATGGCCAACCTCAAATATGACTTATGAAGAAAAATTAAACGCAATTACTCGGTTGGTTATATTATTGTCTATTTTAGGATATATTTTTACAATGTCAAAAAATATTGTTTTGATAGGATTTCTTATGGTCGCTGTTATTTTTTTATTATATAGAATGCAAAAACGTAAATTAACAAAAGAAATTTTAAATTCCAAAGAAGGATTTAGTGGAATTAATAATTCTAACTCCAATTCTGAAGGAACAATCCTAACTCCAGATACACTTCAAAATTATTTGAAATCGGATTTTACAAATGTAAATAAAAAAAATCCACTAGGAAACGTTTTATTAACAGAGATTGTGGATAATCCTAATAGAAAACCCGCCCCTCCATCTTTTAACACAGAAGTTTATGAAGACATAAACGTAAATACAAAAAAAATGGTTCAATCGCTTAATCCTGGCATAAAAAATACAAATAAACAGTTATATGGAGATTTAGGAGAACAATTTGAATTTGACCAATCACAAAGGTCTTTTTATTCTACCCCTAATACCAAAATTCCAAATGATCAAGGTGCATTTGCAAATTATTTATATGGTGATATGCCAAGTTGTCGCGATGGTGATGCATTTGCTTGTATACAAGATAATTTTAGATATAATTTGTATTAACGAAACAATAAATTTAATAAAAAATGATAAAAATCTAAAAACCTTATAAACTAAAACTATTTAATAAAATAATAATACTTTTATTTAATAAAAAAAATAAAAGCATTATATATAAATGGCATTTGTCACAGGTTATACTTTTGATAACATGAGTAGGATTGGAAATGATACATGTTTTCAAGACCAAGAAACAATCCAAAATATTAGTGCATGTAATTATTTATTACAAAATTACTTTGCTGATGACTGTACAATGAAAAATCCAATTACTTTAGCAACATCTCAACCTTGTGTCTTTTATAATGGTCCCAGCAATGTTGGTTCAGGAGGATGTATGGTGGATGATAATTCTAAGTTGTTGATAGGTGGTGTTCAAACACATCCAAAATGCAGAATAGATTTGTTTCAACGTCCGTTTGCGACAGTACCTTTTTTAGGGCGTGGTTCTGTTGACCCCGTATTAGAATCGCAAATGATGCAAGGTGAGCTTTTGACGAATAAAAGAAGTGTAAATAAACTTGCTGAAAAAAGTTATATTAAATATCAAAACACACCTTTATTGCCTAATATTGAAGAACGTATTAAAAACCCAGCTTATTCAGTAGAAGGAGTAGCATCAGAAGGATGGATTCGCGGTGGAATACCGTCTCGTGAATTATCAAGAGACCGCGAATCTTTTCAATAATTAATGAAATAAAAATATTAAAATATTAAAATTAAAATATTAAAAATAAAAAATGTAAAACTATATGTACAACACTGATTTTATTTGCACATATAGTTATTATGACCCATATTTAAGAAATATTTATCACACATACGATAATTATGATTTAGATGATGTTCAAGAATTTGAAGATTTATCTGAATTAATATATAGAACAGAATTATTTAAAGCGTTTGGATTTACTATAGAAGAAGTAGAAAGTAAAGATATAAAATTTAATAATGAAGAAATATTAGAACTATATAATAATTTAAATAAACACGAGGAATTTATGGAATTTGTTAAAAAAATTAAACAAAAGTATAATTATGATGATTTAGAAACAGGATTTATAACGTTATTTTCATATGATTATTTTTTTTTAACACATAGTTGTGTTTGTGATTTATTAAAAAATGGAAAAATGGAAGAAAAACATATAAATTTTATAAAAAAAGCCTTTGAATAAAATATATTTGAATAAAATATTATAAATATAATCTATATAACAATTATATAATAATGGCATCCACCAGAAATATAAATAATTTTGGAAATTATAAACTGGAATTAAGACAATATCGGCAATCAGAAAATTATACTTTATATCCAAATTCTCAATACGGCACAGCTTATAATACTAAAATGCCAGGCGATGGTGTAAATCCAGGACAAATGCCTTGGAATCAATTATCAAATAATGCTGCGGATATAGAGTCTTTTTTATTTGGAATAAATTCAACAAATCTAGTCACTCCAGCTGGACCACTTAGACCCGAATTAAAAACTCTAGATGTAGCTAATTTTTTTGAAAAAAACCCTCTTATTATGCCTAAGTCTATGACAATTGACGCTAATCAACGACCATTTCCTGTTCCAAATTAACATTTAATCAATTTATCCGTTGTTGCATAATTTATTTACGATTTTTGTATTTATAAAAGTATTTTAACAATTTATTAATTTTATAATTTAAAAACAAATGTAAAATTAATATTATTATTTATTGAAACATGGAATTATTTGGGAAAAATAATGCATTAACTATATGTTTAAACATGATAGTTAAAGATGAATCGCATATAATTGCAGATACACTTAACAAATTATGCAATAAAATAAAATTTTCTTATTGGGTTATATGCGATACAGGGTCAACTGATAATACACCCGAAATAATTAAAAAATTTTTTAAAGAAAAAAATATCCCTGGCGAATTATTTTACGACGAATGGGTCAATTTTGCTCATAATAGAACAATCGCTTTAAATAGAGGTTTTAAAAAAACAGATTTATTGATGGTTTTTGATGCTGATGATGAATTAATTGGAAATTTAAATTTAAATATTTTTTCAAAAGAAAATTTGATGGATGAATATCAACTCCAATTTGGTTCTGCATATGGTGTAAATTACACAAGAACATTAATAATAAATAATCATAAAAAATTTGAATATAAATCAGTAATTCATGAATTTATTTCTTTTATGGAAGGAAATTCGCGAGTTGGAATAATTGAGGGAGATTATTATGTTGTGTCGGGGAGAAGCGGAAATAGAAATAAAGACCCTGATAAGTATTTAAAAGATGCACAAGTACTAGAAAAAGCTTACGATGTGGCTTTAAAAGAAAAAGATGATTTATTTCATAGATATGCTTTTTATTGTGCTAATAGTTATAAAGATTATGGTGATAATGAAAATGCGATTAAATGGTATAAAATTGTGTTGTCTCATGATAAACAATGGCCTCAAGAAAAATATATGGCTTGTTTAAATATATATATTTGTTACAACAATTTAAAAGAGTATGAACCCGGGTTTTTCTTTTTAATTCAATCTTTTTTTTATGATAAAGAACGAGTTGAATGTTTATTTTATTTAGTTCAACATTATTGTGTAAATAATATGCATGAGATTTCTTATAGCTTTTATTTAATTTGTAAAAATTTTTATGAAAATAATTATTTAAAAAGTCAACAACAAATTAAACTTTTTGTTGAACCAGATAAATATGATTTTTTATTACCATTCTATATGATTTTAGTGGCAGATAAATTAAAAGAACAAGAACCAGCTGCTAATAAAACAATATCAAAAATGTTTGAAATAATTTTTACAAAAAAATATAAAGTAAATAATGATAATATGTTATCTAACTTACTTTATAATGTGCAGTTTTTTATAGATAACGCAATCAAAGATGTAGACAATTTTATTAATTTATTTCAATCTTATATTAATTTTTTGGAAAACGTTATAAATGTTAATTTTAATGAAAGTAAATATCACTTTTTGGAAAAATATGAAAAATATGGAATAGTTTATAAATATAGAAAAAAAATGGAAATTCAGCAATTTAATTTTACCAAAAACGATTGTCTAAATAGTAATAAAATATTAATATATGCAGGGTTTTCTAACGTGTTATGGAATCAAACTTATAGTAATAATAATTCGTTAGGTGGTTCAGAAACAGCAATATGTAACTTGGTTAAATATTTACCTAATAATTATGAAATTTATGTTGGCGGGACTGTAGAGGAAGAAACAAATGACAACGTTCATTTTGTTAATTTGGGCAATTTAAAAAAATTAATAAAAGAAACAGCATTTCATACCCTAATAGTTTCTAGATATACTGGATTTTATGAAATGTTTCCCGAAACATCATTCTATCAATCTTTTATTTGGGCACACGATGTCGCAATAAATAGTTATGGATCTAATAAAGATGTAAATGATATATTAAATATATGGAATGATAGGATAAACGGTTGTATTTGTTTAACAGAATGGCATAAAAACTTATTTCAATCACAGTATTTAAAATTAAAAGATAAAATACATATTATTAATAATGGAATTTTAACTGAAAAATTTAATTCAAATGTTAAAAAAATGGAAAATAGATTTGTATACTCATCATGTTCTGAAAGAGGACTTGATAGGTTATTAGAATTATGGCCAAAAATTATAACAGAATTACCAAATGCGGAATTATACATTTGTTCTTATAATAAATTTCCACAAAATGATTTGGAGTATAAGTTGAATGAAATTATTAAACAGTTTGATAGCATAAAACACGTAGGGTCTTTAAATCGCACCGAGTTATATAATTTAATGTGTAGTTCAGACTATTGGTTATATCCTACTTGTTGGCATGAAACTTCTTGTATAACTGCTATGGAGATGTTAATGGCTGAAGTTATTTGCGTTTATTATCCAATTGGTGGATTAGTAGATACATTAGGAGATTATGGCATCGCGGTTGAAAGAGATAATGAAATAGAAACTATCATTAATCTAACTAGTAAAAAGAAGAATGAAATAAGAAAAAGAGGTAAGGAATATGCGTTAACATGCTCTTGGGAAAATAGAGCAAAAGTATGGTCAAATATATTATGTATTGATAAAGCGAATTCAACTCAAATATCAAGTCAAAACTCTACATCAATTAACGATGAATCTGCATCTGGAAAAAAAACGTGGATATTTTATCATTACCGTTTTTACATTCAACCAATCATAGACTACATTTCAAATTTTGCAACTTCTGATTTCAACGTATACATAACAAATAATATAAATGATGTTATAAAATTAAAACCACATAAAATAACAATATTGTTGTTTACATATATAGAACTTGATTTCAAATGTCTTACAGACGAGGAGGAAGAAATATTTAGCAAAATGAAAAAAGAAAACAACATTGAATTTAGTTTTTTACAATTAGAACCATTAAACATTCCTCATAGATTACTAGGAGTGATTGAAACGTTGAATAGAAATCCAAAATATTCATCTTATAAAATATACGATTACAGTAAATCCAATATTAGAATAATGAATCAACATGGTATAACTAATTGTGAACATTTGCCTTATAATGTTACCGATGTTGAAAAAAATAAATTAACTAATTTGTATAAAGAAACTGAAAAAATTTATGACTTTGGTTTCATTAATAGAACGACTACTATGCCTATTACTCCACCAAGGAGAAATAAAATTTTAGAATATTTGATTAAAAATGGTTTTTCTGTGCTTTTAATTTCTGGATGGGGAGAAGATAGAGATACAGAATTAGCTAAATGTAAGATAATATTAAATATACATGGACAAATAAGCGAAAACCCAAACCCTGTACCTGAAGAATGTAGTAATATTTTTGAACACATTCGTTGCGATAGACTATTAGAATCTGGGTTTCAAATATTGTCAGAAGAATCTCTTTACTTAGATGACAGTTTTATTAATAAATATCCTAATTTGAAAATAATAAAATATTCTAATTTTTTTGAATTAGAAACATATAATCAGTTACATGCCTTAAATTATAAAAAAAATACAATTTCCAACGATAAAAAAATAATTGATTGTTTTACATTTTACAACGAAATGGATATATTGAATTATAGATTGAATATTTTGGATGATGTAGTAGATTATTTTATATTGGTTGAAGCAAATCAAACCCACTCTGGTAAACAAAAACAATTACACTTTAATGAAAACAAACATAAATTTGAAAAATTTAAAGATAAAATTATACATGTTGTCGTTGATTTGCCATTAAGTTATCAAGAAATTGATACTTCAAAAGGACAACAGTGGGTTAATGAAAAATCACAAAGAAGTTCAATATCTCATGGATTTAATAAAATTGATATAAACGATAAAGATTTAATAATTATTTCAGATGTAGATGAAATACCCGACCCAAATGCATTATTGACTATTAAAAAGTATGAACACGATATAGAACTGTTAAATTTAGAACAGGACTTTTATTATTATAATTTAAATTGTAAAAAAATAGAAAAATGGTATTTCTCTAGAATATTAACTTACAAAAAATTTAAAGAATTCAATTGCAATTGTGATGATATAAGATTTAGAAGAGACTGTTTTACATTTAGTAAAGCGGGTTGGCATTTAAGTTATTTTGGTTCTCCTGATTTTATAATTAATAAATTAGAAAATTTTGCACATCAAGAATATAATAATGATAATATTAAAAATTTGGATAACATTAAAAACAGCATAAACGGCGGACGTGACCTATTTAATCGTGAATCGGAAAATGCTACATGTGGAATTGTTAAAATAGACGTAAAGGACAATAATTATTTACCACCTAGATATGATGAATTTCTGACTAATTTTTATGAATTAAAGACTGATATAAAAAAATATTGTTTTATACATAGTTGTAATCTACCTGGAGTTGGAACATCAAAATTAGATCATATAATAAAATTAATTAATTCAAGTGGCTTAATAAATAAATTGGACACTGTTTTTGTTAATAACATAGGAATGCCTATTGATGATGATTATTTGAATAAATTTGATAATAAAAATAAGTATGAAATTGTTAATTATTCGGGTAATATATTATTGTTTGAAAACCCAACAATCAACCGAATGATTGAATTTTCTAAACGAAATAGTGGTAGTTATATATTATATTTGCACACAAAAGGTATATCATATGATAATAATAATCAGCAAATAAACGATTGGGTAGATATGATGTTATATTATTTAGTTGAAAAACACGAGGTTTGTTTTAGAAACTTGGAAAATAATAATGATGTTGTTGGGTGCAACTTTTTAGAACAAGTTGATAATAATGTGCCAAAACATTTTTCTGGTAATTTTTGGTGGGGTAAATCTGATTATTTAAAAAATTTAATGTTGTTAGACGAAACAAAACCATCTAAAACTGAATGTGAAATGATTTTATTTAAAAATAATCCAAAATTTTACGAAATGCATAATTCAGGAGTAAATCATTATCATGAATGTTACTCTAGAAGTAAATATGCTTTATAAAAATCCCAATTAAATAAGTTAAATAAATTACAATAATACTTAACACTTGAAATATTTGCTTTTATGAAAATGGGTGATTATAATTAATATATTTTTTTGAAAATAATATATTTATATTAATTATAAGTAATGTCTGGGTATAGTAATTATTTAGGGGCTAAAAAATGCTGTAATGTACGTACAGTACCCATAAATGGTGGTGCCGTTGGACCCATCGGACCACGTGGACCAGCAGGTCCTACAGGACCTCAAGGTCCAGCAGGAACAGGTGGTGGATTTTCTGTTTTACCAAATGGTTATGGTAACGTTGTGGTGTCAAATCCTGCAGGAACAACTGGATATGTTTCACCATTAATAGGAACAACCGGACCAAGTGATCAACAGCCCACCGGGCGTACCGGGAGTTATAATAATAATGGAGGTATTTTTGTTGGCGCAGATATATTGCCTACTTTTAATTCATATGGATTAACTGCGGGTGGTATTTTTGAACCAGTAAATGGTTCTATAAATCTAGGTGGTCCAGCTAATCGTTTTGGAAAATTATGGGCTGTTGACCTGAGTATATCAAGCAAATCTATCACTATGACAGATTCAAGTAATCCAGCGGGAACATTAACCCTTAGTTCAATACCGTTGCCATTCTATGATTTTAGATCATTTAATACTGGTAACGGAAACATCGGAACCGAAGGACCAATATTTGGAGTATTTAAAGGAGATACTTTAACTTCAAATGGTTATAAATCAGGAAATTTAGCTGGTCTTGAAGGTTCTAGAGTAATAATTGATCCTTATTTGGAAGAGCCTGGATATTTACAACTAGGTCGTGTTGTCGCAGTTCCTGGACAAACGAGTGGACCTGCTCCAAATAAAGCAGCCAAAAACGAAATATCATGGATGAGCATTCAGTTTGATAACGGTGGTAATACGTTGACGTCTGGTTATAAATCAACGATAAATTTAATGGTAGACCCGAGCGCAAATTCATATGTAATAGATTCTACACCAGGTGCGGTTGGTAATCAAGGATATACAGGCACACCCGAATATGGTTATAACTTTTCATCATTTCAATTGGGAAATGCTTTAATGACATATGACCAGTATGGAAATGTGCGCGTATATAATGCAACAACAGGTGACCGCACAACTTTTGGTTGGACAGGTGCAACAGGTTCTATAGGTGCAACAGGTTCCATAGGCGCAACAGGTTCAACTGGTTCAACCGGCGCATATGGTCCTGCGTTGTTTAATTTGGTAAAAATAGGTGGAGATGGAACTCCAACTTTTCCAACACCAAATTCTATAACAAGCACTAATTATTCTATTGTTAGTACTGTAGAAAGTTACAATTCTGTGTTTTTAACATTTTATCTAACTGACACAGATGCCCCAAACAATGTTGGTTTAAAATTAACAAATAGTCCTACACCATATCATTACATATCTTTTAACAACAGCGGCGGTCCAAGTTACAAATTATTTGTAAATGGTTTAGAAGTAGTAGGTGCAGGTGGCACTTATATAACAAATACACAATGTTCAGTATTTGTAAATAATTTAGGAGTTGGTTTTATTATAAATGATACAGTTACACAAATTTATCCATCTAACCCACCTTCTAACACACTTTATCAAGGTTATTTTGCTTTAAACAATAACGAAAAAATTGACAAAATATCGTTTGGTTATTTATCATCAGGTTCCACAGGCGCAACTGGTTCTACGGGCGCAACTGGTTCTACGGGCGCAACAGGTTCAACAGGCGCAGCTGGTTCAACAGGTTCAACAGGGGCAACTGGTTCAACTGGTGCGACAGGTTCAACAGGCGCAAC